TAATAAATGTGTGTCTCCAGCTAGAGTGGAGCCTTCAAAATTTTGGGATCTCCATGTCGGAATGATATTGCAAATAATGCAGAGCATGGTTTTTGGAGCATCTGTTCCAAAGAAAGAATGAAAAAAATTAAACGACGAATCATAACACTAGATTCCCGCCGCCTCCACCATTTTAAAACGATATGACAAACAAACAAATCATAAAAAGAATAGGGGCCATATCAAAAAGCGAACTTGTTGATTGTGCTCAATACCTTGGCGTTTGTCGAAACGCATATGTAGCAAAGTGGCTGGCAGATAAGAATAAGTTTGTTTACCTTAGAACAAAGTTCGGAAAAACATTTGCAGAAGAAATAAACCACCCAGAAGATGATGATGGTTATGATTTGTTTATACCATATGAAAAACTATGCAGTAGTTATGATGAAGAGTGGAAGCATACTGTTGGGCTTTCCGCCAAACACTTTCCATCTTTATGAGTATCATTAGCAATGAAGCATTTAAGCTTCGCAACACACAGAGAGGAAATTAAAATGAGTAATTCAAAAAATGGATATGAACTTCGCACAGACCTATTGGGAATGGCGATTGGTATTCTGGAAAATCGAGCTAGTCAGCAGCTTCAAAATGAGCATCTAAAGCCAGAGGGAACGCGCAATGCCGTAAACCCCTATACAACTGATGATGTTTTGGCCGAAGCAGAGAGGCTTTATCAGTTCGTGCAAGACAAGGGCTGACCCTTAAACATAATGGCCTCGCCTTCTTCGGGGGGCGAGGCTCATAAGGCGATCTTAATAAGGGGGATTTAATGGCAGCAGCTACTTTGCCAATACCTAAGGAAAGAAATCTTTATTTGCCGAAGCAAGTAGATCAAGCATCAATGAATGATTTGACCAAAGGTATTATTGATATAAATGAAAACGACGAACATTTACACAAGCTATATAGTGTATATGGGATAGGCTATACGCCAACCCCTATAAAGATATATATAGACTCTTATGGTGGGGCAGTTTATCAGTGCTTTGGATTAATTGGAGTTATGGAGAAAAGCACTACCCCAATTCATACTATTGTAACTGGAGCCGCTATGTCATGTGGATTTATGATTTTAATCAACGGACATAAGAGGTTTGCATATCAACATGCAACCCCATTGTATCATCAGGTTTCTTCCGGCTTCTACGGAAAGGTTAAAGATATGGAAGAAAAACTTGAAGAGACAAAAAGGCTTCAATCTAAAATTGAAGAAATGACGATCCGACTTACAAAGATATCAAAAAAGAAGCTTTCTGATATCTTGAAAAACAAGATAGATTGGTACATGACAACAGAAGAGGCGTTGAGCCTCGGGGTTATTGACGAAGTAATTTAACTTAGGAGAAATAAAATGTCTTATAGGTGGGTTAAGTGGCATAAGGGCGGCAGGTATGTTGATAATGATGAAGGATATCACTATAAACACTGTTATTCTTGTCGCAAAAAAACAGAGCATGGAATTACAGAGGGATGTGTAGAGTGCTCTAACAAGGAACTTTCTGCAAAGAAGAGGCAGTAATGAAGGAGAAAGAGCGAGGAGCCTTGTCTGATAGTGAAATGCTTTTTACGCTGCTTACAGCCTTGGTAAAAAGATGCGATGGCAAAATCGTAATCTCAGAAGAAGAAATGGATTCTGTATCAAAAAAAGATATGGTCATGCTCTATTACAACAAAGACACAGAAGAAATTATCTTATCCACAAGTCTTATGACGGAAGATGCAACGGTTCATTGAGCCTTAAACTAAAGGATTATTATGTCTAATAAAAACAATATCCCATACACAACTATTGCTGCTGCTTTTAAAAAGCTAAATATGGACAGCAAGAAACATCGTTGGCAGGCAGTAAGCTTCTCGTCTATTGATCCATTGCTTGATGCCTGGAAGGGCCTTTCTAATAGGGGGAAGATAAAGGCTCTAAAGGATAGAAGATGGAATCATTACCCTCTACAAAGCTGGACCCCAGGGAGTCCAAAGAGATATGGTAGTGCCATAAAAGATTTTGTAGAAAGAGCCATATCGCATAACGGAAGCGATTATAAGTTGCTAGAAAAATATTCAGAAGGTGTATTTGCTATCCATATGATAGATAACTCAAATTCATCAGCAAGAATAAATATGGCAAAAAGACTGAAGAATTCAAAGGACACCAGACTAAGGACAAGGGCGGTAAGAATACTTCCGATTAAGTATATTCCATATTTTTTAAATGACAAACATTATAGTGTAAGAAATTGTGCAATAAAAAGATTAGGAGTTGACAACTGCTACAAAGAGTTTCTTCCGAAAGATGAGCGTTTATTAAAAGCCAATGATAGTGGTTGGTACCCGCTTAAATGGTGGGAGAAATGGAACTCAAGACAGGCGATTAAGTTGGCTGAAACAGCAGAAGTAGAGCATCTTTTCCCTCACTTATCCAAAGATGGTCTTGACCCCTCTTTGGTAGAAGCACTATTGTCAAAGATACCCCGAGAAGATATTTTGTTTTATCTTGAAAAGTCTGATATGTCAGCGATGGCTCAAGAAATTATTTCTAAAAAGCTAGTATAGGAGCGGGGATGATTAGGACTGTAAAAGATGATCGCATAGATTGGTTTATCAATTTTATCATACCTTCAAAGGGTATCCTTGAACTGAACCCAGTTATAGCCGGAGGCTCAATGCTCGCTGCTTACAGGGCAATAAAGCTGCATGATACCCCGGAAAAATGGGAAGAATTAAAGAGGGCTTTAGAGAGAAGCCCGGGTCAAGCAAAGCTTGATAAGTTTGGAGATATTGATATTTGGTTTAATAAAGATAATCCAATTCACAATGATAATCATGAATATAAATGGCTAATCTCTGACGTAACAGATGTAGATCACATCAGCGACAGGCTCTCGAGAGTGAGGTGGCGCACTGGTTGTAATAAACTTGGCCTTTATAAGCCAGACAAAGTTAGTCGTTGGGCAAACACTTTTTTCTGTAATACAACAAAAGTAGCGAAACCTTTGACGAGAGAAATTCAGTTTATAAAGAAGTCCTTTGTTTCTGTGGAAGAGCTTTTGGAATCATTTGATTTTATCAATTGTTCAGTAGCATGGCATGACGGAAAGCTTTATTATGATGATAGAATTGAGGATTCATTTAAAGCCTTTGAGTTAAGGCTTAATAATGCAGGGGCATACGAAAAAGGTTCTGTTGCAATAAAGGTGTTTAATGCAATCAGGGCCTTTAAGTATTCTGATAGATACAATATTGATTTTTGTCCAGTGTTAACCAATCATATTTTCAATCTTTATTTTGAATCAAAAAACATAAACTATGAAGATTATAAAAATCATGTACTTGTTTTGGAGGAGCATTATGGCACAACTATTTCTTCCGTCGAAGCCCTAAAAGGGATGGTGAGAAGATTCCATATGATGTTTAATAAATTTTCTAAAATGAAGTTCTTTAAAAAAGAATATGCACTTTACCTTGTAGATTGCGCTGATAAACTTCCTGGATTAAAAGAGTTAATTGCAGAAGGTGGCCCGCCTGTTATTCGAGAGTTTGAGGCTCATCCATTTTAAGCTATATAAAAAAGATAATTTTTCCCGAAGAAGATTTAGATTTAAATCGTTCAATTGAACCTATCGAGGGGGAATTAAGCGATGAAGAATTAGAGGTGGTCATTGGAGGAATGCCTTATAGTTTATTTCAAGAATATAGACTAAAAATAGTTAATTCTTATATGAATTATAAAGTATATAACGGAGAGTAATACATCTTGTCTAATATTATGTCATACAAGGACGAAGTTTATTCTTTAGCAGAAAGCAAGCAAATGGAGGCTGCGAAAAAATGGGCGATGAATTAGGAGTGAGCCATAAAGCGTGGGATGCAATGATGCTGCCTGCCAGTATAAAGAAGGAAATTGTATTTAACAATAGATACAAAACATTAAGAATGTTTTTACCCGTATAATAAATGGACGCATAATGAAGAGCAATTTATATATTTCATCAGCATTAAATACGCCAGGACACAGCGGGGTATTCGCATCAACACCCTTTGTGGAGGGGGAGGTTGTCTTGTGTCTAACTGGCACTATTATTGACAGCCCTTCCAGAACTTCTGTTCAAATAGCTGAGGGGCTTCATATAGAGGACAAAATAGGAGCCTTCATAAATCATAGCAGCTCTCCATCCTGCGCAATAAGGGGGGCAGACATTGTTGCTATAAAGGACATTGAAGTAGATGGGGAAATAACATTTGATTATTCAGAAAATGAAGACATATTGGCCTGCCCCTTTGTATGCTCTGATACTGGAAGTTATATATCTGGCAAAAAGGGTGTAAAATAATGTGCGGATTTTTTGGATATATTGGGTCTTCAATTCCTGCCTCCAAACTGGAGGAGAATTTTGAACGCATACAGTATAGAGGGCCTGATAATACATCGTTCAAAAAAATTGGACAGAAAGTTAATCTTATGTTTCACAGGTTGGCGATTATTGGCTCTAATGCCGATGGAGGCCAACCTATGCAGCTCCCAAATGATGATAATCATACATTAATATGTAATGGAGAAATCTATAACTATAAAGATTTAAATAAAAAATACGGATTTCCGTCACATACCGGATCGGATTGCGAAGTTATTTTACATTTATATAAAAAGTTTGGTATAAAAAAAACAGTAATGCTTTTAGACGGAGTATTCGCATTTGTTTTATATGATAAGAAGCTTGACATTATGTTTTCCGCCAGAGACCCCTTTGGAGTTAGGCCTTCATTCTTTGGATTTAATAATGGAGAATACCTAATAGCTTCGGAAGCAAAAGTGATAAGTGATTTGTGCGAAATAGTCTATCCATTTCCACCCGGTTCATGGTGGGGATCTGACTCTCCCAGTAGCTTTGTATCTTACTATAATCACAGATATGATTATGACGATAGGCCAAATGATGATTCGTATATACTTTCTAATATTAGAAATAAACTTGTATCAGCCGTAGAGAAAAGGCTTATGTCAGAAAGGGAAATCGGATGCCTATTGTCTGGAGGATTAGACTCTAGCCTAATTGCTGCATTGGTGTGCAAAATGAATAACGGGTTTAGATTAAAAGATGGAAAGTGGACTCTTGATAAGAGTATTAAGCCGAGTAAGATAAAAACATTCTCAATCGGTATGAGCGGAAGTCCTGATTTAAAATATGCAAAGATTGTTGCAGATTATATAGGCAGCGAACATCACGAAGTCTTACTAACACAAGAGGAATTTTTATTGGCAATCGAAGAGGTTGTATATAAGATTGAATCTTATGATACCACAACTGTTCGTGCCAGTGTTGGAAACTATTTAGTATCGAAATATATAAAAGACAATACAGACTGCAAGGTCATTTTTAATGGGGATGGTAGTGACGAAGTTTGTTGCGGATATGTTTACAATATAAATGCCCCATCGCCACACGCTTTGCATGAAGAATCATTAAAGCTTTTGAGAGACATTCATTTCTTTGACGTTCTAAGGTCAGATAGAAGCATAAGCTCTAATGGTTTAGAGCCAAGAACTCCGTTTCTTGATAAAGATTTTGTTGATTTTTATATGTCTATCTCTTCTGATAAAAAAATGTTTGATAAAAAGAATAGAATAGAAAAACATTTACTTAGAAAAGCGTTTGAGAAAGATAAACTTTTGCCACATGACATTTTGTGGAGGCATAAATGTGCCTTCTCTGATGGAGTTAGTGATATTAAAAAGTCCTGGCATGAAATAATAAAAGAATTTGTTGATAGAAAGATTACTGATGAAGAATTTGCTTTAGAAGGCAAACAGATGATTCATTGCAAACCAGTATTGAAAGAAAGCTTTTATTACAGAAAGCTTTTCCTAAGCTATTTTCCTAATTGCTTAAATTTAATCCCCTATTTTTGGATGCCGAATTGGTCTAATTCTAACGATCCTTCGGCAAGAGAGTTGTCGAATTATCAGGAATAAACATTGATATTTTGAAATAATCAAGGAGACTATTATGGAATATAAAGAAATAGAGTACAAATATTGGGCCAAAGATTTGTCCAAAGAAGACTTCTTAAAAAGAGTAGAGGCTCTTGTGGCCAAGAGAGAGTCTATGGCTGCGGAATACTACATGCCAGAAACTGTGTATGTTGTGTCTTGTGATGATTACTATACAAAGCCAAATGGTAATGGCAATGATTTTGTTAGATTCAGAAAAGGTGGCGGCAGATACGAGCTTACCTTAAAGAGAAAAGAGAAGGAGAACGTCGTCAGAAAAGAAATAAATCTTAATGTTACAAACAATGAGGATTCGGCAATTGTTGAATTCCTAACCCTTAGCGGTTATCAAAAGTCTTTCCAGGTTTACAAGGAGGCTTGGATTTGGAACTTTGAAGACTGCGACGTATCATACTATACTTTGTCAGACGGAAGGAATGTGATAGAGCTAGAGGCAGTTAAGTATTCTTCTGTAAAAGATGGAGTTAGAATTATAAATAAGTATGAACTACTATTGGGTCTGGCTGAGTTAAGTAAAGAATCTAGATCTTTATATGAAATCTTTTCAGAAGAAGGTTCCCAATATGTTTGAGGAAGAGGTTTTAGTATTAATATACAGAAGCTTGAGAGATAGTATCTCATCAAACATAGCTTATGTTGACTACGATGAAAAAGATCAAAACATATATTTAACCCTAAAGGGAAATATGATACCATATCCAGACAAGGGAAGCGTAGAGGCTTTAGACGAAAATCCAACTTTTAATGGATCAATTTGGAAGATAAATAAAGATGGCATATCTGATTGTTCGGCTCAAAAAAATCTTCCTGTAAAAAAAACAAGTTGGATAAAAAAATTATTTGGATAAAAAAATGAACTCTAAAATTAAAAGATTAAGAATTACAGATATAAATCATAATGATGATGGAACAACAACATTGATATTTGATTTAGATGATGATTTTATAAGCTGGTTTAAGAAACGCGAAGGACTAAAAAGGTTCTCTCATAAGCGATTTAACTCTTTCGTACAAGAGGCTATTTCGAACTATTCAAAGATGGACGATAAGTTTGATGGTATTGTGGGAGAAATAGTTTCAGAAGAACAGTAGATATACTTTTCTTATAAAGTAGAATCTCTCTAGAGAGATTTTTATGTCAAAAGAAAAGATTTTAGGTTATAAGATCAGGCACTCTATAACCAAATTATATCTATCCTCTGTTTCTAAAAACAAGTGGACAAAGATAGGTAAGACTTGGCCTAGAAAGTGTGACGCTATTCGGGCTATAAATATAGGATTAAAGAATCGAGGCTCTACTCGCTATGCTTCTTATGAAGGTATAGTTGATGATATTGCAAATTGGAATCTTATAGAGCTTAAGGAAGCTAATGAATATTCCGTACTCTATTTGATAGATAAAATAAAAGTTGGAGGATAAATGACTTTTGCATCTAAATTAAATGAAGATACTCCGCAAACTGTATGGGAAGAACAAGAGGCTCTGGGGGGTCGTATATTATTGACGATACCATTCGGAGTGTCTGTTGAAGAAATGCAGGGGTTTATTTCGGTCATAGGCAAAAATGATTATGAAGTTGCCCCGTTCCCTGTCTTAACTTTATGCGTAGGAAAGCCTATAGGTGGAGCGATAGTGTCAACCATAGTGTTTCCTACCTCTGACTTATATATTGATTTTGTAGACAGCTTACACTGTGACGCATATTCATCTTTTGAAAGAAGTGTAGCTCTTATTGAAAATTAGTCTACGTATTTTATTGTAACTCTAAATATTGGTTGCACTATATTCTCGTTAGTCTGTATATCTTCCGAGGTAATATATGGAGATATCGTAATTCCATTACGATGCTTAGGGCTGATTTCATCAATATTAATATCCATAAGATTCATAGGCTCATTGCTATTAGGAGTAGGGCTGTTGATCCCCACTCCTAATGTGAGTAACATGATTATGGGGATAGAATATAAAATATGCTTTTTCTTCACTTAGCTCTCCGATTTACACAGAAATATGATACTATTTATTCTTTTATATAAAGCTAGAACATCTTGTAGATTGATGTAATTTAATAGTAGAATTGGAGCTTAAATTGCTAGAGAGCTTAATAAAATTATCAGAAGAACTTTCGAGGCTGGACTTGACCAGCGAGGCTTTGGAGATAAAAGATATGATAGAAAGACTATACAGTAATGGTGCCACTGACGCATCAGAGTCCATCTTTGCCTCCGGAGAAGAGGATGAGGCCGTTGCTGCTATCCCGATTGAAGAGCTTAGTCTTTTGATTCAAGACAATATGCACAATGAAGACTTTGTGTATAATATTGCAGAAACCTTAATATCTTTGCTGGCCGAAGAAGAGCTAGAACATATTAGAGATTCTATCAGCGAGGTTGTAGAGTAGCATGGACGGGTCAGACTTTTTGTTTTGGTCATTTATATTCATATCATTTATAACCTCAGTCGCGAATTTGAGCATAATGTTTTATATTGTATCTAAATTAAAAAGAGATTTATTAGACAAGAATATAGAGCTAAATAAAGATCGATATGTATTTTTAAATCGACAACACTTAACTCTAGCTTCTGAAATCAAGGCCAATTCGGTAAGGATAGAGAATGTGGAGCGGATATTATCCGCCATTATAGTCGGGCCTGGAGGATCTGGGTTCGATGATACCATGCACTAAATTATTTTTTCTACCTTTGTTTCTGCACCGACTATTATCACTTAGATAACTAATCGGAGAATTAGATGATCAAGTTACTTGGTACTGTTCCGAGTAAAATTGTAATGGCTGTTTCTGGAGGACAGGACAGTATGGCCGCTTTGGACTTTCTAAATAATAACGCTAGGCGTGAAGCGGTTGTTTTGTACTTTAATCACGGAACTGATCATGGCAATGATGCTGAAACTTTTGTGAAACATTACTGTGGAGACAGGGGTATTCCGCTGGTAATCGGAGATCTCCAGAGAGCTATGGAGCCGGGAGAGTCGAAGGAAGCATATTGGAGAGAAGAGCGTTATGGTTTTTTTAAAAACTGGCTTTACCAAGGGTCATATAACTATGCCGCCTTACAATTAAAGAAAGAAAATGAATTGGCAGAATTTAACAATGCCCCTATCATTACATGCCATCACTTAGATGATGCGGTTGAAACATGGATCTTTACCGCGCTGCATGGCAACCCTATGCTAATCCCTTATAAGCGAGATAACTTCATAAGACCATTTCTGCTTACAAGAAAATCAGACCTTGCTGAATGGTCCGAAAGAAAAAAAGTGCCATTTGTACTTGACCAAAGCAATTTTGACACCTCTTACATGCGAAATTTCATTAGGCACAGCCTAATGCCTGATGCCCTAACTGTAAATCCTGGGCTTCATAAAGTTGTTAAGAAAAAAGTATTACAAGAGTATAATAAAAATGTGGACATTATTTGATCTATGATTATCATGGGGATGTGGCGGAATTGGTATACGCAACAGACTTAAAATCTGTCGGTCAAAGACCTTGTGGGTTCGAGTCCCATCGTCCCTACCATTTACTTTGAATGATATAACTTATGGATGTTGAAATGACATGGACTGCATTGTATATGGGCGAAGATAATAACCTGCTTTTTGAGACAGTAAATGCTCCACACGGAAAGCAAGATGCTTGGGATTATATTACGTCAAATCTTAAGCTAAATATAATTGCCATTATACCTGGAAATCACGATGTTTTCTTAAAGAAAAATGGGAATTGGAAAGAAATTCAACTACAGAATTAATTTTATTAAAGGAAATTATGTCTGATAACATTAGGTTAGAAAAAATGGAAAAATTAAAAGGATACCCCTTCGATGAATACCGATGTTTTTACATCAAGGATTTTAGAAATGGAGATTCTATTAGAATCAAATTGACTAAGCATGGCGAAACAATCCGAGGTGTTGTCACCTCTGTTGATTTGGATACAAATGTCATTTCTTATAAGACAGCAGCTTCTGAAAAGAATCAAACCACAATCAACAAGATTGTATCCCTAGCGGACTATAAGCGCGACTGGCTTGAGGAAAAATAATGAATCAAGAAACCAAGTTAAAATTGGTATTTCAATCTTTGTTAGAAGTATTTGAAGAGTTTGATATATCTGCCGAAGATGGCATTTTTCTTTCTGCAAATTTGCTCGCAAGCTCTGTTGAGCTTTCAAAAAACTCTTTGTCAAACAATGAAATTCTTGATATGGATAATCCTGTTTTCTTTAGACAAAGCGGATTATCAGCTTATTCCCCCTTCCCACCAGAAAGGTGGGGATTGGACCCCTCTCTTCTTTCCGAAGAGAATTAACAACAGAGAAAGGAGAACATATGGCAAATAGCCCAGATGATAGTGTAGATGAAGCTATAGATAGTAACGTAGAGACAGAGGAGGTATCCGGGGATACTACTCTCTCTGCATCGCAGAAACAGGCTCGCAAGAGTCGTTCAACGAAAACTTTAAACCGTGTTATGATTTTTGAAAAGGAGAACTAGAATGGTAAATCGAACTCGCAAAACTAAGGCAGTAAAAATGAATCTTCGTAATGGAGATCCTAAGAAGCAGGCTGGTAGCAACCGCCTACAAATCACAGTGCCGTCAGAAGATTGGCGGATTGCAGACCAGAGTGTTAGCATGACCATACGGGACGCACAGGCGCTCCGTAGCTTCCTTAATCAGCATCTTGGCTAAGGGCTTAGTCAACCTTATAACTAAGGCCGCAGGGGGCATCCTTGCGGCCTTTTTTATTTTTTAAAAAAAATCCAAAAAATATTTGGAAATTCTAAACTTCTCGGTATATTTTCTTATCGAGAGCAACAAAGGTATATTAACTATGCGTTTAGTACATTGGGTATCTAAATCTTCTGATTCTAAGATAGGGAAAATTGTTGCATCTTATTCTCCCCTAGAGACTTGTCCTGATTCTTGTGTTTTTAAGGACGGAGGATGCTATGCTTGGGGACTCTTTTATTTGAGAATCTTGGGTAAAAAAATTGAAAATGGAACGATCAAAGCTAAGTCTTTAAAGACAGCTTTGTCTGCAAGACATAAGGATTGTAAGGTTGTTCGACACAGGGTTGCAGGCGATGTTGTTGGTGATGTGGACGGAACTTTAGAAGAGTGCAGAACAGTTGAGCAGGAAGGGTTGATAAACATCGGCTATACCCATGATTGGCAGACAGAAGTGACTCAACCATTGAAGAAGTGGTTTAGAGCATCGTGCAATACTGTAGAGGAAATCGTAAAGGCAAAGTCTATGGGGTGGGCAACTACTCTTGCTGTTCATGGAGATAATATTCCCAAATCTATAGATATTCATGGTCAAAAAGGAGTATTATGTCCAGCGCGTCATGATGTTCCAGGTAAAAAAGATATAACATGCAACACTTGTACGCTATGTAAGGTTACGGATAAGACTAAGGATATGGTAGTTATGTTTGAAGTACATGGCCCAGCCAAAACAAAGAAAGAAGCTACGGAGAAGTCAGTTGACATTAACACATTACGAAGATAATTCTCGCCAAAATGTTCTTATTATTGACGGGTATAATATGATTCACAGGTGCCGCTTTCAATGGGGAGGCGGCGTTGCCACTGGTGAGTATCAGATAGTATTTAATTTCTTCCGAACATTGCGCTCTTTGTTGGATGAATTCAGCCCAGATGTTGTATACTTTCCATTGGACGGTAAGCCTGCAAAGCGCATTGAAAGCTTTGCGGCTTATAAGGCTAATAGAAAGATTGTTACAGACGATCCAGAGGAGCTGGCTTATTGGGATTCTTTTCACAGGCAAAAGAGAATTATCATCGACGCCCTTCAGAGGGACTATCCAATACGAACCGCTTATCATCCACAGCATGAGTGCGATGACCTTGTGCCACACTTGATAAGCAAGTATCATCCCGCCGATAATATAATTGTGGCCTCGTCTGATACAGACTTTATTCAATTGTTAAATACCTATCCGGATAATGTAAGACTTTATAACCCAATAGCAAAATCGTATAGACAAAATACGGATTATGATTATATTTCGTGGAAGGCTATGGTGGGTGATAAGTCGGATAATATACCTGGAGTACGGGGCATTGGAAAAAAGACGGCAATTAAGATTCTAACAAAAGAGGGTGAATTAGAAAAAAGGCTTGAAGATGAAGCTTTTAAGCATAGTTATGAAATGAGTTATGATTTGATTAAATTTTTGGATTTAACGGAAGATCAGAATGATATTATTTACACTCAAGCTGATCTTGATGTTGAAAATATAACTCAAGAATTTGAGAGAATGGATTTCAAGAGTATGCTTGGAGAAAAATATTTAAAAAAGTATTTTAATACATTCAATACTTTAAGATAAATGGTAAAATACTATAGATAAAAGGAGTTTTTTATGGCAACGGCAACACTTAGATGTGAATATATTTGGCTAGACGGTGGAGTTACTCCGCAGCTTAGGTCTAAAACAAGAGTTCTTACGATTAATTCGGAAGAAGAAGAGTGGACATTAAATCTGAAAGACATACCAGTTTGGAGTTTTGATGGCTCAAGCACAAATCAGGCGGCTACAGAATCATCTGATTGTGTATTGCGTCCGGTCTTTGCTTGTTTAGACGCCAATAGGGTTAGCGGAGTTTTGGTACTCTGCGATGTATTGAATACGGACTTAACGCCTCATAGGAGCAATACTAGGGCTAAGCTTATAGATCAGATGATTCAGCATCATAAGTCTGAGCCAATCATTGGTTTTGAGCAAGAGTATTTTCTTTATTCTGAAGGTAGACCTTTGGGCTGGGATTCGGCTTCTGACCCCGCACCGCAGGGTCCATATTATTGCGGAGTTGGATCAGACAATGTTGCGGGAAGAAACATATCAGAGCTTCATTTGAATTCATGTATTAACTCTGGCATTTCAATGGTTGGTGTTAATGCAGAGGTCGCCTTGGGACAGTGGGAGTATCAGGTTGGTGGACCCGGCGTAAATGCCGTTGCAGCCTGTGACCACTTATGGGTTTCTCGATATATCTTGCAAAGGGTAGCAGAGTCGGCAGATATTAGTGTTAGTTTTGACCCTAAGCCGTACTTGGACTGGAATGGTAGCGGGCTACATTCTAACTTTAGCACAAAAGGTATGAGGGCAGATGGTGGAATGAAAATGATTACTGCCGCTTGCGAAGCATTGTCTGAAAAGGATGCTTTAGCGGTTGCCTTAAATAATTATGGAGAAGGTCTTGATAGGCGGCTTACCGGAGAGCATGAAACATGCGGCATTACGGAGTTTAGGTACGGAGTTTCTGACAGAGGTGCTTCCGTTAGAATCCCTTGGCATGTAGAGAGACAGGGTGGGGGATACTTAGAGGATAGAAGGCCCAATAGTAATGCCGACCCATACAGAGTGGCTGCTACACTGATTAGCATAGTATCTCCTTTGGACGGGGAGAGTGAAGATGAATCTATCTGACTTCGTAAAGAAGTATAAGGTCAGCAAGCTTTACGCTTATAAGCAGCATCAAGCAGATAAGGAAACCGTAATGTTCGGTTGGAGGTTGGCAGAGACAATTGATTTGAATGAATTAGTTATTTTATCTTCTTCATCTAAGTCCAAAAAGGTATCTGGCAAAGACCGGGAGTGGTCGGCTTCCGAAGGTAACACCGCAACTTCTCTTGGAGACTATAAGTTATACTTTGAAGCTTTAACAGGTCTTTCTCCATCTGATTTTTTAAATAAATGGACAAAAGATATAGGTGCTTTAGAGCGCCATAGGAAATCTGAAAACTCCTCTTATAGAGAGGATGAGGGAGCGTTCCTTATGGACCTCGCACTCCTGATTAGGGATGGAAAGAAGTTTGTGAGATTCGGAAGAATATATAAGGTAATTGATTTAAAAACTTGAAAAATACCATTCTTATGGTAGGCTTGTTTTATGTATACGGATACAACAAGAAGCAGGACGAGAAGGCAGAGGTATGACGATAAAAAAACTTCTGCCCTAATGGTATTAGGGAACGAATATATATTCCAATGATAGGGAGCGGCTATTGTTTGAATGTCAGTCAGGCTGGGATCGCCGCTATGAGCGAGTATTGTAAGCAATGCTTATCAGGAGTGTAGAGATTGTTTTTAATTTCTATCTCTATTTTTGCACCGACTATTTCAACGTATGAAGCAGTTTGTTCTTATTAATAAGAGGGAAGTATGTCAAAAGTAATTAATGTTAATGGAGATAAAATGAGTGAAGAAGATACCCATATTTATTTTACCATAAGAGGAGGCCGACAGAGGCAGGTTTCCAGAGAAGAGTGGGAGCTAGAATGGCTCCGATGGTGGAGGAAGAATAATTCTTCTAAAGCTTCTGAGAAATCTTATTAAACAAGAGCAAGGGCTGGGCCAAACAGACTGGTTTCTATTCCGGTTTGTTCAACAGGAGTTGCTGCCGCTATCGGGGGCGAAGTTATTTGTTCTGGAGATTCGACAGGTGTGCTTTCTATTTGTAGCTTTTGCTCTGCAATCTCTTTTATCCTTCCCTTTATGCTTTCCCAAAACTTATGAGAAAGCCATTCGGAACCCCACTCTAGGCCAATGAGTCCAAAGGTTAATACGGCTCCAACAACTCCGGTTATTGCATCTAATATTGGTCCGTCTAATGGGAATATCATTGCTAAAACAGTAATTCCATCTATTATGGCCATTACTCCGTTTGTAGCTGCAAAAATCAAATCTAACCAAAAGGCAGATATTGTTTTGCATATAACTAACAGATCATATAAAGCCTCTGGATTTTCTTTATTTTCTTCTATTGCGGATTTTAATTGGCTTACTAAGAACAGTATAGTCGCTGGGCCACCAGCTATAGCCGCTTTGCTTACACCGTACTCGCTAAGCGGAAGTTCAGTGAATATAGCTACGCCATTTTTCCATGCTTCCACTATATTCTTTATAGCCAATGGCAAAGAGATAGCTAAACCTATAGCTGGAAGTGCTCTGCTAAAAATTCCTCCTGCATGGGCGGCACCACTAGCGGCAGATGATGATTTAATTAGAGATAATTCACTTTCAATATAACGAATGTCACCGGGGGCCGCATATTTGTTCGGCAGATTATTTAATATTTTATCAATACTATCTTCAATGGCATTATCAAATGCTTTTGAGTAATTTAAATTAGATGCAATTTTTGAAAGGCCATTCGTGGAGCAAATATTATAATTAGCAGTAGCCTCTAGAGTTGCTATCATTTGATTTCTATCATCTACAGTGGGGTTAACTCCAGAGTCTTGTTTTGTAGCTCTTATTTTATTCATAATAGGGACAACTACGGCAGATGCAATTCCTTCTGCTATTGTGTGAAAGGCCTCTACCCTATATGCTGGAGTATCGTATTCATCTATTAACTTTTGCCATGCAGCAGCATCCGAAGATTGAGGGGCATTTGAAGAGTCTCCAAATAAACTTGTTTGCAAATTTGCTTTAGAAATTATTGAAGTCTTAATAGATGCTAATTCACTCATTAACGCCTCAACTTCATCGGCAGCATTTGGGGTGCCGAGTTTGTTTAGGCTGAAATATAAGTTGTTTAATTTTTTGTTCATAATAACAATCCTACCAAAGATGATTATATTTCATCAATAATTAATACTATATTAGTAGTACCATATAATGGAGTAGATATGCCTAGGCTAAATGATTTTAGAGAAATGATTGACGGAACAGACGATAAGACAGTATTGGAGTCTGGACAAACACTTTTGCGAGAAATGATTGAAATAGTTTCCCTGAAGGAGCGTCTTGCCTCATTAGAGGCTGGACTTACTGATGGCGGGAAGGCTATCTTTTATTTTTTTGCAGAAGAATTGAACGAAGATGAGATTGTTTTTGCAGCAGAAAGAATCACAGGTAGGATAAGAAGGTTGGATAAGAAAGAAGAAAAAAATAAGAAAGAAAAGGAGAAGGCCGAGTCGGACAAAGATAAGGGCGAAGAATGATTTATGAAAAGAATTGTAATATCAGATATACATATTGGCAGTAAAAATTATAACGCCGATAAGTTAATAGCTTTTTTGGAGAAAGCAAAATATGACCAATTAATTTTGGCAGGTGATATAATAGACTTTATTAAAATTCCGTCATTCACTACAAGGTTTTTAAGAATAATAGAGGCAATAGATTTTTCTAAAGAAATTATATATGTAGTTGGCAACCATGAGACTTCTCTTAAAAGGCTGGTGGGCACAGGGATATATAATGTAAGGTTTGTTGATAAGTATGAGTTTATAGACTGTGGCCGCTCTATAAGAATAGAGCATGGAGACAGATATGAAGAAGGGATTGTGAGGGCAGACTTCCTTATGAAGCTTGTATCTATAATTCACGACTGGTTAGAAAGAACTTTTGATGTGGATTTGGCTACATGGTGGGTAGACTATAAGCTAAAGAAGAGAAAGCTTAGAAGGATTTGGGATATATTAAAGTGGAATGACGATGTTGATGTGATTATAATGGGACACTCACACCATCCAGAGGCTATAATCTGGGTCGATAACAAGCAAGTTATAAAGACCTATGTTAATTGCGGGGATTGGGTTAGCCATGCAACGTGGGTATCTATAGAAAATGGAATCGTTAGACTTAATTCTGAGAATAATTAGATAGATGTATTTTGAATACTTTTCTTAGTATTAGTAAAATAATCAGAGGGAAGTTTGAGCAAGAAAATTGAAGGTTTTTTAATATTGCAAATGAGTTTTTTAAACTTAGTGGCATTATTTTTAATAGTATATTTCATATCAAGTATGGCGACTTCTACTTCATCGAAATTGATGGATGGATTAAACGCCGAAGTTATTGTCAATACAGACGAGTAGGGGTTGATAGATGGGAAAAAGTGTAAAGTTTAGTTTGGATGCAAGAAACGGTCTTCAAGAGGGCCTGGATATACTGGCTGATGCTGTAAAGGTAACTTTAGGACCAAGAGGGCGTAATGCCGCTATAGAAAGAGATTTTGGACCGCCCTTAGTTACAAAGGATGGTGTTACGGTAGCGAGGGCCATAACGCTTGATGATAGGGTTCAAAATATGGGGGCTTCTCTTATAAAGAGTGTAGCTTCTGCAACGAATTCTTTAGCTGGGGATGGAACTACTACTGCTACTGTTTTAGCTCAAGCTATTTATACAGAGGGTTCAAAGATGGTGGCGGCAGGACATAACCCTGTTTTAATAAAAAGAGGAATAGATAAAGCCGTAGAGGTTGTTTCTGATAGGCTGAAAGAAATTTCTAAACCTGTTGACAGTGAAGAGATAATAAATAATGTAGCTATTATTTCTACAAACAATGATTTAGAATTAGGCCCAATAATAGGGGAGGTCATTTCTGCGATAGGGAATGATGGAATGATCTCGGTAGAACAGTCGGCTGGGTCAGAAACCTCTGTTGCTTATACGGAAGGGGTGAACTTTGAGAGAGGGTATATAACGCCGACTTTTGCTACAAATTTAGACAAGTTAACTGTTGAGTTTGATAACCCGTTTGTATTAGTTTATAATGGAAGGATAAGTTCAACATATGAGATTATGCCTATTTTAGAGGCAGTATCAGAGCAGAATAGGCCATTGTTGATTATCGCACAAACTGTAGAGTCAGAAGCTTTGCAGACCTTGGTTCTAAACAAAGCAAGAGGCACGTTAGCCTCTTGTGCAGTAAGGGCTCCTGGGTTTGGAGATATAAGGGCGGATATGCTGGGCGATATATCTGCGGTTTGTGGAGCTACATTGTTTACAGACGAAGCTGGCTCTCCGCTTAGAGAAGCTACTCTTCTTGACTTAGGGACTACAAGAAGAGCTTTGGTGACAAGATCCTCTACTTCTATCATAGATGGCGCAGGTACGTCGAGTGACGTAGAGAGTAGGGTGAACTCAATAAAGATACGGCTTGAGCAAGATAACTTAGAAGGCTATGAGATTGCCGCTCTAAAGCAAAGATTGTCATCGCTCTCTGGCTCGATTGCTGTATTGAAAGTTGGTGGCGTTTCTGAGTCAGAGGTAAAGGAGCGGAAAGACAGAGTGGAGGACGCTATAAACGCTGTAAAGGCGGCGATAGAAGAGGGTATTGTTCCGGGAGGAGGATCTGCTTTGCTCCATTGCTTACCAGCCTTAAAGAAGTTTAAGTCAGAAGCAACCCTTATAACGGAAGAGTTGGTTGGAGTTGATGTAATATCAAAGGCAATAAGAGCGCCGTTTATTCAGATTTTAATCAATGCTGGATTTGAACATCATTTGCATATGGAAAGCATTTCTAGCTCAACAAATATGACTAATGGATTTGATGCTTATAGGGGATCTTTCTCAAAAAATATGATTAAAGATGGGATAATTGATCCGGTAAAGGTTGTTAGGTCTGCTTTGGAAAATGCAGCATCTTCTAGCGGAACTCTGTTAACAACTGAAGTTATAGTGTATACATCCGAAACTGATGCGGAATAGATAAAGTCTATTTCCATTTCTACACCGACTACTCTCATGTAGAGAAGTTTACCTAAAAGAAACAATAGGAGTATTGTTATGTCCAATAATGTTGAAGCGCCTCATTTAGAGGTTGTTGAGGAAGAGCCATCTTTGACCAAAGATGAGGTTATTAATATACTGATTGCGATTGGGGTTAATACTTGTAATCGCAGTTACGATACTGTTCACAAGGATCTTAAGAATTCTTTTTTAGAAATGTCTTTAAAAGAGATATCGAAGTCATGGGATCATTTGGAAGATGCGGTAAAGATTTCTATAATCAATAATCACGCAGAAGAGTTTAAGGCGTGGGTTAGTGGGGAGGAATAATATGTCTATTCCAGACCTTTTGGGAGGCTTGTTTAAAAATGATTCTCCGTCAGATAAGCTGATTTCTTTAGGCTTGAGTTCTGTTTTTGACACTAATTATAGGTCCAGAACTGGCTTTGAAGATAAGGAGCTTAAAGAGATCCGCAGGAACATCATTCTGTGCCCAGACATATTAAAGGACTTTTACAAAAGTATAGATACCGAAACTCACTTAGATACAGTTTTTGCTACGGCAAAAGAATTTGATATTGACCTATACTCTATTCCATTTTGGAAGTCCAAGATAGACAGCATAACAACAGAGGCTAGCATAGAAGATATGTCTTGGGATATCTGGGCAGACAGGAAGGATTACCTTTTATCGGCAGCGAGAATGGTTCCGGGATTTGATTGGGCTCCTTTGCTTAAGCTATTGGGTGCTCACCAAGTTAAATGCGGATATATTAGACGCTCATATATTACTGCGGCCAGAGGCTTAGCGGAAGCAGATTTGCAGGAGTTTAAGGGCCATGTAGATAATACGGTCTTTTATCCCAATAAGGACATAAAGAGGCCAGGATATGCAGTTAGGGGAATACTTTATTCTCTATATATTGAGAATGGATTGTTAACAAAAAAGACTGCTAGAAAAATCAGGAGCGATGGAGCAGAGGATTCATCCTTAACCGGAGTTAGAGCTTTGATTAAGCATAGCGAACTTTATCCTAATTCAGACGAGTTATTGCTTCAGTTCTCTGATTCAAAATATGAGGGAGTCGTGGCACATCTGGCAGACTTTTTGCCAGAATATCTATTGACTTCAATAATGGGTACTCAATTTTATTGGGCAAAAAGAAAGTTGGAACATAGACTTGAGGCTATTGAGAGGGCGAAGGAAGAGGCTCAAAATAATCTTTTTTTAGAATCTACAGAGGAGGGTTAAAATGTCTGAATATGTTTGGCTTGAAGCCCCAATTCATAAGAATGTGTTTGCATCTTTCAAGTTGGGTGAAAAGCCGGAGATCTTAGAGTCTTTGAAAACAAGTTTTGATGGCTCTATTATGGCGGTAAGAAGAGATAAGGTCGAAACTCTATATGAGGAGTTAGAGGTTCCTATGGTTAGGCTGGGGTACAAAAAGCCTCCCGGTAAGTTTAAGATAGAGGATGAAGAGTCTTTTTATAAATATATAGCATATCATATTGTTTTAGAATAAAACAAGATTGCTTTTTCACAACCCAGCCTAGCAATAGGCTGGGTTTTTTTATATGCTAATAATATGTTTATCTACAGAATAGAGGCTACAAATGAATAGTGGATTATTAAAAAGTGGATTATTAAAAGAGGCTGGGCTAGAAGAGGCGGGACTGACTGACCCCAGAACAGGGCTGCCAATACGAGTCTCCACAACTGTTAGGCTGAAGTACAGAAAGTATTTTGATGAGTTTTGGGCAGGAAAGAGAGAGGTTTTGTATGACCTTGGAAATAAGCAGCTAAATGAAGTTATAGCCCAGGACTTTGCAGTAAGTCATAATGATGCGGTTCATATGTTTCTGTCAAACACATCGAGCATCGATTCTCAAAAACGAAGTTGGATAGAAGTGAGAAAGGTTAAGGGTCGCGGTGCTTTTAATTTTTTCTTCTCAGTTATTAGGCCGGATGGTATAGATATAATTACCACATCAACAAGGTATAATAAACCGAGAAAGCCAAGGCTGTTTGTTCCGTAGGGTGTAGTAATTATTATATACTAATAGAGTATTATACAAACAATAAAGTCTTGAGATATTTAGTTCTATTATTAAGTTTAAATGAATTATGATTAAAAAAGAAGCACATACCCCACCTTGGTGGCCTAAGATCGAGTCTGGATTGAGAGGCATTTCTAATCTACCGGCAAACATAAGAAACTTGTTAGCTGCCGGGAAGGTTATTTATGACTCAACTCCCCCGCCGGGTGTTGCTCCAAATGCAAAAGCATTTGTTACAACGGAAGATACAGATGATGATGGCAAGCTAGATTCTGTTCATATGGTTATTACGAATATAGAGAAGGAGATTCCTCCTGATGTTTTGTCGAAGATAAATCAGATGGAGTTATCCGATCCTGCTCTTCAAAGCGTCTTGAGTAATATAGCTAAAACTTTAATACATGAAGTCGCTCATTTAGATGATTATAATCCAGAGCATGGGTTCCCAGGAGGAGAGGCTGTGGCGGAGTCAAAAGAGCGATCTTTTGAGCCTATATTTGCTGAAACTACTACTAATAAAAAAATAGGTATTGATAATAATGCGGAGATCACCTTTGCTGGAGACTATAATATGCAAAAAGAATTAATTAAATTGTCCAATCATTTAGATAGCCTCGGACATAGAGATTTGGCTGATAGGCTGGATAGAATACTTAAGGCCGCTTCTGAATCAAGGGATATTTCAAAACTTAGAAAAGAGGTTGGCCGCCTTGCCGAGAAGTCGGAGGCAATGGCCGGGGAAGATTCCCAGAGATTGTCGCAAGAAAGTGAAGCTGTAGAGGAGTCAAGTGAAACTGCCGCAGAGTCTGGTGATGAAGCAAACGATTTTGAAATTGAAGCAATGTCTGCTCAAGATAGAATAAACAAAATGGCCGAGTTAATGGCTGGTGAATTTACAGTTAATGTTCCAGAACATTATCGGAAATATTAAAAGGAAGATAAAATGAATAAAGAATTAGTAAAATTGGCTAATCATTTAGATAGCCTCGGCCATAGAGACTTGGCTGATAGATTGGATACCGTTATACAAAAGACGGCTTTACCAAGCCTGTCAGATATTGGGCAGGCGTTCGGTTTTGGTGGTGATAAAGAGGAGGAGGCTCGTTCGGAGCCGCCAGAAACTCCAGCATCAGGTGGCGAGGAACAGGGTTTGCCTCAAGATCAAACAAACTTTATATCCGTCAATCTGCCCTATCCCCTTGCGGATTTAGAGCATATTCTGAAGAAGCAACCGCAACTATTGGCTGACGCTGTATTGGGTGAGGTAATGAAGGCTTCTGGAGAAATGTCTGGCAGCTTGGATGAAGCCAAAAGACTTGAGATGATTGGCTGGCTAATTGATGAGACTCAAGGCATGGAAGGGGTGGATCTTACTGGTGGCGCTGGAAAGCAGGGTTATTTAGCTAGCAAGGGAGCCGACTTAGGTGTTCCTCCTGAGCGTAGTAGAGCCCGCCGTCAAGGGCAAAGTATGAAGGATTTGTCTGGAGGCCTCATTCATGATGAGGCAACAGGAAATGAGTTTAGGGCATGGGCCAATGAAAACCATAATGCTAAAGCAGATTATGACTTAGACCCATCTGGCAACTGGAATAACTCTTATATGAGAAAAGCTTGGGCTGCTTTGGGAGAGCAATACAAGGCTCATAAGTCCGGTGGAGCTGCTCCTTCTGCTCCGGCAGAATGGGAGGAGGGTCAGACTCATAGAGAATCTTCTTCTGGCGCAACAGAATTAAACCTTTCTGATCCTGCGGTTCAAGAGCTAACTCAACAGATCTTAGTAAGACTTAAGAAGGGCCTTAGAGCAGAGGGCGCAAGATTTTGGATAGGCCCAACATTGACTGCAAGAAAAGCATGGGCTGTTCGACATCTGATGGGGCTTGAAATGGGACAGGAGCAGGCCGAAGGGATAGTTGATGAAATGTTGCAAGAGTTAAGGGCAGAGGCTGGTAGCAATGCAGAAGATGGATTTTCATTAGATGCAGAAGCAACCACCCGCCAAGATAGGCTGATGAAGGCAGCAAGCTTGTTAGGGGGAGAGTTTACTACACGGAATAGTGGTTTAGTTAGGAGATAAAAATGAAGGAAGAGGCTGATGAAGATTTGTCTCTTCTTGACTTAATCTCTTATTATGAATCTGGGCCTGTCTTAAAAGAGAGGACTCCCGATATAGTAAGGACTCCTTCCCATCCAGAGGAATTATCATATAGTAATAAAATAAGCGATTGCGATGAGGGCAAAAGCTTGACAAAAAGAGTAAAGCTTGCAAACTTATATAAGAAAGCTCTGGGACTAACGGACGTTCCTGGTGGTAGTCCCGGAGGAGCACAGGGTTATAGACCAAGATCTGCTTATGAACAGCAAGATTTTGAGGCATCTCATAGAGGAGGCTTTGGAGGCCCCTCTGTCATTGACGTTCAAGAAGATAAGCCTCCATCAAATATTCAAAGAAGAGAGTATAATAAACCTATTAATATTAGGAATAAAACTGAGTCAAAAGATTACTTTAGTTTTCTAGAGACCGGAAGACTTAGGCGAAGGCGAATTTCTGGAGTAACAAGAGCTATGAACACAGAGCAACAAGAGCTATTAAAGCTGGCAAAAGCCCTGCATATGTCAGGCCATGTAAGGCAGGCTGATGAAATTGTAAAACTAGCCCAAGAAGGTTATGGAGAAAACATGGCTGAATGGGGAACTGGTGGCGCAGCTATAGGCGGTGCAATTGGAGGGCTACCCGGAGCAGCAATTGGCGCAGTAATTGGCGCTGGAATAGGTTGGTGGAACGTATATGATGCCCGTGGCAATCAGCAAGAAGCGGCTGCAAGATTAGGCCAGAAAGCACAGGCTTTTGTAGAATCCCTTAAAGGAATCGGATCTTTCTTTGGAGATAGTGTTAATTCAAATTCTGTACTGTCTGCTCTAGGCGCGGATGAATCAACTCCCCCGGATTTTTCTGCACTATATGAAGAGATAATAAGAGTGTGGAAAGATCAAGACTTTGATTGGGATTGGCACTGGGGGTTTGCAGGCGACGATGCTGGAGACTTTAGTAATATATCAACATTTACGACAGGTATGCAAGCCCTTAAAGGAAAGCGGATAGATTCAAATGCGGTAAAGGCTGTTGTTTCAGCAGATTCAGATTATAACCGCTTTGGAGGGGACGAGACATGGAACGGTATTGTCGGAAGTATCGGGCCATATATTGCAGCATGGAACGCTCTTTATGAATTTGAGAAAGAGGCGAGTACTCCGCCGAGTCCAACGCCGGGTCCAACGCCGGGTCCAACGCCGGGTCCAACGCCGGGTCCAACGCCGATAGGTAGACAAGATTGGGCTATATTGCAGAACAGACTTAATGCGTTGGGTCACAAAGGGGCAAATGGAGAGCCTTTAGTCGCAGATGGCTTGTGGGGACCACAAACAGCACATGCCTGGAGAAGCGCTACTGACGGGGCTGCAAAGCCTGCTAGTCCAGCAGCAGCATTAGAGAGACTCAGCGGCTTGACTAGAGAGGAAGATAGGACTCAACCTACAGGTATTAGCGATAAGATTTTAAGAACTTACTTAACATATGATGGGACTAACCTTACTTTGACAGAAAGGGATAAGTTAGTCGATAGAATTGGGGATTCCGGACCGGCCACAACTGCTGATGCAGACTTTTTAATGGGCAGACATAAGCCTAAGGTGCTTGAGGCATTTAATGCAGATAAGGAAAACAATGAAGATATGGCTATGATCCTAAGCTATCTGGCTGACACTCAAGATTCAGAAGATGCAACTCCAGAGGTTAACCTAAATGATTATTATAACGGAGACGGAACATCTACTTATATGAGAAAGAGCGATGGCGAGCTATTTTATGGTAAGCCCACTGCTGATGGCATTGAATTAATGCCTTTGGCAAATAGGACTCAGGATGATAGTGTTAGGGGTGATGATTTCTTAAGCCCGAGAGAGCAAAGAAGAATGATGTCCCAAATAAGGGGCGCAGAAAGAGCGGGAGAAATAACTTCCGAACAAAGAAAAGCGTTTAAAAGGATTATAGTTGGAACTAGAAAGATGGAAACTGGTAGGAGATCTCCTGCTCCAGAGGCTAGAAGAAGAAGGGGTCGTGAGGCTGTTTCAGAAGGACAATCTGCGCTGACAGGTCAGGTCGGTGAGGCAATTCCGTTGCCTGGCCCGTAATAGTGATTTAATTAAAAGGAATTTAAAATGAATACAGAACAAAGAGAATTAACTAAGCTAGCAAAGGCCCTTAAAGCATATGGGTATGATGAGCAATCAAATGTAATTATTAAGATGGCGAGTCCCATCGGCGCGGTCATGATGGCTGGTAACGCACTAACTGGTGGGGGTGAGACGCCCGAAACTCCAGAGACACCTGCTACTCCTGCAGCGCCTAATCCCGCTTTAGAGCAGTTAATACAACAGGCTCTCCCGGCTTTCAAGCAGCTTGGTATCGAGGAGGAAGAGGCCAGAACCCTGCATGGTGATTTGGGCTATCAAAAAATAATTGAATTTATGACTAGCAAAGACATTTACAGTGATAATAATCCGATCCCATTTTCTCATGATGCGGGAGTAATGAGTAAGCTTACAGGCTTTGCAGCAGGAATGATGTCGTTAAAGGGAACCTCTATTGATACTGGCTCTATTATTCAGGTAATTAAGGCTGACCCTGCGCTTAAGGACTTCACAGGTATAGAGGAGTCACCTCATTGGGCTGATGGCTTTTCCAGTGGCGTGGTTGATAATTTTAAGTATGTTCCAATCGCGTGGAATGCAATGAACAGAGTGATGGCCGCTAAAGCTGCGGCGAACAAGTCGCGGGCTCCAGGCCCAACTCCGGCGAGAAGACGACGTTCTGGAGGCGGAAGTGCTGCGGAGTCAATGGCCGATATATCCGGCGGTCTAATAACAGATGCTGCTTCTGGAAATGAATTTAGAAAATGGGTTAATGATAACCATGAGGTTAAGGCAAGACAACTTGACTTAGACAGAACAGGTAAGTGGAATAACTCTTATATGAAGAGAGCCTGGGCTGCTTTGGGTGAGCAATACAAGGCTTATAAGTCCGGCGGAGAAGCTGGAGCGGGCGGCGATCAAGCTGACTCTACAGAGGTAAGTGACGAGGATTTGACTAATTATCTGAAGTATTCTGGAGAAAGACTCACATTGCCAGCAAGAGATGCTTTGGTAGGAAAGTTTGGAGATCCAGGTCCAGCCACAGAAGCTATAGCCACAACTCTTATGTCCAGAGGAAAGCCCCAAGTGCTTGAGGCCTTTAACTCCGATAAGGAGAGTAACCCAGACTTAGCTATGCAAGTTGATCATTGGGCTAAGAATGACGGTGCTGAAGGCGAAACTGGCGAAACTGAAGGAACTGGAGAAGAGGCCAATTTAAATGATTATTATCATGGCGATGGAACTTCTGTTTATATGAGAAAGAGTGATGGAGAATTATTCTATCAAGTGGCCGGAGAGGGCGGAGCTATGGAGCTTTTGCCTTTGGCAAATAGAACCCGAGACGATAGGGCTAGAGGAGATGATTTCTTAAGCCCAAGGGAACAAAGAATATTAATGAGAACTATACGTCAGGCTCCAGGCATGACTCGGGACAGAAGAAAGGCTTTAAAGAGAATGATAATTGGGACTAGACAACAGGAGACTGGAAGAAGAAATATCTTCAGACCAGAAGCCAGAAGAAGAAGAGGAAGAGGCAGAGTCCGAAGAAATCGTGAAAGATTACAGGCAATGGGCCCCGGAGAAGAGGCTCAAGAATAATTGAATAAATAATTTATTGTTTCGTTTCTGCATCATCTACTCCTATACCGGACAGGTATAGGAGTTTTTGTTTTGATAAAGATTCTATCAGACAATAAGAGAAGAAAAAGAAAAACTAAACTAAGTGCAGAACGCATTGAGAGTTTGGGCAAGGAAAGGCTTAACCTGCTTAATCCTATGGTCATTCCTATGCTCGCAGTTCAGCTTAAAGAAAGCCCGAATAATGAATTCTTAAAGTCCAGCGTATCTGTCATTACAGAGCGACCACATAAGTTGTCGGAAAAGTGGATTAATTCATTAAACCGTTGGGTTGACGATCTTGTTAAAAAGGTTATGCTAGACCCACCCGATGTAGATGAGGGTGAAAGGAATGACTTTGGCCCATTTGTTATAGCCAGAGTTGTAGATCCAAAAGAAACAGCGGAGTATCCTATGCCAGCACTAATAAGTGTTGATGAAAGAGGGTGGTCGTGGTACTTCAAAACCTCTAAGGCTTATGACTTTAAACAGGGTGATTCGATAACATTTACAGCAACTGTATCTGGTCACAAAGAAGGTATTACTTTTCTTCGTCGCCCCAGTAAAATTAAAAAGGTTATAAGTTTAAATCTAAACTGTATAGACCACAAGGAAGAGAGTGCAGATGATTGATAAAGCAGACGTTGTAGTGGGCTTGGCTTGGGGCGATGAAGCAAAGGGTAAGATTACAAGCCAACTGGCATCTACAGTATGCTCTAATGGCGAGTCATACTATGATATGGTGGCGCGATGGGCAGGTGGCAATAACGCCGGACATACAGTATATGTAAATGACAATAAGCACAAGACGCACCTTATTCCCTCGGGAGTTTTTTATGGAGTCAAATCCCTTATTGGTCCTGGATGTATTTTGCATCCAGAATCTTTTTATAAAGAATTGGACTACTTAGCTGAAAACGGATTCGATACCTCGCTGGTTAAGGTTGCTCCAAATTGTCATATCGTAACAGAGAAGCAGATTGCTTTTGATAAAAAGCATTTGGCGAAAAGGCTGGGTACAACAGGTCGTGGAATAGCACCGTGTTATGCTGATAAAGCAGCGAGAGTTGGGGTGTTGGCATCGGAAGTTTTGGATGATAATTACATTTGGGACGGTAAGTTAGAGGGGAATATTTTGTGTGAAGGAGCGCAAGGCGTTTGGTTAGATATTGATCATGGCCTTTATCCGTATGTAACATCAAGTATTACGCTTCCCTATGGAGCTTGCAGCATTGGCTTCCCTCCTCAAAAGATAGAGAAAGTATGGGGAGCCGCAAAGATTTATGATACAAAGAGTGGTGAAGATCCAAGGTTTCCGCCAGAGTTATTGAGCAATCCGACCCTCAGAAGGCTTGCAGACTTAGGGGAAGAGTTTGGAGTTACAACTGGTCGTAGAAGAAAGGTTAATTGGCTTAATTTAAATCTTTTAATTAGAGCTATAAATATAACTGGAACAACGCATCTTGTAATTAGCAAGTGTGATATTATTGATAAACTAGGCCAATTCAAAATCTATTTTAATAATAGCCTAGAATCTTTTTCATCTTTGAAAGAAATGATTGATTTTATCAATAGCAAGGTAAGAGAGAAGGCTCCTCTTCTGGAGTCTATAAAGTTCTCTTACTCTCCCAAGGAGATTTAAAAGTGTTAGATAATGTATTGGTTTTGTATCATGCAAACTGTCCAGATGGATTCGGTGCAGCATGGTCTTTCTATAGGAAGTATGGCTCTACAGCAAAATATATTCCCGTTACTCATGGGGAGGAACCTCCCGACGTTAAAGGCAGTAATGTATTTATTGTTGACTTTTGTTATGACAGGGTTATAATGAAGAGGTTAGAACGAGAGTCGAATAAGCTTGTGGTATTAGATCATCATAAGTCGGCGCAAGAACAGTGTGATGATTTAGATTTTTGTCATTTTGATATGAACCACTCTGGAGCGTACTTAGCTTGGCAACATTTGTTTGGGGATGATGAAGTCCCACTTCTGATACAGTACGTTGAAGATAGAGATTTATGGAAGTGGGAACTGCAAAGTACAGAGCAGATATTGTCTGCTGTTGATGCTTTCGATAAAACCTTTGAAGTTTGGGATATGTTAAATGATTATCTGGATAAACTAGATTCTTTGAAGTGGAATAAAGTTAGGAGCATGGGGGAGGGTATCCTGCAATATAAGAATAACTTGATAAAGTCTTTGTTGCAAAATGTTCATTTCCTAACTATCCTTGGAGAAAAAATTCCAGCTATTAATATTCCATTCTTCCAGTCAGAGATTGCTGCTGAGTTAGCAAAGAGTGCTCCATATGCTGCGGCTTATTACTTCGATGGAACTGGATATAAGTTCTCTTTGAGGTCAAGAGAAAGCGGAAAAGACGTATCAGAAATAGCCTCTAAGTTCGGCGGCGGTGGACACAAGGCTGCATCTGGATTTAAAGTCGCTAGATTAGTTGAACTAAACACAGGGGTTGATAATAATGCCGAAGAGTAATAATGATAGCCTACAACTTTTAATGGATGAATTCGCCGCCCTAGAGAAGCAGGGATGGAACGAGTTTGATGAGCGAGTTATTGAGTTGTCCAAAAGAATGAATGAAGATGATTTTGAGAAAATTTGTACAAAAACAAATTTGTTTAACAACTCATTCTTTAGAGAATCTTCTAGCGGAAGATGGAGCCGTGGAAGCTGGGTAGCTAAGAGGGTTCTGTCAGAAGTGTTGCCAATGTACCCTGATTTGGGGGAAGCATTGCTTCGTAAATCAGAGGTTGAGCAGGTAAAGGTTGCTGTATTAGAATTAGGCTTGTATAAGGATATATCTATCCTCAATAAAGTCGCACTGACCAGCTCTGGACAGACTCAGGTTATGGCGACAAAAAGTTGTGATATAAAAACCTTAAGAAAGCTAAAGGGTCATAAGAACTCTAAAATTCGAAAGATATATTTTGAGAGGCTCGGTGCGGTTGAGTGTTTGGACGAAATGCTTGAGGATAAGATTGCTGATATTAGAGCGCAGGGAATTAGTCATTCGCCATATTTCTACGATAAGCTAAAGAACTTGACTAAAGAGATTGCTCGTTATCCATTTTCTCAGCTTGTAGACAAAATTCCATCTGACTATCTGCCTATGTTGCTCGCGAATAGAAATGTTAAAAATAATTGGATAGCTAGAAAGATTGAAAAAAGACTTAGTAAAAGTTAAAGGATAATATTATGAGTAATAAAGTTTTTGATAAAGTTGAATTTCTTGATGACTTTGAAGTTTCAAATGATTTTATGAAAGATCTTTTGGCATATGCAATACCACATGCTGTTGGCGATTTGGGCAGCTATTGGAGAAGCAAGGAGGCTGAGAAGATTGTTTCTGAAGAAACATTCCCTTACATTTGGAGTTCATTCCAAGAGAATAGAGAGGATCTTTTAAATGTTGCAATCACAGTGGCAAATGATAATAATTCAAGGATAAAGTCTTTGTCTCATGAGTTTTGCACATCATTTATCAATAATCTTTACTCATTGATTGATGTGAATGAGGACAAAGAAGATAACGCCCTTAGAGTAAGGCTTCTTCCTTTTGTTGATAAATCATTCGATTATCTTGCAGAGCTTTGCAAGTATTCTCTAGACGAATCTAAGAGTGATATGTTTCATATGTGGGAAAGAGCTGGTATGAACAGCTCTCTTGACCCATCTTTTTATGACTATCTATGGTCAAAGGTCAAGAGGGAGCCGGGGTCTGTTGATTCAAAGTTAAGCATCTTAACAGCGGCCTCTCAAAATGACGCTCTTTCAGACTCTTTGATTAAGAAGATTGCGAAGTCTTCGCCCAAAAGAATCAAAAGAAAGATTACAGATGAGCTTTCGGGCAAGATTAGAAATGAGAGATACAGGCTTGAAAAGCTTGAGAGGAAGCTTCGGAATGGAGCTGCGGAGAATCAGGTATTGATTGATCATATTGAAAAAGTGGTTGACGGAATCGAGGCAAAGATTATGTTGTTTGTAGATTGCACCGACAGAGAGGTTGTGTCCAATCTGCTAGATTGTTTGTCTAAGGAGAATCTTCCATGGTTAATGCCGTCAGCATCTAAGCATTATTATCTTTCAAAGAGATTGCAGCAGATGATTGACGACTGATTGGTAGAAAAAATTAGTATGGTTTGGAGATAATATGGAAGCTATTAAGAATATTTTTTTGAAGATTAAAGTTACTAACGCCGATACTAAAGCTGTTTATGTTCATCATAGAGTTCCCTTAGAGCATGTAGAAATGTTACGGCTTAATCCCAATCTTAAGATTGAGGTATTAGGTCGCTCTAGGGGAGCGAGATATGAATACAAAGACAGGGAAGATAACCGCTAGTATAGCAGCTTGTTTGTTGCTTTTATCTTCGGTAAGCTTTGCCGAAGCATTAAAGCCAGACCTAATAAGTGATATAAGGACTGTAGAATATAATGCAGGAGTCCTTGAGTTGGACGGAAAGAGAATGACATATTCAATTTCCTATCAATCAAATGGCTCAAGCCCTAATTCAGAGCTTATTGGCGCGTATAGCGTAGAGTATCTGCAAAATACAATGGTAAATGTATGGTCGGTTATGACAAGCTTCTTGAGAGAGAAGAGAATTCCGACTTCGGACTGTAGAACTAATTATAACTTAAATATCTTTATCATTAGTCCGAATGAAATGTTAAAACAAGAAAGGTTTGCGCCCTTTTTTCGCGCCAATAATCTAAGGCCAAGTCTTTTGTATGCCTTTTATGATACAACCCCAAATGATTATGCTGATTCTGCAATAATCTTATCAAATTTTGGTCGCAGTCAAAATGATAATTCGTTATCACATGAATTAGCTCATTACTGGTGGGATAGAGTCTGTGTTGCAAATCATTATAGCTCAAATGGTGAGGCTTTTGCTGTTGAATTTGAGGCTTATTACGGGAGGCATAAGTGAAATACTATACTGCGTCAGAGCTTATTGAATCCGGGAAGCCTCCATCATTTGATGATGTCTTACTTGTGCCAAGATATACGGAGGTTAGATCAAGGCTAAAGCCTTGTACTCAAACTTCGTTGGGCTCAAACTTATATATACAAACTCCGATTGTGTCCTCTCCTATGGATACTGTAACTGATTCTACAATGGCGATTTCCATTGGATCTCATGGGGCAATGGGAATCGTACATAGGTTTATGCCCATAGAGGAACAGATGGGTCATATCAAAAGCATTATTGAGTATAATCAAAATGCACCAACGGGGGCTGGGCCTGCGCCAGTAGTCGCCGCCATTGGAGTTGGTGATGATGAAAGAGATAGGTTTTTTAAGTTGCATAAAGAATATGGCTTGCACCTTACATCTGTTGCAATTGATGTTGCCAATGGACACTCTAATTATATGAGAGAAATGATTAAGTGGGTTAAGGATATTTCCAATGGCGACCTGCATGTAATAGCAGGCAATGTAGCTACTGGCTCTGGCTTTGCATTTTTATCTGAATCTGGAGCAGATGCAGTAAGGGTTGGGATAGGCGGCGGGTCTATTTGTAAGACAAGGATTATGACCGGAGTTGGCGTTCCAACATTAGCATCAGTAGCAGATGCTTATGCTGTGAAGAGAAAAGATATAAAACTGTATAATGATACTGCCATTATTGCTGATGGAGGGATTAGGTATCCAGCAGATTTAGTTAAAAGTCTAGCGGCAGGTGCCGATGCTATAATGGCGGGAAGAATATTTGCAGGAACAGTAGAGTCTCCCGGAGAGGTTGTTAGTATAAATGGAGAGTCCATGAAAGCTTACCGAGGCATGGCTTCAAAGGAAGTGCAGGACGATAAGAGGGGCGGATTAAGACCGGGAACTTGTGCCGAAGGGGTGTCTACATATATCCCGTTGAAGGGCAAGGCTTACTATATAATAGACGAATTTTGCGGAGGATTGAGGTCGGCTATGACATACCTTAATGCCAATAATATTGATGAGTTAAAAGATAATGCGTTATTCATGAGACTAACTGCCTCTTCTTTGGAGGAGTCACATGCTTTTGGAACCAGAAAATAGGAGGACATATGGAAGATATTGATTTTCAAAATGAAGTTTTAGGAAGGCTGACCACAATAGATGCTCGCCTTTCTCTTATAGAGGAGAAGCTGGAGGAGGCTACCGGATTTGCTGACAGTGTACTTAGCGAAGGTGGAGGGTTTTTAGGCGAAGATGGAATGGGGGCTCTTAAGGAGACTCTATCTGCCTTTGTAACACCTACTGCTGAGGCATTAAGTGGTTCTGATAAAATAGATTCATCTTCTCTGCAAGAGTTGGTTGGCTCCTTGCAGGACTTTAGGTCCAGATTAGTTGGAATAAAGGAGGCTATATCAGATATTCCAGAGCCCCCTGACGACTCTGATCTAATAGCAGAAGAGTAGAAAATCTATTTCTATTTCTACACCAGCTATATACCTTTGTGGAGATATTCTCCATTGTTATTGTTTTTTTGCTGAAAGGAGAAAAAAGTGAATATTAATCAAACTAAGGAAATTCTCAAGACTATGCCTTGGGATAAATCTGTTATGCTTCATGCAAAGCATGGGGTTGGAAAGTCGTCTGTTGTAAGGCAGGTGGCAGAAGAGTTGGAAGCTGATTCTGGAGAAACCTATGGGTTCTTTGACGTTAGGCTTTCACAATGTGAGGTCGGAGATATTAAGGGACTTCCAGAGAAGGATGTTGAACGAGACATTATCCGCTTTTTGAAGCAGGAATGGTGGCCTCGGGCACAAGACTCTAAGGGAATCTTGTTCTTTGACGAACTTAATCGTGCATCGAAAGATGTTCTTCAGGCAGTCTTTGAGATTTGTTTGGACCGAAGATTGGACGGGGAAAAGCTTCCTGATGGATGGAGGGTTGTTTCTGCTGTAAACTCTGATGATGATTACGACGTAGTTGAGCTTGACCCAGCCCTGCATGATAGGTGGTTTCATATCGACTTTGACCCATCTGCTTTGGAGTGGATGGATTGGGCCAGAGAAAGCGGAGTCCACGAGGCTGTTGTTGAGTTTATTAACAGGAATCAAAACCTGCTAGACCCTCCGGTTGGAAACCTTGAAGCAGGAAGGGTTTATCCTTCTCGCAGAAGTTGGGTTGCTTTTTCGGATACCCTTATGGGAATGGGGCTAGATAAACGAACAGACGATGGTATGCTTACCCAGGTAACAAAAGGTTGGGTTGGACGAGAGATCGCTGTTATGTTTCAGAAGTTTCTTACAAACGAGTTTTCTCAACTTCGTCCATCTGATATTCTCGATAACTTTGGGAAGGTCAAGGATAAGGTCGAGGCTGCATGTAATGACATTGAGGTTATCGCAGCCCTTTCGCGGTCAGTGGTAGCAGAGGTTAATGACCGCTCTTTGACTAAGACTAAGGAGCCGCAGCGTAAGAATTTGAGAGACTTCTTTATGATGCTTCCAAATGATGTTGCATCCCAAGCATGGGTTGGACTTCTCGGTGGACAAAAGAGTAAGAAGATTGTTATGGACTGGCAGAATGATGAGGATTTCCGAGAGCATTTGAAGCAGATTTATCTTACTTCTTAATCTTAGGTTTTTCATCACCCACGGGAAGGCACAGGGACAACAGGTGCCTTAGCTTTAGGAGGCTTATAATATGGCAAACGCACAAATAAAAAACAGGCTTGAGTCAGCGATTTCTAAACTCGTAACTTTTCAGCCTTTATACGGAGAGGTTTTCCTTCATCTGAATAAAAAGGAAACCACAAAGATGCCTACTCTTGCGGTCGGAGTTATTAGGCGAGTGGATTTGGCTCTGTATTATAATCCAGACTTTATTCAAAAGCTTTCATCGACTGAATTGAGAAGCGTTCTAAAGCATGAGGCTCTGCATATACTATTGCATCATTTGACTCGCGCAAAGCATTTTGCTTATAATCCGCGAGGATATAATATTGCGGCAGATTGCGCTATTAATTGTCATATTGAGGGGCTTCCAGAGGGAGCACTTTATCCTCATCAGTTTGGACTTAGTAACAATGAGTCTTCTGAGTGGTATTATGAGAAGCTAAAGAAAGAATGCGAGGGTCAAGGTAAGGACTTTGACCAACTCATTGAAGGAAAGGGCGACACTGTTGACGACCACTCTATGTGGGATGAATTTGATGATGATATTGTAGAAGAGAAGATTCGTAATATTGCAGAAAAGGCAATTAAAGAGCAGGAGAAGAAAGGTTGGGGGAATATTAATGGAAACCTTGCAGCGCAGATTATAGCTGCCAATAAGCCGGTTGTAAACTGGAAGAAAGAAGTTAGGTGGTTCATTAATAAGCTCATTCTAATGGGACGAAAGAATACTCGTATGAGGCCCAATAGAAGGTATGGCTTTGTCTCTCCCGGCACAAAGAGAAACTATACAAGCAGGTTGTTAGTTGCCTTTGATACTTCTGGTTCAGTGTCTAATTCACAGTTAGAATATTTTGCTGCGGAGTTGAATGGAATGATTGACCATGTGGAAGTCGATTTCATTCAGTTTGATACCCAAATCTATGACGACCCAAAGCCTTTCAGCAAAAAGTCAAGCAAAATTGACATAGTGGGTCGAGGAGGAACTTGTTTTAGTCCGGTAATTGAGTTGGCAGATGAATTAAAATATGATGGATTAGCCATCTTCACAGATGGTTATGCTCCATTCCCAAGTAAGCCAAAGACTAGGGTTTTATGGGCAGTCTGCGAGCAAGATAAGGACGTAGAGTTCCCTTATGGAAAAAAGGTAGTTATTGAACAAAAGACTCGGTAGCATAAAGGGTGGGAGCAAAATGCTCCCACCCTTTTTTATTTAATGTGGAAGGCCTTATGATTCATGAAATATCCAAAACACATAGCAGATTAGCGACAATAATAGTCTCTTTTGATGCTGGCTCCAGAGTTGAAGAGCCTGGAGAGTATAACCCTGGAATTGCCCATATGCTTGAACATTCTTTGTTCAAGGGTACGAACAAAAGAAACAGCCTTCAAATACAGAGGGAGATTGCGTTTTTAGGAGGGCACTCAAATGCCTTTACTTCTCACGAATCAGTAGCATATTATGTATCCGTTCCATATGAAAATTTAGAGCCATGTATAGAGATTCTTTCTGATATGGTGTTTAATCCCATCTTCCCAGAAGAAGAAATAATGCGGGAGATAGAGGTCGTCAAGGAGGAGGAACTGTCCTCCACTGACGACCCTTCTCATTATATATGGAGAGCTTTTTCTGAAACCTTTTTTAATAACTACTTGGCGCTTCCTGTTCTCGGAACACAAGACAGTATATCTAAATTTACAACAGATGAGTTAAAAAGATTCCATAAAGAGTTTTGTAATCGAAAGAATGCCGTTGTTTCGATATGTAGCAACTTAAGCAAGAAGGATTCTAAGGCTTTGCTTAATAAGTATTTTGGTCCGGCAACCGGAAAGATTACAAGTAATTATGAGTTTTTTGATTCAGATTATCCTGTATACAATTCAGATTATTCTGGAGGAAGATATATGGAGATAACTAAGGGTGGCTTGGAGCATTCATATGTATGGATGGGTATGCCATCTGTAAATGTTGCATCAGAGATAGATGGTGCTGTGCAGGTTTTAATGACAATCTTGGGCAGGGGCATGGACTGTCGTTTGTTCGCAGAGGTTAGAGAGAAGCGAGGCTTGGTATATGGTATATCGAGCGGGAATACAGATTGGCAGCATGGAGGGGTTAGTTTGGTTGAGTTCTCCACAAGAGAGGCTAACTTACCAGAGGCAGTAGAAGTAGTGGACGAGCAGCTGAATGTGATTAAACTAGAAATGCCAACAGAGGAAGAGGTCCAGAGGGCCAAGAATAAGATTCGATCTTCATTCTATTCTGCAATAGAAGATAGTTATAGCCTTGCATATTGGGCCATCAAAAGAAGGCTGCAGAACATTCCGACTATAGAGGATTACATGAACAACATTGATGCGGTAACGACCAGTGATGTAACGGAGGCTGCGAATATAGTCTTTGATCAAGATAGGCAGTTGCTCCTTGTATGCAGAGGGGAGTCTGATGGGGCAGGTTAAAAACGCTATTTATCTGTATTCAGATGGCATAGGCCGAGTTGAGTACGTGGACCATATGGGGACAGACTTGACTATAGTTAATAGCGCACGTGTTAGCTTTGGACGACGGAAGAATGAGCTAGATAAGCAAGATGAAAAGCTTATTTCATATTTAGCGAAACATCGTCATACTAGCACTTTTGAACATAATGTTATTACCCTTTGCTTTGTAGTTCCATTGTATGTTAGAAGCCAACATCACAGGCATCGCACTTGGAGTTATAATGAAATATCAAGGCGGTATACAGATGTAGATATTAAGTTTTATGAGACACCAGAGTTCAGAACACAACACGAAGCTAACAGACAGGCAAGCAACGCTGAAGAGTTAATTAACCCAGTTCTTTCTTGTGGCAGTGATTGTGATGAAATGGTTGGTCTACATCATCAAATGTCTCTCGATCTCTTCAATAGAATGATTGAAGCAGGGGTGTGTCGTGAGCAGGCAAGGGGTGTATTGCCTCAAAATATGTATACAGAATATTACGGAACAGTTAATTTGAACAATTTATTAAAGTTTATTGAGCTAAGAACACATGCTGGTGCTCAACTGGAGATACAAAGAGTCGCGGAAGCTTGCCTTGAAATAGCCGAGGGCTTATGGCCCGTTGCTATCTCTAAGTATAAAGAGGCAAACCGCAAATAAACATAAAAGCAGGAACGATCCCTGCTTTCTCGGGCAAAAGTTTTACAAAATTTAGCAGCAAAATTTATTTAGATGTAGGTTGGAGTTAGTAAAATATTATTGATAATAATGGATATATTAAGTATATATAACTTAGTTGGAGTTGTTTGTGAGTATAGTTGAGTTTTTAATATTTTCATTAGGTTCTTCTGGCCTTACTATTATCCTGGTAGCAAGCGCCCTCTTAGAGCCTATTAGGAAGTTTATAGAAAATAGATCAGCTTATTTAGGAGAACTAATTAACTGCACAATGTGCTCTGGCTTTTGGGTTGGACTTATTGCCTCTGGTTTTTATGATATAAATCCTTTATGGGCAGCGACAATAACCAGCCTTTTTAGTTGGTCCACTCACAGCATTGTTGGGGCAGTTGATTCGGTTGGAATATATTTTGATACAGCTTTTGAAAATGGAGATGAAAGCAATGAAAGATACGATGAGTAGAGTGTCTATCCCTGGCAGGGTCTTAGACTTATTATGGGCTGATGATGAATTCTTTAGAGATGTAGCTACGCATAAAAAGGCCACTTCTGCTGGAAAGTTTCCAAGGTGTGACCAGTGGTGTGATGAAGGAGGGTTCCATATGGCGTTTGCCTTAGCGGGATATTCTCCATCAGACGTATCAGTTAACACTAAAAACAATGAGCTTTATATAGAGGGCTTGGGCAATAAGATTTCGCCTGTGGAAAGCGACAATAGTATCGAGACACCAGAGGGTGAGTACCCCGCTAAAGTCCCGGTAATTGGCGTACAGAACGGCATGATAGTTAGGGGTATTGCCAGAAGAAATTTTAAGGCAAAGTATTTTATAAATCCATTATTTAACCTAACTTTAGCCAAAGCTTCTATGAAAGATGGATTGCTTGAGGTTGTTATTCCGAGAAAATCTGAAGTTGAGTTGACCAAAATTAATATAGAGGAGATTTGAAATGAGTAGTGTAAAAGAATTGCTCACCGTTATGGTGACAAGTATAGTCGATGATGAATCAGCAGTGATTGTGACCGAATCCAATGATCCAGAGAAGGGCCTCCTGTTTGAAATCAGAGTAGGCAAAGATGATGTTGGAAAGGTTATAGGGAAGCAGGGCCGAATTGCTAATGCGATACGAACAGTTGCGAAAGCTTCTGGCGCAAAGGCTGGGCTTAGACTTATGGTTAATGTTTTTAACAAGCCTGTAGAAGAGGCAGAGGAGAGCTAAGTTGTATACGTGGAGAGAAAAATGTTTAGAATATCCTAGTATAATGTTTGGAAGAGCTGTTTCAAATGCTAGGAGTAGAGCGTCTAAAAAAGGTATTCCTTTTGATATAACAAAAGATTTTATCGTAACTCTATTTGAGGAGCAAAGCGGAAGATGCTTTTACTCTGATATTCAATTAAATATTGTTAAAGAAAATAAAGAAAGAACACATGACCCGTTTAAGATGTCATTGGATTGTATTGATCCGGAGTTAGGATATGTTGAGGGGAATGTTGTATGGTGTGCGTATTGCGTTAATGCTTTGAAGTTAAAAATGACAGTAGAGAGCATGGTCGATGTATGCCGCGAGATAGTTAAGAAGGCAGATCAAGTTTAGGCTTGATGTTTGGAGATCAACGTGTCAAACAAGGAGAGGATAAGCGATACCGAAAAAATAGAGAGGCTTAAAAAAAAGGTTAATCGTATATATGAGAATTATGGTATTGACTCCAGCGGCATGGACGATGGGGATCTCTCTACGGTATATAGATATTATTTAGAAAGGCAAGATGAGTTAGAATCAGACTATAAAGAATCGCAATTATATGCTGATAAATTTGATGATGATGATATCATTTAGGCTACTATTAATATTTAAGATTGTATCGTCACGCGCGCACGCACTTGTAGGGATGAATAAAGATGGTAAATAAAAAAGATTTAGCGAAAAAGGTTGCTTCAAAAACTCTTTTGTCTCAGAAAGAGGCTTTGCAGGCTATTGATGCCTTAATAGACTCGATAATTGAATCTTTAGAGGAGGAGGGGGAGGTTTCTTTGGTAGGCTTTGGAAAATACTATTTATACACTCACTCTCCACGTCCTGTAAGAAACCCGAAAACTCAAGAAGAAATGATCTTAAAGTCATACAAGTCCGTAAAGTTTAAAGTGAGTGACAAGATAAAGAAACACTTTAAAAATATAGAGTAAAGGATTTGCAATGGCCGCAGATAGCGACGGAAAGCTTACAAAATTTGAGTCGACAGTTACAGTAGTCACAGCAGATTTCGCAAACTCCATTTTCGGAGGACTGTACGGATCTGGTGAGGCTTCTTCTATGGACCCAGAAGATCCGCGTATACGTGGACACGTGCATGATGGTCAGAACATTGATGGACATGCTCCGTTGGTTAATTTGGTCGAACATGTTGAAGATAAGCTTCTGCATGAAAACCTTGCAGATCAAGCTGTTCATAGAAATAATGTTCGTGAAACAGTAAATGTAAATGAGGCAATTCCTGAGTCTTATGAGTCAGGTGGATCTACTTATTATTACTTAGACCTCAGAGGCATTAGGGCAGATCTTGTATTTGTAGAGGAAGACTTTGATGGTTTTCCTCCAGAATATACCGCATACTCAGGAGGCCCTGAGCATCCTGTTGTCAGGCAAAGACACCAGTATTGGGATGGGTCAGCATATGTAGATATAGCTGGAGTGTGGGCCCCTAGTACGGGGCTGGACTTTGTCTTTGGATCATCTTCTCTTGAAGATATCAATGACCCAGGAGAGCCAACGCATATTGATGGCGACAATAGATTCTTGTTTGACAAGAGCAAAGGAGCCTTTAGGGCAGGTGGCGTCACAGGCCCACAGTGGGACGAAGATAATCGAGGTCCTTATTCGGTTGCATTTGGAAGCAACACTAAAGCAGAGGCAAGCTTCTCTGTTGTAGCTGGCGGTGAGAATAACTTAATTACCGATACGGGGAATGGTTCAGTTATTGCCGGTGGCATAGGCAATTCTTGTGCTCAAAGTATAAATACCATATCTGGTGGGCAAGCTAATGTAATTGGTAGCGCAATTCCGGGAGATGTTGGTAGCGTAATCTCCGGTGGCGGAGGAAACCATGTAGATAGTTCCATGTACGGAACGCTATCTGGAGGTCAGGCGAATCAGGTTCAGGGCAATTGGTCTACGGTTTCTGGAGGGCAAAATAATGAAATTGAATCCGGCTCGGACCACTCTGCTATATCAGGAGGTAGTGATAATTTAATTACAAACTCTAATGATTATTCTACTATATCAGGAGGTATTGATAACCAATTAAATAGCAGTCACTCTACGATATCAGGAGGTATGGATAATAGGGCCAAATCAAATTATGCCGCTATATCAGGCGGGAGGCAAAATCGCATAGAGTTATCTTCGTCGCACTCTGCTATATCTGGGGGGCGCAATAATATTATAGACGATAACTCAGAATACTCTGCTATATCTGGTGGGCGCAATAATAAGGTTATTATTGGTTCAGAATATGCAACAATCGGTGGAGGCATAGGAAATTGGGCGTATGAATATGCTTCGATTTTAGGGGGCTTGAACAATCAGGCGCATCCTCAATCTGTAGTAGTCGGAGGTGATACCAATATTGTGGCCACCACATCTTCTGCAATTGTTGGTGGTGTAAGAAACAATATTTATGCAAATAGTCCCTTCTCTTTTATTGGAGCAGGACAAGAGAATAAGATTGGTTCAGTAAGTGAATATTCTATTGTCGGCGGCGGCGGCGGGATGCCCGGTGGCTCGCAGCCTATGGAAGAGAATGTCATTGGAATTGACTTTGCCTTTGACTCAATAGGGCCCCCTCCATGGAGTACTAACCCTGGATTATGGGACTTTACCGCTGGAGGCCCATCCCCGAGATCTGGAGTATTTGGAGGGAGTGGAAACTGGATAGCAGGAGGCGATATAGATCTATCAGGAGTGCCTTTGGGTGGAGTTAACTTTGTATTTGGCGGAACACATAACAAGATAGCTGCATGGACTCCAAGTGGTGGCGGCCAATCGGTTTATAACCAATATATATTAGGCGGTAATGAAAATATAATAGCATGTACAGCTGGAAGCTTTAAGCATAACGCAATAGGGTTTGGGTCGTTTAACAAAATGAAGTCTGGAGAGGCTGGCATTGACAATTGCGTTATATTGGGTGGGTCAGCAAACTGCATGGAAACAGCACAGGCCGCAGGTGCAATCATAACTCACTGCAACATACTGGGAGGTTGGCATAATGAGATCGGATTTAATCCAAATAATAAAGGTGGAGTGTTATGTACTGTCGGCGGCGGAAGTAATAATAAGATATTAACTTCTACAAGCACATTTGCAGGAGCAGGCTTCCCGAGTACTGGCCTACAAAGTGAGACATCATGCTTCTCTACAATATTAGGGGGGTTCTATAATTCCGTAACAGATTCGCGTGGAGCAGTTATTTGTGGTGGCGGAGCAATAGTTGATCCAATGACTTACTGGCCGGGGTCTACATCAAGCGAGGATGTTTGGTTTAATCCGGGAACAGGCGAGCCTATCGGGTTAGTTCCTGCATCAACACTTCTTGATCTTAATCCTCATTCTCATAATCCAGCAGCAGGCTATGTTGGCAATATGATAGAGAATTGCCATTATGCTGGAATTTTAACTGGAATAAACAATGTCATAGAAGTTTCTGATGGCATAGCTGACTTGTCGTCCATTATAGCTGGAGCGAATAATCATATAAATGGTGCTTTTGCAAGCTCTGTTGCATATGGTATAAAAAATAAAATAGAATCTCAACCGTTTAGCAATAAGGCAAATGCGTTTGCTGGAGCATTTGGAAGAGAGGCTTCTTCTTATAATTATGGACAAAAATCACAAGCCGCTGGAACATGGGATTTAAGAGACGGATCCTTTGCGGCCAATGGCTTTACGGACGGTTCTGGAGATCCGATAAGTGGACTTTATGCTTCGGATCACGGAGAGTCTAAGCCCGGGGGCGCTCAAACATTTGTATTCACAATGTTTGGACACTGGGATTATGATATTGGTGGAATTGGAAATACAGGCTTTAAATTATTATTAGATGGAGACATTGATAAAATTAATCACGGAAGAGCTTTTGAACCCAAAATGGGGTCGTCTTATACTTTTAAAATTCAAGGCGTATTAAATTGCACAGAGGCCGCAGGGGGCGTAACAAAAGAGTCTGTTCACTTCACTTACGAAGGAGGGCTTAATTGCTCTCATACAGGGGCCACTATGCAGTTTGGTGCAGCCCCCGTTAATATGGTGTGGACAACAGGCCCAGTCTTAATTAATACTGATGCATCTGGATGGGGTGGAGGCATAACATCTGATTTTGCTATTTACTTTACGAATGGTCCATTAAGCAGAAATAGCTCTGGCGCAGTAGCATACGGACCACTGACGGGTATGGTTGAAAATGTTCAAATGCATGTTGGAAATGCTCCCGATTATATAAATGCATCGTGTGTATGTAGGGTAGAAGTAACAGAGAACAATCTTTGGTTTGAATATCAATAAGGCTTAATATAACATGTCAACAGATTCAGATAGAAAATTAACAAGATATACTTCGGCGGTAACTGTAGTTACGGCAGAGGTTATGAATTCTTTGTTTGGTGGAGACCATGGATTTAACGACAATGTTGACGAGTTTCATCCGGTAGTAGCGGGGCACAAGCATGATGGAATTCATGCGGATGGACATTCGTCTAAAGTATTTTTAACAGAAGGCGCTCACGTCAGAGGGCAGCTTGCTCATAAAAACCTAGGAGGATATGACGGAACAACTCCGGCGGTTCAATATATAAATATACAGTGTTATTCGGAGGATATATACGGAACACCAGTTGACCAAAGGGAGGCTGCTGGAGAAGATTATGTTCCGCTTTCTATCCCTGAGTTTATAGAGGTCGAAGACCCGGACACTGGCGTGGTAGATAAGTGTTATTATTTAGACCTCTCTATGTCCGCAGGTGGTGTTGACACAAATGTTCAATACAATAAAAACGGAGCCTTCGGCGGGGATGATGGATTTGTTTACCTGTATGATGAGGAGAGAGTTGGAATAGGCAGACCCGATCCTCATTACAAGTTTCATGTAGATAGTGATTTTAACAATGCAATTATAGGTATTCAAGAAAATATAGATGGAACATCTGGTTCAGATTTAAGGCTTAGAAAGTCTAGGCTGAATGATATTGTCCAAGATGGTGACAGTCTTGGCTCAATACAAGGCCTTGGTAATGACGGAGGGGGTGTTAATTCGTTTGAGACTGCTGCTGCCATTCAATTTAGAGTAGACGGGACTCCACTGGCTGAGGATATGCCCGGAGAAATAAGGCTGTCAACACGGCCATCGGGTGAACCATCCTTACATTACACAGACCATGTTAGGATGATAATAAAGAGCGATGGAAACGTCGGGGTAGGAACCCTTTCTCCTGCCGGTAAGTTAACAATAAGTAGCGATAGTACGGCGGCTGCTCCAAACCTTTTGATTCATGAATCCGCTATTGATGCCGGTGGAAGAATTTCTTTTACAAATACTTCAGATACGAATGGAGTCACTGGAGGTAGTCACGAATGGTCAATGTTTGGAAGGCCCAGAGCAGAGGGTGATCAGGCAAATGCTATACTCCATGTTTGGTATGGAGATAATGACGGCACAGGTGGCGGTGGAAATATAATTCAAGCAACAGGCGATGGAAAGGTTGGGATTGGTTCGGATGCAGGATGGGATGGAACAACACACCCCGAAAGAACGCTGCATGTCTTTGATGATAGCGGGAACTCCCCCTTAAGATTAGAGAGTGTCCCGTCCGGAACCGGGACAGTCCTTGTTATAGATGGTGCTGGAGATATATATTCTGATGCATCTATTGGGTCAGATCAAAATGTATTTGATAATATAGTTCTAACAAGCACAGGAACTGGTACTGCATCTGGAGGCCCGATTGAGACAGACGCCACATCAGATACTTTAACTTTAGAGGCCGGGGATGGAATAGATCTCGCCGGCGCCGCAGGAACAGACACTATAACAATAACTTCTACAGCGACAGTTACTCCTGGCGGTGCTTATAAAAATATTCAGTTTCACGATGGAGCATCGCCCGCAGGGTTCGCTGGAAATGACGGTCTTTCATACAATGATGTCTCTGGAGGCACAGGGTTTGGTGTAGGGCCGGAAGTTATAATTCATAATATGACAACCGGGCCCAGTGATTATGATAGATATGCCGGATTAGTATTCAATGGAGAGGATGGCACTGGCACGAAAACTACGTCTAGAGTGTCTGGGTTTCATCATGAGTTTTATGATGCCATTAATCCTAACCAAGGAGCTTTTTCTGTAGAGACTTTTAATCCGGCAGTCCCGGGTTTAACTAGAGCTATTCTTATAGATGGTGGAACAAGATCTTTGAGCGATGGACTAGGGTATGTTGGAATCGGAGCTACAGATGCTTCTTATCAATCTCCAAAGGGATTCTCAACTCCGGCAAGAAGGCTGCATATCAAAGAGGCTGCGGATGATCCGCCACAAGGGTACTCTCCATTAAGAATAAACGATTTAACAGATGGCCCTGGACATGTTGTTTTGTGGAATAAAGAAGTGCAGACTCCCAATGCCGGTTACCCAGATGAAGGAGATGTTTACTACATTCCCAATGGAGACCCCGGAGACGGCCTGGTAATAAAGGAAGATGGGAATCCTCATTGGGCCCCAATAGAGGGTGGCGGGGAATCTAAGGTAGAGTTTGAATCGCATTGGACTTCCGCAAATGATTGGGTTCAAAAAAATGGCAATCCAGATTTAGATGCTTGGGATGGTGCTCCAGTAGATGTTATAGAGTGGATGCAGAGGCAGGCTCAGCCTGTAGCCTTTACTAGTGGGGCGTTCCCTGCAAATAGAGATGTAGTAACAAAGGTGCTTCTTGACAAAACTCTTGCCGGAGCTAATAACGAAATACAGTCAGTTTATTATTTGACGGTTCCGATCCCATCGTGCGGAGCTTTATCCGGAGGGATAGGCCAGTCAATAGATGGATCGCATCAGTCGGCTTTGGGCAGTTATCCCGATAGTATCCCGGGGTTTCCAGAGGACGCTCCAACATCTTGCCGAATAACTTGTTATTTTGTCTTTTTAACGCCTGCGGTTGGAACTGCAGATTTTAATGTTCAATTAAGCTGTGGAAAAGATTCTAATTCTTTAGCGGGAGATTTGGAGGTTCTTTCTGACGTAGACCTTATTAATCAGGGGGAATGGTCGGCTGTTCCTCCCGGTGATCCGCAGAGTTTTATGCTCAACTCACATTCATATGCTATTCCACGGAGAGGTAAAGTCGTTGTAAGTGATTTTTCGCCAATGAAAATTGATTTGACACAAGACTTTGGAGGGTTGTGTACTTTCAGAGTTAAGGTTGCAGACTTTGTTGGTGGCTATTGGCCTGGAGAGGAAAATGAAGGAGAATACAGGGGCCTGGGGTTTATCGGCGCAAACCTTCTTTGGATATGGGAGGATGAAGAAGAGGAGCCTGAGCAGGCCAACTCTCCACCGAATACAAACTTTAAGCTTAGCTTTATTCCCGCCGGGGCAGAAGGGGGTAATGCAGAGGCCGTAGAGGTTGAGGATGGAGCGTCCGTTCCAGTTGGAGTAACGTTAACTCTCGACGGCTCATTAAGCACGGATTCCGATGGCGATCCATTGAGCTGTAATTGGACGGTAATGATGGCAGGAGAACAGGTTGTCTTGGACGACCATGGGTCTGTTGTAGAATATCTCGTTACAGAAGGTATGGCAGGATCGGGCGTAACAATGTCGCTACAAACTAGCGACGGGATTGATCTTGGAAATACTGTAAGTAAATCCTTTTCTATAGAGATAGCGAATGTTAGGCCAACTGCAGACTTTAGCTTTACAATTGGTGATACAGAAGTTCTTATGGTTGAGCTAAACACTCTATCGGATACTGTTCAGCCAGTCAATATTAAGCCGGAGATTGACGACGATGATGCAGGAGATGTTTTGACATGCTCTTGGGCCGTATCCGGCCCTGTAGAGGTGAGCACAGATGGTTGGGCTACAGATGGTTCTGAGTTTTCCGTTACACTCCCTGCTTCTGCAGGAAATTATGATGTTCAATTAATTGTTAATGATGGCATGGACAATAGTGATCCTGCGATTAATACGTTAAGAGTTAATCAATTGCCTATAGCGAACTTTACAATTGTATCAGGAAGTGATGTAACTGGAGACTTAGTGACTTGTGCTTCCACATCTACAGACGATGGATCTGTCGCTGGTCAGGCATGGACCTTTTCTTCTGTTCCGAATGGATCATTATTAACTAATGCTGATATTCAGAATGCAGATGCAGTTACTGCCTCATTCACCCCTGACGTAGAAGGCTTTTATGCGGTAAGCCTCGTCGTCGTAGATGACGAGGGATCATATAGCGTTGAAAAAATTAATGCAATAGATATTTCTGCGGCAAATACAGCGACAATAGTGACAATAACTGCTCACTCTGGCAGTGAAGCGAATCCTAGTCAGACGGTGTTTCTTGCCGATGACTGGATCTATTTGAAAGCGACAGCTATTGATCCTGATCCCGAGCCGGAAGGGTTTGTGTATATTTGGGAAAGACTTAATGACCAAAATATAGTTGTCCAGACGGTTACTCACGATGTTTCCGCCGATGATCAGACTCCACTAATAGACCTACTAAATATCGGGTCATTAGCAAGAGACACTTATTCATGGCAGGTTAAAGTTATCGACGCTCAGGGTCTTCCGGGCAACACTGCGCAATTAACATTTGAGGTTCTTAACTCTGATCCAGTAGTTGTTATTGACTCAGTAGACGGAACCACAGAGGTTGATGCAAATGTGTCACTAAATGCAACCGCAACAGATATTGATGGAGATGAGCTAACTTATGACTGGACTGTTCAGACTCACACCGCAGATGGCGACCCAACATATAGCTTTAGCTCTACTTCGGCTCAGGATCCAGATTTTACTACCGATATGTTCGGAGAGTACACTTTGGAGCTTAGTGTTACTGATGGCAACGGAGGGCAGGCGAGTGCTGTAGTCACAGTAGAGTTTGTTGCGGCTAATCAGGCGCCTACTGTATCTATCGAGGGCACCGAAGGAACCCTTGAGACGGGCGAAAGCATTATTATGGTTGCTACAGCGGGTGATGCAGATGGGATAATTGAGACTTATGCTTGGACTGTGGAGAGTCAGCCTGGAGATACCGCAAGCTTTGTAAATGATGCAATAGAAGATCCAGAGTTTACTGCAGCGACAGCAGGAGACTATACTCTTAGATTGACTGTAACAGACGATGATGGAGGGACAGCATATGCTGAGCATAGCTTTACACTTGTTGATCCAAATCAGCAGCCCGCCGCCTCAATAGTGGCGTCTTTTGCAGGAAACGTAGGAGAGGTCGGAGTTCTTGTGACGGCAGATGGAACTGGCAGCAGCGATCCAGATGATGATGCACTTACATATGCTTGGACATTTAGTGTAGTTCCGGACGGAAGCAATATATCTGATGATAGTGATTTAGATCCAAACGATGTATCAATTCAAACATTCACTCCAGATGTGACAGGGCTGTATACCATCAACCTTATAGTTACGGATGTGCATGGTTATGCTAGCCCTCAAGCTTCGGCAAGCGTATTTGCTGCTGCAGCTAATCAGCAGCCTGTATTGCACTTAGTCGGCGGCCCTGGTACTGACAGTATATCTATCAACCAAGGCGACGATTATGCTGACGCAGGAGCTACCGCAACAGATGCAGAGGATGATAATGATGCATTGACGGCAAATATCGTCACGGAAAGTAATGTTAATATAAATGTGCCAGGAGTTTACACGGTTACTTATAATGTAACTGACTCCGGAGGCCTTGCCGCAGATACTATCACGAGAACCGTTACAGTCGTTCCTGTTGCAGAAAATAATCCTCCAAGCATTATTATGGCAACATATGTAGGACAAGAGCAGGGGACGCCAGGGGCACTTGCCCAAGGTGAAGGCGGTTACTTGTGGCCAACTGGTCCGGAGAATACTGCAGTCGATGGTGGGTTTAATTATCCAGATGTTCAACTTGGTTCATATATATCTTTTTATGGAGGAAGATCAGCAGACACAGAGGATACCGGCGGGGCAATGGACGTAGAAGATGGGGTTGTGAATCTCAATTATACCTGGAAGATAATAGAGGCCGCAGAGGGTTCGGGGTATAATAACGCAGGGATCTTTAATAAGCCAAATCCAGTCGCAGGAGATGGAGATCCTCCGATAAATAATCCAGTAAATGATGGAGGCCACTATACCTCTATTCAGATACAGCCCGATAAGGGAGGGGTTTATGCAATAAAATTTGAATTGAAAGATTCTAATAATGCAGTGTCTCAATTCGTGGTAAGATTTAAAGCGGTTGGATAAAAAGGGAGCGTCGATGAATGCTTATGTTTTATTGGGCTGCAATGGATTTACGGATACAGAGGGTTTTTTGTTTTGTAACTCCATTACAAACCATATAGTTGATTTATCTAAAATAAAATATGACGAAAAAGAAAGGGTGATTAACTTTCTGGATAAGGCATGCGGCCTTTTTGATGCGGCCTGTTATGACTACAACAAGTGCATCAATATAGTAAATTTTTTATATCGTCAATATGGTATTATAGACGAAGATGGGCTGCATAAAATACAGGCTTTTTTAAAAATGCACAAGAGATGCGGTATTTATGTAATGTTAATATTAAAGGAGGATTATAGTGTCTGATATAAAGGTTCCGAAGAACACAAAGTATATGGATTCAAAAAAGGGTGAGGTACAGAATAATATAGAGAGCGCTTTTAATGATTATAAAAAGCTTCTCGCAGATAAGACTCATCCTGATAATCAAACTCCTGCTTACCACAACAATGTTGTAGCAGCTTTAAATCGTCTTTTAATTGCGGCGGATGAATTAGACGGAGTAAACCCGGGCGAGGGCATCTTCGGGCTTATAGTTTTATCCCTAAGGTCGTGTCTAAAGCTTCGGGACGATAATACAAAGTTAGAAGTAGAGGTTCGAGAGCTTAAGCGCGAGATAGGCAGGATTAAAAAGAACCAGAGAGTAAAATGACTTTTAAAGATAAAGTTGTAAACCTTATTTTGGAAAGAATATCGGAGGCAAGCAAGCATGTTCGGCAGCTGGAGAATGACAGTAGTAAATTTTCTGTTGCTCCAACTGATAATAGTGTGTATATTGCTCGGGTAGGGTATCGAGAGGCCCTGCAGGATATTCTTTCCGAGATAAGGAGCATTAATGAAGTCGAATGATATAATTGAAATCTTTGAGCAAAAAAAGGAAGAAAAATTATTTTCGTTATTAAAATCTTTTGGAATAAAAACAGAGTATGTTGAGTTAGATAAGAAAAGATTTTTTGATATTTATAGCATAAAGTTGGCTAACGGGACTAGGTCCTCAAGGTTAGACCGAGTTCTTGTAGATGTAGGTATGGCTATGTCGTCTCACTCTCACCCCAATGGGTACCCCGTTATGAAGGACGGGGTATATAAGATCGAGGTACAAAGAGAAGAGATTGAGTCCCCTACTTTTATGCAGGTATATAATGCCTTTCCAAAGAATTATTATGCCCCCATCGCTTTGGGTATAGACTCTTTTGGAGAACTTATGCATACAGACATTAATTCTATTCCGAACCTATTAGTGGGGGGCACTACTGGCTCTGGGAAGAGCGTTTTGCTTCACAGCTTTATTCTATCCCTATTGGGGTCGGATACAGACCTCTACTTGATAGACCCAAAAATGGTTGAGTTTGGTATTTATCGAGATTTAAATTCGGTTAAAAAGATTGTGCATTCTGCTGAAGATGCGGCTTTTTTAATAGATGAGGTTAGGAGTATTATGGAGGTTAGGTTTTCATTGCTTCATAAGTTTAAAGTTAGAAGTGCTGCCGAATATAATCGAGGAGCAAGTCCAAAGACTAGGTTGAGACCTATAGTTATAGTTGTTGATGAGTGGGCGGATATAGTTCTGCAGGATAAAGAGGTGCAGAAAACACTATGCCTTGTTGCTCAAAAAGGACGGGCTGCAGGTATATCTATTATTTTGGCCACACAAAGACCATCATGCAGGGTTGTCTCTGGGTTAATTAAAGCGAACTTTCCCGGAAGAATTGCCCTTAAGGTTGCATCCGCTGTTGACAGTAGGGTTATATTAGATCAGGGTGGTGCTGAAAAAATTTCTGATATAGGGACGGGGCTATACCTTGACGGTGGATTGTCAAAGCCCAAGCTTTTCCGAGCCCCAAATATAGTTGACATTCAAGGGGAATTGGCTAAAATAAACCCAATTGCTAAAAAGAAGCCATCGTTTTGGGGCAGGTTTTTATCTTGAGAACTCTTAATAAAGAAGAAATATTAAACTCAATTAAAATAGTTGAGATAGCCACTCGCAAAGGAGTTGCTTATGAGCAGGTTAATAGCGGGAATTTTACGCATAGATGCAAGTGTCCAGGAAAGGATCACAAGAGCGGGCTAGAAAGAACTGGATCATTATATATAGATAATGATAATAACAATTTTTATTGCTTCGGATGTGGTGCATCAAATAATGTTATAGATTTTTACATCTTATGTGTTGATACTGACTTTTTAACGGCGATCAGAGATTTATCTGAAATGATAGATCCAAAAGATGTCACGTCTGTTCCGCGAGCAAAGCGCCAAACTAATTTTTCAAAGATATTAGAAATATCTGGATTATTTCGTGTCGCCCAAAAGGCTCATCCTAGTGATTTAGAATGGATAGAGAGGCTGATGAAAAAGACTGATGCTTACATTCTGTCAATAGACAGATATGATATACATAAAGCAAGCAATATATTTAAGGGCGTAAGACGCGCCTTGAATCGGAGGTACTCTAAAAAATGAGAGTAATTGTATGTGGAGATACTCATATTGGAGCCGTATTTGGTCTTGGCAGGCCAAATGGGAATGGCGGAAATACCAGGGTAGACGACTATAGTGATAGTCTTAATTATGTGATCGATCACGCAATCGATACTAAGGCGGATATCTTTATACAGACTGGAGATATATTCGAGCATAGAGATCCAAGTGTTGAGCATATGGCTATTGTAGACAAAGCTCTTAAGAGATTGTCGAATGCAAATATTGCAACATTTGTAATAATGGGGAATCATGATTACAAGAGAAATGGAGAAAGTTTTACTAGCTCAATAACATCACTGTCATCCTGTGAGTACCCAAATGTAAGAATGCTTTTGGAGCCAGAAGTTGTACAGGTGTGCAATGTTGATAATGAAAAGGTTAATATCTTATTGCTGCCTTATAGGGATAGGAGGATGTATGCCGGGGCAGATTCGAGAGAGCAATCTGCGGCATATGATGAGTATATAAAGAGCGAGGTGGGCTCGATAGATAACGAATTTCCAATAATCGCAGTTGGGCATAACTTTTTTTATGAAGGAAGTTATAATGATTATGGTGGTGCAGAATTGATGGTAAAGCCAGCATCTTTTCGTGGGTGTGATGTTGCTATGATGGGACACTTGCATCAATTCAGAGTGCTTAGAAAAAGGTCTCCGGTATGTATATACACCGGCTCTATGGAGCGATCAAACTTTGGGGATGCAGAGGTAGATAAGTATTTTATAGATTACAGCATAAATCGAAAGAAGGCAAAGTTTTATAAGATTCCGGTCAGAGGGCTTATCGATGCCACAGAGGATTTGTCTGGACTTGATTTCGCAGACATCTTGCCGGGGCTAAACGATGTTATCGACGCTCACGATGTGTCGGAAAAGATAATTAGGTTCAAACTAATAGTAGACGAGAAGGTTCTCCCGGCTGTAGACAAATCGTACATACAATCCAGACTGTATGATAATGGAGCATTCCACGTTTCTAAGGTTATCATAGAGGTAATCTCAAAAAGAGTTGTAAGAGATAACTCTGTCCTTAATCATAAGGATGACTTCTCAATGTTTAAGGCATTTATTGAGTCACAGGATATTGACGAAGAATATGGAAAGATTCTTTTAGAAGAAACAAAAATAATAATGGGAGAATAATGATACCTATTAAGCTAAAAATGGAAAATTTCTTTTCTCACAAAGATAGTGAAGTAGATTTTACAAAATTTAATTCAGCCCTCTTAATTGGAAATACCGAAGGTGATTACGACAAATCTAACGGATCGGGAAAGAGCGCTATTTTTGAATCCGTTTTGTGGTGCTTGTTTAACAAGTCTAGAGCCTCAATGATGGACGATATAATCAGGTGGGGAGAGACAACGTGCTCTGTAACATTAGAGTTTAAGCACAATTCTCAGATTTATAGAGTTAAGAGAAATAGAAATAGAATGAATTCGACCTCTACTATTGAGTTTTCTTATCTTGATAAGGCTGGGGATTGGAACGATATATCTTGCTCTACTTCTGGTGATACAAATGCAAAGATAGAATCGATAATTAAGCTTGACTACAAAACCTTTGTAAACTCTATTTACTTTAGGCAAAATGATATATCTGAATTCGCAGATGCAGAGCCCTCTAGAAAGAAGGAGATACTTAAATCTATAGTTGATATCTCCAGGTGGGATTCTTATGAGAAAAGCGCAAAGAAAGTAGCTAGAGACATAGGTTTGGAATGCAAGGTTTTAAAGAAGTCTATAGAAGATTATGATCAAGTTACAGAAAGGCTTGCCGGAGTCAGGGTTGAGATAGAGGCTTCAAAGGGCAAGTCTGCTGTAGCTCAGGCTAAGAAGAAGGTCATATCAAAAGAGGCAGAGGAGTTGAGCAAGAAATACGTCACAATTAAGAAGTCTCTTGATACCGATACCTATGATCGAGCTGTTGACCATCTCTCGTCATTAAATGACGAGCGCAAAATAGTTCAAGAACAATTGTCAAAGCAAAATATTTTTGTTCAAAAATATTCTAATGAAAAAGATACTTTAAAAAAGGAACGGGATAGCCTTTTGGCCTCTCTGCTCGGAAAGGAGGAGGTGATCATACCGGACGGAAAAATAGAGGACGTAAGAGTGCAGCTTACTCACTATAAGTCTCAAAAATCTTCCTCAGAAGAGATGCTTAAAAATTTGCGCGATCTGGATATCTCTCCAGATCATTGCTATGTGTGCAGGCAATCGATTGGCAATGCATTATACAAAGAGCTTAAGAATGATTACGAATCTAACGAGGCAGAGTATAAAGCTGGGCTGAGCGAGTCTAATAAGGAGATCTTAATCTTAGAGGGAGAGATAGATAGCCTATTAAAAATAAAAAAAGAAAACGAGGGCCTTAGGCTTATTAGGAATAAAGTTGAGGCAGAAGAATATAAAATAAGTTTGGTTGGTGAAAATCTCCAAAAACACACAGAGGCTTTGAGTGGCCTAAAGATAAGGCTGGAAAATATAGACTTTAAAGTAAATAATAACAAAGAGCTTCTTGAGTCTATTAAAAATGAAGACTTTCAAAGTATTCGTAAAAAATTAAAGGCTTTAAAGACAGAGCGTGAAGAGTTGATTGAAAATATCTCTGATGAAGATAAGGAGATGGGAAGGCTTATGGAGAGAGAGTCTTTGCTCGTAGAGCGGGAGACAAAGATGCTTAAGGATAAAAAAAGCATATCTGAAAAGATGAAACGAGCCTCTCTTTTTGAAAAGCTATCAAAGATGTTCGGAAAGAATGGAATCCAGGCGATACTTCTTGATACGGTAATAGAGGACCTGGAGAAGACTGCAAATTCTATTCTTGCATCTATATGCAATGAACCTGCCGTTATAGTCCTTGAGACACAACGGCTCGGTGCAGATGGGTCCTCGGTGATTGAAACTCTGGATCTTAAAGTTCGTAAAGACGGACATTTGCAGAACTTTAAGTCGCTTAGTGGAGGGGAGCAGTTCAGGATATCTTTGGCGCTAAGGATTGCCTTAAGCGACATGTCTAGCCGCTACGGAGGTTCAAGCTTAGAGTTTCTTCTATTAGATGAAGTAAATTCGCCACTGGACAGATATGGCGTAGAGACTTTGTTTGTGAGCGTTATAAGATCTCTTGAGGATAAATATAAGATACTAGTTATAACTCACGACGAATCTTTGAAGGAAAAGTTTGATAATGTAATTAATATAACAAAGGTTAATGGAGAAAGTGAGCTGGAGTTTACTACCAGATAGTATGCTAATTTTATCACATATTCTGCGAGGTAACTTATGATTGTTTTAACTTTAGAAGAGAGTGTAGAAGAATATATTTCTGGCGTGCCAGCGTATGTAGAGTTTTCTACAAGCAAACCAGCTACGGTTTTTTACACTTTAGATGGCACAACTCCTGATGCAAGCTCTTTGATAGCTGTGGGTCGAGTTTATCTGCCAACAGACGGGGGGTCAGTGTCGCTCAAGGCTATGGCTATATCTTCGGAAGATTCTTCTGCAATTTTAGAAGAGGAATACAGCACAGACTCTACAGATTTATCTGGCCCAAGACACATTGGCGACGAAGGCATTATAATTTTGCCATACGGAGAAGATGCCGTTGAAACGTTATCTGTTGATTCAGATGGAGGTCCCTCACAGACATCTGCTATCTCGTTTGAAGATTTGGACATAAAGGCATCTTCTGTTGATTCAGATGGAGTTCAGACTGAGGGCGGGAAAACCTCTGTATCTTTTATAAACTTTCCTTCGGTTTTATCATCAGATGATAGCTTTTCAGTCTCTTACGTGAATGACAATGCGGAGTTCGATCCGAAGGCAAAGTTTATTATAATGGACGGCTCCACTGATGAGTTAGCGGAAAATCAAGTTGTCAAAATTGTAAACCGTACTTATAGTACATTTGGACCGACGACAAAGTTTTATGATGAGAGGTTAGGGGAAAAGGAGCCGATTGTAACTGGGAACTATGTAAATAGTTTTTATAATCAGAAAACAGGAATTTATGTATCTTACTACTGGGAGAGTCTTGAATCAAGGTGGATAAAGTCTATTCAAAGAGTTGAAAGGACAAAGGTAAAGGGCTCGAATAAAGCTTCGAATTCCTTTGTATATAGGTGGGTTCAAGATAGGTCGTTAAGCCAGATTTTTTAGAAAATTTAGGAGTTGTTTTGTTAAAGTTATCAGTATCGTCAATGGACACCTATACAAAGTGCCCAAAGAAATATCATTATAGATATATTGAAAAGCCAGATGTTCCGCAGGCAAAGTGGGGATTCACAGAGTTTGGATCATGTGCCCATCTGATCTTAGAGCTATTTCACAAGGAGGTAAAGGAGAGTAATACAGACCCAAGTCAGTATTCTATTTTGCTAAAAGAATGCTTTAAGAAGGGGGTGAAAGAGTTTGATCTATCCATACTAGAGGAGCCAGTCTGGATGCCTAACGGCGACCAATCTGGCTTAATTGCGTTAAGAGAAATAATGCAAACTTACCTAGACAAGGTGAGGTCGGAAGGCTTGCCGGACGTAATAGGTATAGAGATGCCTTTTAATTTCAAGATAAATGATGACACAACCGTAAGAGGATTTATTGACAGGGTGGACAGAGTTGGGCCTGGGGAATATCGAGTACTCGACTATAAGACCAGTAAGAATATGAAGTATTTAACTGGATTTCAACTTCTGGTATATGCGGAGGCTTTAAGAAGAAGGTTCAAGGATGTAGAGGTTGTTCATGGATCTTATTTAATGTTGAAGCATAATTGCTCGACCAAAGATTACACATTTACTCTGGATGACCTTGGGGCGTGTAGAAAAACAATTCTAAAAAAGGCCGGCTATATAGATACAGATTCTACCTGGGTTAAAAAGCCTTCTATATTATGTCGGTGGTGTGATTACAGGGCTATATGTCAAGATGCATGGGCCGAATAGGGGGGCATATGAAAAAAGAATTTGAAGGCATTGTTAAAATGTATGAAGAGGAGGTGTGGATAAACACTCGTACAAAAGAGGGGTATGCACGTGTGCTCGAAAGGATTGATCCTCTTTTGTGCAAATGGGCATCAAAGACATATATGTCAGGATATACTTTTGAGGATATAAAGCAAGAGCTATCTTTGATTATAATTGAAGGAGTTAATGCATATGACCCTAGTAAAAAAGTAAAATTAAGTACATTTTTACATACGCACTTAAGAAATAAGTTGGTCTCAAAGCTCAAGAGTGTAAACAAATTATCTAATGATGCCTATGGTCTTTCAGAGAAGGGGAAGGTAGAGATGTGCTCCTGCGGAGGAGTGATTGCCAAGGGGAAGTCTTGTTATACATGCAATGTTTGCGGGGCTCAACATAAGCAGGTATATCGCAGATCAAGAGAGGAGCTTATTTTTAGCGCAATGCCAAAGACAGATCCTGGGAGTGGAGAGGAATATGGGGAGTTTCAAAACTCTCTGTCTAATTCAGACAGTCTTTACTCGGGCGGCACATCATCATATGACGATGTTGAGTTAGAAATGGCGATAAATAAATTGTCAAAAACAATTGACGAGAAAACATTCTTAATATTAAAGATGGTTTGCTTGGAGGGATATTCTATAAAAGATGCTGCAAACGAAGTTGGCCTTACGGGATGGGCTGCCAGCATGAGGCTTAAGAAATTAAGTCGTTATAAGATAATAAACGATCTATTATCTGAATATCTTGATAAATAATGAAGAAAGAATTATTAAAATATATAGATGAAGAGAAATCTATATCTAAATATAAAATAACTCTATTAAGAAAAGGGCCAGAGAAGCCTTATAAGACAAGACTTCTTTCGATTGAGTCGGATTTTATTTCATATCCATTTCACAAGATTAAAGCCGAAAACATTAATGAATTAAAAGATGCTTTAAATCTATTTCGCCTAGATAGGGCGGAATTTAATAAAGCCTATTCATCTGAGAGTTTGGATAAAACGAGGGTAATATCAGCGAGTCAATTAGATAACCTGCGAGATAAAATCGCTTTTTATGAAAAGCTACATAAGACCTTGTTGGAAAAAACTCTTCAAGAAGTTAATATTATTCAAAATGAATATATAAAATCAAAGGTAAGCAAAGAGCTTAGATCAGAGGGTGTTGACAGCTTGCTGGAAGCAGAGGGGGCCGCCATATCTAAGGAGCGAGCCAGAATACAAATTTTAATTTATGCTTTGGGCAGGTATATATATCACGAAGTGCAGTCTGCAAAAGATATATTAGATTCTAACAAAGAAATATCCGCCACCATATATGACTCAGCAAGATATAAGCTTAACTCTATTCTTGAAAATATAAAGTTTAATATTTTTAAATATTATAATGATGGAATAAAAGAGGTTCCGTTATTGATAAATGGGACTCTGGGCCATAATAACTTTGTACACTCAGTATATCCGTTGGTTAATTTGATAAATAAACACTCTAATTCTTATAAGATAGAAAGAGTTCTACCTATAGATATGTCATTTTTTAAAGAATCTGGAAGGCCAATTAGAAAGCGCTTTGTAGAGAGGGGGTTTTCGATTATCACCCCAATTAATAGGGTTGGGAATGAGGCTATAAGCTTATTGCACATAGAGTTATGGAGTGAGTCGGGAACTCTGCTGACTCCAATCGTTGAAAAAAGTTTTTATAATTATAATAAAAATAAAGAATATTATAAGGCAATATCAACCAAGCCCATATGGAGTATGAATAATCATATAGATAATCCATTTCTTTTAAGAGAGGTTTTGGCACTATTATCCTTAGATAAAGAGCCTCTCGTCGGGTCAATAGACTTTTCCGATAAGGCCTTGACGGAAAGGATAAACAAAACATCAAATGGAGAGATTATTATATGTTCAAAATTTAGTAAAATATTAGTTGCAGCAACTAGATCGGAATCAGACCACATTAAGCAGGCATGTTCTTGGGTAGACTTACTAATAAAACAAATAAAGAATGATTATAAAACTCTTTTTAATCCTCTGGCGAGCCGGGGGATGAGTGCCGCAGATAGGGTAGTCCGAGTAACAGGCTTTGGAGAATAGAGGGAAGACATGAGCGTTAATGTAATTAGGAAGGTTAATGATATAAAGGCTGCGCTTAAAACGAGCCACGGTATAGATGGCGAGGCTAATGAGCAGGATTTTAAGATTGCCTTAGAAGATTATCACGGACATCTGAAGAGCAATGTAGACATCTTGAATAGCTTGTTAAGCCATCAGGAGCCTGATGAAGAACAAGAGGAGGGGTTTGTCCCAGAGGAGGCCGGGGTTGATCGTGATCTTACTTATGGCGGACGGTCAGACACCGATTATGATCCTGAAAGTGGCTGGTTTGAAGACTCCCGACCAGATGAAATTCAAGGCGAATCCTTTATGCCAGGCGAGGAAAGGGTAAGGGAAGAGGTTGATGTTACGGCAGCTTTGTCCAAGGGGCTTATTGACGGGGGCATTAACGGATTAGAGGTCAGCCTTGGGTCCATGATGAATTCGGCGGCTGGTTATAATGCATATCAGGCATATGATAAAAATAAAAATCTTATGTTAGCCATTGAGTTTTTTATAAAAGAATATGGACTGCCAGCTTTTCTGAGGGATTCTTGGGACATAATTAATGATGCCTGGGAAAATATCGAATTAGAAGAAGAGCTTGCCCCAAAGGATGAGGTTCCAGACACAGGTCGCCTTGAATGGGAGAGCCTTGAGCCGATACGTGAAATAACTAGAAAGCAATATATGCACCTATATGACGCAACTCCTACTAAAAATATATATCTTAATGTTGCTATTGATACAAAGTTTTATAGGCAAGAAGATTCTCCAGAGACTTATGAGGCAAGGCTAAACGGTGCAATAGAAAGCGCGGAAGAAAATTCCGTTACAGCTTTGAATTTTTATGATATTTTTTCTGAACTAGGCGATGATGCAGCTGGCTATATGATAGAGGATGTCAATGGCAAGCCTCATGCTGTCATGTCAATCGGAAAGATACAGGCAATTCGTCAGGCCATACTTAATAGGCTGGCCCAGATAAGAGAAAGATCACAAGACGCTAAGAAGGATTTGAATTCTGCTTCTTTAGTTTTTTCGGAGGATGGATTTACTATTTCGGCAAAGAGGTTGGTCGAAACGGCTGAAATAAAAAGACAGATAATTTCAGATCAATTAGACGACCTTGTCTCTGCTATAAAAAAGAGAGACGAGTATATTTCTCATGAGTTATATGAGATGGGTAGATCGGGGGAGGTTAATACAGGGGACCTTCTAAGAACTCAGGCATTTTCTGTTTCCAAAATAATAAGAGACAGTAGGTCTGAGGTTTTTAAGCTGCTGTTAGAGGTGGTCAACCAAATTGTTTTCATAGACCTAGAGGCTCAAGTATATCATCTAAAGGGTGGAGATAAAAATGCGTCAAAGGTTAAGTTTAGAGAGAGCTGGACCACATATGAAGAGCCGTTTGAAGAAAAGATTCAAGCTGAAATAAAAAGAAAAATTCGTAATTTCTTCACGAGACAGTCGAGAGCCGCTTGGGTATCTAAATCATTTTGTAGATATATGACAAGCCAAATATCAAGAGATAAAATCAGAGAAGGAGTTGTTAATGTTGTTTCGGAAAGAGTAACTACTAGCTGGAATTATGCAGATTGCTCTGTTTGTGGAAAGAGTATTTACACAAGAAAGAGTAAAGAGTCATATGGGCAGAGCAGAAAGTCTGGATCTATTAGTCCAGAGGCATATTCGGAATATAAAACTCAAATGTATAGCCTAGTAAGGCATGCAGATGGGCAATTAATAACTACAGATATGCTGCAGCAAGTAGACGAGGACGGAAACCACATCAGGTTTGAGCCGCCGCCAACTCTCGCGCAAGTGGGGGCGGGTTCAAAGACTTGGGCGGAGATAGGGCAGATGGTTTCGTCTGGCTCTAGAGATGTACATGCCGAGGGTGTCCGGAGGCAGGCTTGGGCCCTAAAGACGATGGGAGCCGCGAGAATCCCTGGTGGCGAGGTGCAGATTTCAGACAAAAGATTTAGATGCCCTTATTCAAATGCAAGTGATAGACCGCCAGAACTAAGGGCAGACAAGCTGTCTGTTAAAGACCAGACCTGTGGTTTGGATATAGATTTATCTCCAATTTTTGATTCTTCCGCAGGAGTTCCGTCAGCATGGGAGTTGCAGACTGCAGGCGGTTCAGCTGGTGACATCGAGGGTCATTTAGACCAAGCGGTAGAAGAGGGGCTCATAACAACGGAGGTCGCGCAAGATATTTTGTCCGAGCTAGAGAAAAGAAGGGCTGGAGGATGGAAGTTCTCTAACAAATACTTCAATTGTCCCACCAGGATATTGGGGGAAGAAGGTGGTACGATAAGTGATCATGAAGAATTATTAAATCAGTTTTCGTTTATTGCAAGCCCAATATCTGGCCCAATATCTGCGGATAAATTAGCCCTTATAGAGGCTGGCGACAAAAGTATAGTCATAGATCATGACTCATCACAATTGCATCCGCCCAGTGATGGTCTTGGCGGGTATTCTCTTCCAGAAGAAGGGACCTTGTCATATCTTGTCTGCGGAGCCCATGTAAGTCTGTCATCCTTCGACAGGAGCTTATTTTCGGAATTATTAAAATCTATTGTGTCAGAGTCTATGGATAATATGAAGGACTTTATTGAGGCCTTGATATCTATGGGAGTGGAGGTTAGCGACATTATTCCCTTCCTTTCCAATGCCTCAAGTCCAGAGGCGGCAATTGATGAATTAGAGTCTGCTGGTCGTCTAGACAAGCTTTCAGGTTTACTTTCCCTAGCTATGGCTAGTCCGGTAGATTTGGATAAAAAGGTCAGACATACAGGCAAGAGCCGTATGGAAATATTGCAAGATTTAGTTTTAGTGTGCAGACATGGCCACAAATTCTCCGTTAAGGATTCCCTTTACTTTGGAAGAACACATACTGGAATTAGCCTATCTAATAGACGCGGCTCTGTTTATAACAAGCGCCAGATCGCTCGTTCGGGCCTCCTTTCGTCAGAGGGTTTAGATAATTTTGATATATCTACAAGATTATTCTCAAACCAAGGAGATCATTATATTGTTGAACTATCTCCAGAGGATCTTTTGGGCTCAGATTCAGAACGGTTTTTTGAATATTCAGAGTGGGTGGATAGGGTCGATAAGGTAAAGCGAGTAGCCTTTGGCGTTCCTGGATCCAAGAGGCTATATACATTTGGGGCAATATCAAGAGATTATATTTGGGGCTCTGAACAGAGGGCTAGGTGGAGTACTGCAAGGCCAAGGGAGACTAAGGATCCTAAGACTACAGTGTTTATAGAATCTAATACTGGGTTAGAAGATTCAATGGATGACCAAGAAGATGGTCGAGGCCTTGGGGCTCAGGGTAGGGCTAGTCTGGCCGTCCAGAATGATAACGAAGACTTCTTTATATTAGGTCGAGAAAATGAATACCTAAAAGATCAAGCGGCAGGGGTGCTGAGAATAACAACTCCCGTAGGAGAGGTATTGAAGTCTCTTCTGATTTCGTGCAGAGATTTTTTGAGGATGGCAACAACCCTTGATATAGAGGGAAGACTGGTTGGTGAGCCGATTTTATTCAGAGAAAGATATGATGATGAAATTGAGGCTAATATTTATTTGATCATAAGGGCGCTAGTAAATACGGCTAAGGCGGTTGAGGATAAAGAGGATATAGTTGATGACGCATTTGCAATAGTCAGAGGCGGACTTCTGGAGGCTCTATATGATGTTGATCATAGGTTTTTGGCATATCTGGGGCGGGCTTTTCATAAAGAGTTAATTGTTGAGATGTCAAAGGCCGTTCTTATTGCGGCAAGAAATAGGCATGGAGCCGAAGCGGTTGAGAGATATAGGAGGACTTTGTTCAGCAGAGGTACAGGCGGGTCCTCTTTGGATGTTCAAAGTATTCGCGGGATAATGATGGAGGATGCTTCTGTTTCTGATGTTTTAACAAGAATAACAAATGCTTTGACTATTTCGTTAGGCGGGTCCGAATCTAAAAAAATTGTAGATCCAGGAGCAACGACGGACAAGGTAGTTAAGATGCGTGGGCAAGAATATATGGGAAGAGTTATTCATGCTGCCAGTGCATTTTATTTGGCAGACGTGATTTCCAGAATATATAACATGTATATGAAAGATCCCAGGGCCATGGCCTATGTCGGATACGATATAGGGGTCGACTTGTCAAGTCCGGATAAGATCATCGCGCTAAGCGACAGCGATATACAGGCCGTTGTTGTTGGCGTTTCTAGCGATATAGCTAAAAAAATAGATTCAGAAAGGCGTCAAAAGGAAAGGTATAAGATAAAGGATGAATCGCAGGAAGTTGATTTTGAATCAGCATGGTACCAGAGGCATTACGATAATATAAACAAATGTCTTATGGCACTGCGAGCCCAAGCTGCTCATGTTATGGCAGCATGCACGTCCAGGCCGTATCAGTTAAAAGCCGTCGATTATATTAGATCTTCTTTAACAGAAGTTGTTGATGCAGAAGAGGAGGCCGGAGAGGCAACTGAAAGTTCATCGAAAGCTCGCGCCATTATAGACAATGTTCTTACTAACATTCCGTTTACCTCAATTGGCATGAGTCATGATGGAAAATATGCAAGATTTCACCAGGGAGTGCGCCAGCGTACATCTGGCTCTAAAGGTCGAGGAGAGCGGGGCAAGAGGTTTAATTATCAGACATCCGATGAGGATGTATCTTTTGAGTTAATTCCGCCGTTTGCAGCAGTTATTGCCGATTTTAATGGGCCAGAAGATTATTTTCCAATTTATGTTTTAACTGAACGTGGAGCTATTTATCATCAATTTGATATTAATGTTCCAGAGCCTCCATCCAACAACTTCGTATATGTACTCTGTAAGTCAAATATTCCAGGCTCAATAGAGCTTGAAGACGTTGTATTGCCAGACTCTTATTCTGAATCTGGATGGATGGTCCTAAGTGTAGACAGAAGAGATAAGAGGTTTATTTTTGAGGCGTCTTCCAGAAAGAGTGTAAAGTTGGTTAAAAATAAGGGAATAAAAGAAGGCATAAGCCTGATAAATCATCCGGCAACAAAATCTGTCGAATCAGATGGAGTAGTTATTGGATACGTGAATGAAGAGCTTGGGTTTGATACAACAAGAGGGTTTTATGTTGGCTCGATGTCTACAAGGAGCGGGGCCGACTTATCTTTTCCTCCAACGCAGATGGGGTTTGGCGTCAACTCGGTTGGGGTGCCAATTCCGTTAGATTATCGTGGCGAAGATGTAACTAAAAATGCTACTGATATACCTATTGCTTCGGCCAGAATCCCGGTTTCATTGCTGGGAAGCAGCCCCGGCCCAATGATTGATATAGAAATGTCAGACCTTTTGCAGCGCAGCCCGAAGGATGAGGCCTTTGAGATCCTAAGGGAGATTGAGCGAGTCTATGTGGCTTATGAGGCTGAGTTGCGAGAGCAAAAGATTGTTAATATAGGCAGGCCGGATGTGGGAGATCCAGAGGTAAATCAACACGTTAAGCCTTGGGGCGGCGGCCTGATTGAATCTGAAAAAGAGAAGGTAAGATTAAGGTATAGAAAGATAATAAGAGCACTCTTCGATCAGTATAGGGGTATGCCATATAATGTAGTAAAGACCGGATGTGGAACAAAGACCTCTCATACTAATGCTGAGCGGAAAATTATGTTAGAAACAGGAGGGAAGGCCCCGTCAAGAGCGTCGAGATATTCCGTAAGAAATTCTTATTACATTCCCTTTGTTGACTTTGTACTTATGCATAGATTTTTAACAAGAGAGTGTTTTTCTCCAGAGTGGGGCGGCCATCAGCTATGGTCCCCTGAGGAAAATCTTGAGCAAGTAAATGAAAAAAGAGATGCAATAGAACAGTTTGTCATTAATGCTCATGGGCTAAATACTCTGGCCGCACAGCTTATAAAGATTCTAGATGCGGCCGGTGACCAGCCCGGAATGAATATTAGAAATATTCATGTAACAGATATGCTAGACCCATACAATAGGCTTATTAGAACTGGGAAAGTTTCTGAGAAAGAAGCTCTTAAATATTTTGGATTAAAGCTAGAAAATATAGATGAGTTTGGATATGTAGTAGGCTTTAATAACAATGCTACAGTAAATATGATTAAACACTTTAGAGATTGGGCATATTCGCCTGGACAATTTTATTTTATAGGGCAAAAAGATGCTGCCGAGGAAGAGTCTGATTGTTATATTAATGTTATGAATATAATCTTTCCGCGACCAAAGGATAAAGATAGGATTGCACTTGTTCAGGACCCCGCAGAAGATGGCGTGATGACGACGGATGATATGTATGATTACACAACCAAGATAATGCGAGGCTTTCCAAGTACATCACGATTTTATCCCGGGGGCGGAGTTAAGGCTAAAAAGACCGGCGGCGTAATCGGGGCATACTTATATGCTGGAGCTATAGGGGAATATCTTAGATCCAGAATGGAAGAGGATCTTGTCGATATTAAGGATAGATTCGGCGCGTATAAAAAGGGTGGCGTGCAGATGATCGGGCATATAAAATATTCTAAGAAATTAAAGACAGATTTGTATCGTGGGGGTATAATTATGGACGCAAAGCTTTATGCTCTGTGGAACCTAATAACAAAATAGAAGAAGGAGTCGATATGTCTGGAGTAGTAAGAATTTTTAATGAAGCCGAGGGAAGTGATGACCAAAACACTACATGGTCTATGGATGATGTAAAAGAGTATGTCAAGCAATATCTGGTATATGAGTTGCAGATAAAAGATCTGCAAGCCTCTAGGCGGGAGTGGTCTGCCGATTTTCTTGACCAAAAAAGTCTTCCTAAAAAAGAGTTAGCTCAAGCTTTGGGCGCAGCAAAAAAGGAATTAGATATGGATATTGTAAACGAGATATATGAGAATATATCCCCGATGATATCTGAATAAAAACTATTGTTGCTGATAGTAACTTTGTGATTAAATTATTCTTGAGGGGGCCTCGGGCCCCTTTTGAAACATACTGAGGTACACATGTCGTCTGGACCATTTATATCATTGCATAATCATACCGAATTAGGAAGCCCTTTGGACGGCATGAATGACACCCTTGATTTATTTAAACGAGCTAAAGAGATTGATCACCCGGCAGTGGCGGTTACTGATCATGGAACACTGACGGCTCTATATGATGCGTATCAAGCCAGTCAGGAGACTGGGGTAAAATTAATCCCAGGAATAGAGGCTTATTTCGCTGATGATTTAGAGGTTAGAAAGAATTATCACCTAGTTTTATTGGCTCAAAATGAAGTTGGATATAAGAATATATTAAGGTTAAATTATTTAGCCTATCAAAACCAGGTGTCTGGGTATATGGGAAAAATGACTCCAAGAATTTCTTGGAATCATCTTGAAAATTACAACGAGGGAGTAATCGCCCTTACGGCCTGTTGCAATGGGCTCGTTGCAAAGACCCTGGTGACAGAGCAGGATGAAGAGCTTGCTGTTTGCTATATCAAAAGATTTTCATCTATATTTAAAGATAGATTCTTTTTAGAGTTGCAACCGCACGCATTACTTGCGGTGGGAAAGAATGGCAAAGAAGTAAATCAAGAAAAACTTAATTCAAGCCTTCTGAGGCTGTCTAAGGAGATGGATATTCCTTATGTAATAACTTGCGATGCCCATTATAGGGATAAGGAGCATGCGAAATATCATGACTTTATGTTGGCAATAAAGGATAAAAAAGCCGTTGATGATCCAGACAGATTTCGTTATGGAGTTCAGGATATGTACCTAAAGACTCATGAAGAAATCCTGGATTTCTTTGGGGATAAGGTTGCAACCATTGGGATGAAAAATTCAATTGATATAATGAACGCATGTGAAGAGCCTCACTATATTAGGCCAACCGGCGCTAAGCTTCCTTCGTTTTCTGTAAAAGAAGAGCCTGATTATAAAGTCTTTTTAGAATGGAAGGAAAAGGCGGAGACAAGAGTGCCGGATGATAAGGCCTATCTCAGATACAAGTGCATAGAGGGCTTTAAGAATAAGCTTTCTCACTTAGATAGAGAAGATAGGGATGAATATTGGGAGAGGGTAAAGACTGAGCTATCTGTTCTTGAGGACAAAAACTTTTCTTCGTATATGCTTATTGTTGCAGATTATGTTAATTGGGCAAAAGAAAGGATGCCAGTCGGCCCCGCACGAGGCTCGGCGGCTGGATCGCTTGTTGCGTATTTGACAGGCATAACAAATGTCGATCCAATTGAATACGACCTTATCTTTGAGAGGTTCCATAATAATCAAAAGAAATCTTTCCCAGATATTGATTCTGATTTTTCAAATCCAGGGTTAGTTAAAGAATATATCAAAGATAAATATGGCAGAGATCGTGTGGCGTCAATATCCAATTGGAGCACTTTATCTCCGCGTGTAGTCATAAAAGATGTAGCAAGAAGCCTTCGCCTTGGCGGCGATAAGTCTTCTGCGTTTAAAATTGCCAATAATATTACGGCAATTATGCCTGACGCGAGTACTCTTGACGAAGCAATGCGGGAGAGTGCGCAACTATCTGCTTATATGAATGAATATCCAGACCTGCATGAGTACGCGTCTAAGTTACAAAATCTTACACGAAATTGGTCTATGCATGCTGCCGGTATAGTTATTGGTGAAAATTCATTATATGAGACTATTCCTTTGAGAATTGATAAAGAAGGAATCATTATAACTCAGTGGGAAAAGACTAGGTGCGAAGAGAATGGGCTTATAAAAATGGATCTTCTGGGGCTTAAGACCCTTACGGTTATAGATAATGCGTTTAAATTAATTGAAGAAACTACGGGCAAAACGCTTACTGTAGAAGATATAGACATGAAAGATGAAAACACCTATACCATGATAGGGAAGGGTAAGACCATTGGATTATTTCAGCTAGAGTCCTCTTTGACACCATTTTGTATAAGGCTTAAGCCGAAAAGCATAGAGGATATATCCGCTATTAACGCGATAGGAAGGCCCTCATGTAAGCCTGCCGAAAGAAAAAGATATGCGAAAAGAAGGCTTGGGTTTGAAGGCACCACATATGAGCACCCCAACCTAAAGAGGGCTTTGGAGAAGACATATGGTGTATTAGTCTATGAGGAGCAGGCTATGATTATTGCGCAGGATTGTGCAGGGTGGAACTTAAATCAAGCAGACGCCTTAAGAAAGATAAGCAAGCTAAAAGGCAAGGACCCAAGGCTTGTCCTGAGAACTGAAACTAATTTTGTTAAAGATTGCATGTCACATAGCGCTATGACATATGAGGTTGCATGTAAAATTTGGAAGACTTATATTGAGCCTCTAGGCGGCTATGCGTTTAACAAGTCCCATTCTATATCTTATTCGATAATATCTTTTTATACAGCATGGTTAAAGTGTCATTATCCCTCTGAATTTATGTGCGCATTAATAAACTCAGAAGACCCCAATAGTGATAAGGTTCAAGAATATCTTGATGAATGCAAAAAGATGCTTATAGATATAGAGAACCCAAATGTCAACAATAGTGTTGGGGAGTATCGGGTCTTGGACGACGGGTCTGTTGCAACCGGCTTGTCTGCCATCAAGGGTGTTGGAGAAAAGGCGGTAGAGAGTATAATAAGAAATCAGCCATACAACGGGTTCCCAGACTTCTTGGCAAGGAATGACAGTAGAACTGTTGGCAAAACAGCTATTCAGTCTTTATCTAAAGCGGGGGCCTTAGATTGTCTGGGCAGAACTAGAATGGATATGCATGATAACTATCAGAAGTATAGATCTAAAGCTAAAAATGCTGTTAAAAAGGAGGTTGAATCTGATATCCTGGCGGCAAATACTGGTTGGAAAAAGATTCCAAAAGAAGAAAGGACAGCATTGTTGTTGCAATATTCTATTGCCCAAGGTTCGGTTCGGTTTAAAGATATTGTTTCCGAAATAGACTTCTCTAATTCCGAAGAAGAGTGGGATCGAAAAGAAATTTTGCTTTACGAAAGAGAGGTTATGGGCAGGTCATTAAGCGGCAGTTTGCATGAAATATTTAGAAGTTTTTTTAGTGGCGGCCCATTAATAACCCCTCTTTCTAACGTTCAGGCTCAAAATGATGGTGCCAGAGTCAAGGTTGAGGCTATAATAAAAACGAAAATTAAAGAGTTTAAAATCAAAAATGGCAAAAATGTAGGGAAGAAATTTGCGAAATATTTGATAGAAGATATAAACGGAGATACATGCGGCCTCACTTTGTGGGCAGATGATTACGAAAGGTACAGGGCCATCCTAAAGGATGGATTGCCAATTAAGGCTATTTGCAGAGTAAATAATTATCTTGATCAAAAAGATTTAGCATTATCTAATCTAGAGAGAGTTTATGGGAGAGAAGTATGATTAATTGTAGAAAGTGTTCATTTGTTGTTGATGCAGGTATGAGGCATTCCTTAGTAAAGAATTGCTGCCCATCATGTGGCTCGGCTTTATTGGGAGATGTTTACGCCAGAAGGCTTGACCTATTTAAACAGAGGGTTTTAGAGCAAGAATTTTCTCATGGATTAGATGATGATAAAATTTTTGATGTAGCATTATTTATGCTAACAGAATTTTTCCCCGTGTCTAATGATGAGGAGAAAGAGGGTGACCCGGCCGACCCGGCGGAGAATGGTGAGGATTTCAAAGAGGTTTCTTATGAAGATATTAGGAGCGAAGTTAGGTCGGAGGCGCTATCCGACTTGGACGACGATCCCGAGGCGCTTGATTTAGATCTAAAAGTTGCTAGACTTAAGCGTCTTGCCAAAGAAAAGTCGGTAAAAAATACTGGACCTGCAGTGAGGAGGCTTTCTCGTGATTAGGGCCGTTGCAAATAAACGATTAGACTTAAGTGATAGCGAGTATTCTTACTACTGCTCTTTGAGAGACAAGTTTGGTGAGTCTGGATTTATAGGCCTTTTCTCTACGGATAAAAATGGAATAATAAAGTCTGTTACTCCGCCCCTTGATAATACGGTTAATGTTGGAGTTGTATATTTTATATTAAATATAATGATGAATCAGAGGGTTCGTCTTTTGGACGAAAAAATAAATAAAGTAATGAAATTTGAAGAAAAAGTTGTCGCAGAATATTCTGTGGATAATATACTTGAGCGACTCGCCCTCCTTGAGCAGAGGGTCTTGGGGGAATCTGATGTCGAAATTACATGAAAAGATTTGTATAGATAATTTTTCGATGGAAAGCATTGATATTTCTTCTATAGAAAATATAGTAAACCTTCTGCCATCTAGCGGAATTGTTGATTCAAATATAGCCGAAAAAGGTCTTCTGTTCACTCTTGAGGGGCAAAACTTATGTCAAGAAAAGATAGTTCAGATAGACAGATGGATTGGCTACTTAGAGTCGGAGAAGAACAAGGCATGGTCGCAAGCCGCTCTCTTTAAAGCTAAGGAGGCAGGCTTTAAGACCGTAAAGGATAAGGAGTGGCATGCCCAAGCTGATCCGGACTATATAAATGCGTGTAATAATCTTGTGCTGGCAAAAGCTTGCAAGAAGTGGCTTGAAAATAAAACTTCTTATTTTTCAGGCTGGCATTATGCGTTAAAAACATTTTTAAATAGAGATTATAGCATTGAAAGTGCTAGTTCAGTTGGGTATAATACAAGGATTGAATCAACCCCATTTCCCACGGGAGTTGAGCAAGAAGCCGAGAGTGATCTCGGCGGAAATATTGATGATATTGAGTGGGGATAAATTCTAAATAATGGCAATAATCCGCAATTCTGCGGTATAGCCCAAAACAAGTGACTATGTCACACAAAATAGGAGTAATAACATGACAAATATGGTATTTGGAGAAGTTGATTGGAACGCGGCAGATTCTGGCTCTACGAAGTCTGATTTTATGCGGCTTGAAGAGGGTGAGAACACAGTTCGGGTAATGGGTAATCCGGTGCAATTTTACATTCACTGGGTCGTAACACCTGACGGTGCTCGACGCAAGGTTAACAGCCCGGTCGATCACCCTGACCTTGTTCGCCGCTTAGAGGACTCTGGGTTTAAGCGTCAGCCACGATGGCTCATTAAGGTGCTGGATCGTACAGACGATACATTTAGACTGCTAGAGGTCGGTCCTCAAATATATAATGCTATTAAGGCATTGTATAACAATAGTCGCTGGGGTAAGGTTACCGCGTATGATGTAACTATAAATAAGGGGCCAAAGGGAACTCAGCCTCTTTATAGCGTAACCCCGAATCCGAAAGAGGTGCTGTCCGGTGACTTTAAGACTCGGTTTGTGGACTTCAATGATCGCGTTAACGTAGAGAAGTTAATATCTCCCTCTACTAGTGAGGTGGTTTGCGATGTTATGAGCTGGGATGTTACAGCCTCTGTTTCTGACGGTGTAGAGGCGGCGACTGATGATGATTTTGATTTTGATTTTGAATAAAAAAATCATCTTGTAGTCAAGATATTTAAGGCACACAGAGTATAATTTCTGTGTGCCTTTTTTATTATGAAAACAGTATTAGGATTAGATATATCATCGAGCACGATTGGGTGGTCTATACTTGAGTATGATGATCAAAAGATTGTCTTAAAGGAGTATGGATATATAAAGCCTCCGAAAAGCTCAAAGGGATCGCTGGCCTTTCGGGCTAGTGCGGCGTATGATGAGGTGTATTCTTTTTTAAAAGATAAAGAACCAGGTGTAGTTGCGGTAGAGGCTTATGCGAATAAATTTCCTGCGGGCAAAAGTACGGCCAGAACAATAATTGTATTATCTGTATTTAATGAGCTTATGGCAATTGCCTCGCTAAAGGCCCTGGGAGAAGAGCCCATTAGGTATGCCGTCCAGACTATAAGGGCGTCTCTCGGAAAGGTTGCTGGATACAAAATTTCAACAAAAGAAGATGCATTTGAATTTATAAAAAAATATTTTATTGAGTTTAACTTAAGAGAAAATAGAAGTGGTAATATAGCAAAAGAATGTTATGATGAAGCTGATTCTATTGCGGTTGCCTTAACTCATATTTACAAGGAGAGATTAAATGGCTAAAGATTTAATTTATGAAAAAGAAGCTAGAGAAAGGTTGCTTTCTGGTGCTGAAAAGTTGGCGCGAACTGTAGCTGTAACTATGGGTCCTCAGGGAAAGAATGTAATCTTGGGCAAATTTGTTGGAGCCCCAGTTCTTACAAAGGACGGAATAACTGTCGCTAGAGAAGTTACTTTGGAAGATCCAGTGGAAGAGTTGGCTTGCCAATTAATTAAGGAGGCCGCAGGAAGAACCGCAGAGGTAGCCGGAGACGGGACAACTACTGCGACAGTTTTAACGCATGAAATTCTAAAGAGAGGGTGTGAATTAATAAATGATAATTATAGTCCACTAGATTTTAGACGAGGTTTGGAGTGGGCGGTAAAAGAGGTCGTTAACAATTTAAACAATATGAGTACAGAGATTAGCGGATTAGATGACTTAAAAAATATTGCCACAATATCCGCAAATAATGATTCCGATATAGGTGATAAAATAGCAGAGGCATTTGATGCAGTAGGAATAGAGGGGACCGTAGTGGCAGAGGCTTGTCCTGGGCTAGAAAACTCCGTTAGATTTGTCGACGGAGTGGAGCTAGAGGCTGGGTATATAACTCCTGCATTTTTAACAGAATATGGACAGTCAGATATAACAATAGAAAGATGTAATATATTAATTTGCAATGAAGATATTTCAAATTTATCATCTTGCTTAGGCCTGCTAAATGAATTATCAGATAAAAACCTTCCTGTTTTGATATTAGCCAGGAATGTAAAGCAAGAGGTGCTGTCAACTCTTGTGGCCAATAATAAGCTGGGCAGGCTTAAAGCTGTGGCTGTTAAACTCCCTATGTTAGGAGCGTTACAAGAGGAATGGCTTGACGCACTATCTATCATAACAGGCACTAAAGTATTTTCATCAGATAGGGGAATGCCATTTTCCTCTGCATCTATAGATGACCTTGGGTTTGCAAAAAAAGTTGTAGTTAACAAATATGTGACTAAGATATTAGAGGGCAAGGCAGATAAAGAAAGGTTGGAGAAAAAGTTGCATATTTATAAGAATGATTTGGAAAAACTAATTGGAGATTCGACCAGATTAGATGTTAAAAAGAGAATAGCATTTCTGCAGAGTAAAGCGGCGGTAGTGTCAGTGGGATATTCGACTGAGCTTGAGCTTAGAGAGAAGGGGGACCGAGTTGATGACGCAATATGCGCCACACGAGCGGCGATAGAAGAAGGGTATGTTCCCGGCGGGGGCTCTGCACTTCTGAAGGCGGCAGAGATGGTAGATCTATCTAAAGTAAACAAGGCTTTTATTCCTGCAGCCCGCGTCCTCATAGATGCGTGTGCGCGTCCGATATCACAGATTGTTAGAAATGCATACAAGAATGAAGATGAAGTTATAAGCAAAGTTTTGGGCAATAAAGATGTAAACTTTGGATATAATGCCGCTACAGATAAGTATGAGAATATGGTTAAGGCCGGAGTTATAGATCCAAAAAAAGTAACGAGAACTGCTCTGCAAAATGCTGCAAGCATATCTTTGTTATTGATAAACACAGATGCGGTTGTCTCTGAGCAGCCTGAGAATCCGTCTAGTTGGCAGCCCCCAGCAGGGTGGAGATTGCCAGAAGATGGAAGATTAAAGCATAAACGATAAAATATAGGAGTTGAAAATGGCGAAAAAATTATCAGCCAGTGAAGCAGAGCGAGAAATTGTAAACTTCTTTGGAGAAGATACCATCTTTTTTGATGGGAATATATCAACAAAATATGACGCTATAAGCACTGGGAGCCCAAAGCTGGATGAGGCAATAGGCATAGGCGGAATTCCAATGGGAAGAATAACGCAGCTTGCTGGAAGAGAAAGCTCTGGAAAGACCATGCTTGCATTATCTTGCATTAAAGAATACTTGGATCAAAATCCTGAAAATACAGCATTATTTATTGATGCAGAATATACTTATGATCCTGAGTGGGCCATGAAACAGGGGGTTGATATTTCCCGAGTTATGGTTATCAAGACAAATGATGCTAAAGCAATTTTCCAGGGACTCATTGGCACTATGAAGGTAAATTCTGCAACTAAAAAGGTAAGCAAGAATATGCGGGGTATATTGGATCATGTCATAGAGGGCACGGATCCAAGGTTTAAAAATCTTGGAATAATAGTTTTGGACTCCATTGCAGTTCTCAATACTCCACTTGAAATAGCCGCAGATATTGGAAAGGCAAATATGGCTCCAATTCCTAGGTTTTTATCAACAGAGCTTAAAAAGCTAACTCCAGTAGTAGCCCAGGCAAATGTTGCATTTATAGGGATTAACCAAGTTAGGGTTAATCTTGGGCAAATGTTTGGAGACCCAACTACATCCCCCGGAGGGAAGGCTCTCAAGCATGCTTGCAGCCTTATGATTAATATGGCTCCAGTTTTTAGTTCTGATTCTGTCATCAAAAATACAGCAGGGGATAAGATTGGACATACAGTTAGAGCTAAGATACAGAAGAATAAGGTTGGCGCACCATTCAGGCAAGCAGAGTATAAGGTGGAGTATGAAAAGGGTGTAGTTAGAGTTTATGAGGAAATCTTTGATCTTGCAGTTAAATATAATTTAATTGAACGACCTAGTACTCAGAGCTATTTAGTTAATGGAGAGAAGATTAGGGGGAGGGATAACGCCATAGAGGCAGTTAAAAACAGCGAAGGACTAATGGTCAAGTATAATGATAAAGTTAGAAATATATATTTAAATACAGAAGAGTATGATGATTCCGAGCCTTTAGCGGAAGAGGCAAATCCTTTAATTAATTCAATTCAATAAGTCGGAGGCGTAATGATTGTAAGATGTAATGCAAAATGTAGAGAGAGTGATGGGTTTACTGACGGCTCTTTAGACACAAACAGTGACGATGTGATTTGCAATAATTGCGGAGATGTCTTAAGCGAGGTTTCTTCTTATGCGAAGCTCTCCATGAAGGCGAATGGAGACATTGTTAGACATAAGGGCAAAAAGGCATTTATGTTTCCATGCAATACTTGCGAAAAGCCTGTTGAAACAATGGTTAAATCAGGGCTGCTAGTGGGTAGGGAGTGCCCCAATGATGGCGTTGGTTGCAAGATTAATATAACAGAGCATATGGTCAGTGCAATAGAAAGGATTAATGAAGTGCCGGCGCTGGAGGAAGAAAATGAATCAGAATGATGGCTTGCAGCAGCTCGTAGATATTTGTCATAGCAATCTAAGAAACTCAAGGTCATGCTTAAGGTATCTGGTTAAAGACAGGGGTCTAACGAAGGCGTCTATAAGAAAGAATAAAATTGGATTTTTCCCTCAAAATACAAATATTCTTACAAAATATCTTTCAGAAGATCTTCTTAATAGTTTGAATATTTTAAATTTTTCAAAGCAAAGTGACTTTTCTAATTATTTTTATTTAATATTTCCAATCTTTTCAGAATATGGGGATGCAGTAGGAATAAGCGGGCGGACGCTAATGGAGGATGAGGCGAGAAGGCTTTTGGGTATTCCAAAATATAAAAATTCTTCGTATAAAAAGGCGAATATCTTATATGGACTAAACTCTTCCAAACGGAGTATTATAAGTTCTAATAATGTTTATGTTCTAGAGGGATATTTTGATTATTTGTCGATGGAGAAAAATGGGTTCCACAACTCTGTAGCAATTTGCGGAACAGCTTTTTCTCAAAATCATTTTTTAAAGCTTGCTAGATATACTGATAAAATAACATTTGTTTTAGATTCAGATGATGCAGGCCAAAAGTCTATTGAGAGAATATATAGCAAGTATATAAACAAGGGAATTAAATTAAGATTTTTAAGCGTACCAGATGCATATAAGGATGTAGATGAATATTTTGCTGATCCTGCAAATGACAGAGAGGCTTTTTGTAAAGATTTCAAACAAATAATTCCAGAAATTTGGTAGGTAAAGTGGGAAGAAAAAGCAAATCATATCAATATAAAATTGTTGAAATTTCTTTTGAAGCAGCAAAGTTAAATAATTTCTCAAACGAAAGAGGCATGAGCAGGGTGCTTATGGACAATGCCTCAGACGAAAGAATCTTGGATCTAAAAGAAGAGCTTCTGGACGAAATTTACGATATAGTAAATGGAGAGTATCTAACGGAGCATCAGAAGAAAATTCTGTTTATGCGTTTAATGGGCAAGACTCAAAACGAAATAGCCGACCATCTCGGTATAACGCAATCTGCCGTACATAAGGCGATGCATGGAAATATTGATTATAAAAATCACAAGAAGCGTTATGGTGGAATTGTTAAAAAACTTAAAAAAATAACCAAAAATCATGTTAGAATTAAGGAGATCTTGAGTGAGATCGCCACTATAAATAAAGGGCAGGAGGATTAGCCTACTAATTTATTATGTAGCAGTGAAGTTATTGTAATAAATGCAGGTATTTTACCAATAGTCAAAGTTTTTGGTTTCTATTAATAAAGATAAATTTTACAGCGAGGAGAGCATTCATGTCAGATCTGGACAAGGTTCTTATAGAGCTTTCAAAAAAGCAGTCTTCTGATTTATCAGGTAAAGACAAAATTCCAATGAGTGATGATTTAAAGTTAAAAAAGGTCGCCTTTGATATGTACAAAGTTTTTGGAGATCAATATGACGACCTATGGAAGGTCGAAAGTATTGATGGAGATTCTTTTTTAGTTAGAAGTTCAGACCCTCAATATCAAAGAAAAGAGGGCGGCGACTGGAGCGCAGATAGCAATTATGATTATAACAATGTAACGCTGTCATATAAGAATGTCCCTATATGTGCATTTTCTTCAGAAGATTACGGATTTGATGGAGAAGACATATTTACGTTCAAGTCAGCCCTGTTGGATGTGGCATCCACCGATGTAGGCTTTTTAAAGAAAGTTATAGCGTCTCAGGCTAAAGCCAAGGTAAGCGCTATAGAAAGCCTTTTTCCAGATATATTCAAAGAAAATAAATAAGGAATTTAACAATGAATGAGATACAAAAGATTGCAGAGCAGGCGAAGAAGGCTCTAGAAAATATAACCCAAGGTAAGACCTTTTCTTCAGGCTATGTTTTAAGTCGCTTGCAAAAGGCGGCTGATAATAATTCTGGAGATGCTCTTATCTGCCACATGCGTGACGTTATAGAGACTAGGGCTTCAAAGCAAAACTTTATTACTCAAAGAGAAATTTCAGAAGTTTATGACCACCTGTATGGGCTCTCCGGTGGTCGTTCTAATTTCAGACAAGAGCTTGAAGACTTGCTTCCGGTGAGACATGCCTCGGTTATGGCTGATGCAAAGGGGGCTTCTGCAGCAAGAGTTCCGTATGAAGAAAGGCTAACACCTCTGTATGGAGACAGTGAGTTATCGAAGGAATTGGCGGGAGTTTTCTCATTAGAGCAAAAGGCAGCTTTTTCTACTATATCTGATAATCTTGTAAAAAAGGCTGAAAAGTTTGCGAAGTTACAAATGATAGCTCTAGGCTGTCCTCCAACGGACGTTAAGGCGATAAGGACAAATGAGCACTTCATTCTATGTAATGCGTCTCTTGATACGTCAGATCATACTCAGGTTAATGTCCCCATTCCCGTCCAAGTAACAAATGGAATCCCTGCTTTGCCGCAGGCATTTGTGCAGGGCGATCAGTTGGTAAAGCTTAATAAAGAGAATCTTTATGTCTTTATTAAAGATAAGAATAATTTTATACAAAAGGCTGCAAAGAATAAGTTTGAAGGCCAGAGAGAATTTGGTGAGCTTCAAATGGATGCCGCCGTTGTCCCTGCTTCTTTGCGAAAGTATACAAATTTAGAAAATGAATTAGTTTCGGCGGCAGCGTCTTTTTCTAGAGACCAAGTGAGGATGGCAACCAATGTTGTTGCCCTGGAGTTTTCTAGCTTAGGGATTTTAAACCCACAAGTACGTGTCGCCTCCTCCTCTGATAAGTCTTTGACTTTTTTTGCAGATATTCCATCTGCCAAAGGCAAGGTTGAAGCATCAGTGGTTATAGATATGCCAAATGGCAGACCCATTATTCCTACGAAATTCGCAGTAGATGGTAGCTCGTATCCTTTGGACAAAACGGGTTTGCAATCTGTGCTGGGAAGAGCAAGCCTAGTTGATAGTATAAATAAGGTGTCTAGAGAGATAGAGGAGATGGATCGTTTGTCTTATTCTCAGCTTATAGATCAAATTGATTCAGGTGTAGCTAATGGAAATTACAAACAGGCAGAAGATGCCGTATTGGTTATTGGTCAAAAATTTGAAGGAGGGCAACATCTTGCTGCTTTAGATAGATTTTCTAAGCTGCTAAAGCACTCCTCGGGAAGCACAGAGAGAGACGCCCTTATTAAGGCGGCTTTTGATAATGGCGATTTAATAAAGGTTCCGACCTCTGTTCAGCTTTACTGTCCCAAACTTGGATTGCCGGTAAGCAAGGTAGCCTTTGACGCTAAGGGACGCCCTGTTCCGATGAGCCGGAGCAAGCAGGGTGGCAACCTAAGTGACACAGGGGCTATGATATCTTCTTCAAAGATTTCACTTTCATAGGAGAAACAAATGAATTCTAGACTCGAAAAATTAAAAGGCTTTGAATCATTTGCTGACGAAAGTGAAAGAAAAGATTCTTTAAGGTTTTTGGAAAAAATAGCTGACGCTGATCAGCATGGTGCATTTCAGCATTTTCAATCAAATGTTACAGAATATGCGACAAGAGAAAGATATCTTTCTCAGCGAGGCGGCGAGCCTCCTGAGAGAACGACAGAGGGGCTTTATAATTTATCTCCGGATCATGGAGATTCCTATGTTCCAGAGCCAAGTGTTGCAACACATCTTTCAACGAGATATTCTCCAGATCGAGTAGGAGTCCAGGCGCTAAGAGTTTCTGACGGAGTTTTTCAAGACCCTTACACCAATAAGATCTATGATTACAATGAGGGCTTTAAGGCCGAAGACGGACGCACATTTCCTCCCGGAAGTGCCGCGCTTCAATCTAGCATGATGCATATGGCAAATCATTTGGATCAAAAGGGTTTGGTTAAAGAGGCGAATTATTTAGATTCATTGATAAAGAAGGCTGCAGGTGGCTATGTCTCCGTAGGAGGGCCTAACCCAGATGATGCGCTTTCTACTGAGGAGATAGGAAAGCTCTTTGACCTTGGCTGGCGAAGAGATGATTTTGCAGATGTAGACAGAAGCACCCCTAGTGTTCGAGAGGCTTTGGGCTTAGATTCCTCTGGAGCATCTGCACGTGAAAACAGGCCTTTAACTACGGCTGAACTTGCATCTTTGTTTGAGGCTCATGAGGACCCGTCTTCCGACTACAAACTGACTTCAGATAGGCTTCGTGATGTGAATAACTCAAACTTAACAGACGAAGAGGTCGCTATTCTTGATGTTGGCTGGCCGCTCGTAGGCACTGCCTCTAAGCTTGTAAATAATTTAATTACATTTTCTACGCATTTGGACGAAAATGGCTTGACCAAAGAGGCTGATTATTTAGATTCACTGATTAAGAAAACAAAAGAATAGCTATTAAATTACTTTTTAAACGATTGAAGTCCCGGCTTATAGTAATATAAAGCTGGGACTTTTTAGTTTGGGGAAAACATGAATGAGAGAATAAAAAAGGGTAAGGACGAAATAGTCAAGCATAAATTATTTTTAAAATGGTGGCTAATGGTATTGCTAATAGCTATTTTTACAGGCTTTTGTTTTTTTGGCAATGTTTTTCATACAGTATGGGATAATGACGTAACAAAGTTAAGCTTTGTGATATTATCATTATTTTATATACAATCAGCAATCTGCGGTATACAGACATGGAGCGTTGGCTATTATGGAGAAAATATAAACATACTGAGAGGCAAAGATATAAGGGAAAGTATAGAGTCCGGCTGGTTTATGAGTGATTTATTTCTGTCGATAGGAATGGTAGGAACTGTTATCGGGTTTATATCTATGCTAGGTGGGTTTGCAACCTTAAACGTTGACGACACCCAAACGGTGCAGGCCCTAATCAGAGACCTTGGCCTAGGAATGTCCACGGCTTTATACACGACACTGGTAGGCCTTGTGTGCAGCATTTTGTTAAAAATACAATATTTTATTTTAAGTCAAGGCGTAGGCGGTGATTAGGGATGAAGCGAACATACAATACAAATGTTGCATTTTTAGACCTTTTATTTAATACACTACTATGCTTCGCTGCCCTTTTTGTTGTTGCTTTTGTTTTGGTCAACCCTGTTAGCGATGAGGGAAAAGTTGATGTTCATGCAGATTTTTTAATAACAATATCTTGGCCAGAGGATGTCACTGATGATATAGACACTTACATTCAGGATCCACAAGGAAATGTGATTTATTTTGGCAACAAAGAGACTAGTCTGATACATTTAGATAGGGATGATTTAGGCGGAAATCATGATGCAGTGCAAACAGAGTTTGGTATAATTGAATATAAGGAAAATAGAGAAATCGTAACGATAAGAAAGGTAATGCCTGGAGAATATGTTTTGAATTTACATATGTATTCAAAAAGAGTGCCAGAGCCGGCCATGGTTACAGTGCAGATTGATAAGATGAACCCCTTTTCTACGGTTTTGCTGGAGACAATAACCTTGGAGAGAAGAGGCCAAGAAGAGACGGTGTGTAGAATAACTTTGAATTCCAATGGAGATGTGATATCCATTAGTAACTTAGAGAAAGATCTTGTCAGAAAGGTCGGGGAAAGGCCGTGGAGTATGTCAAGATGGGATTGACTATATCATTTGTTATATTATTTTCATTACTTTTGTGGCTAATAATAGGCCTAAAGGGCAATTGGATCTTAAAGTCTGGAGTCATTCTTGTGGCCTTACTCTTTTCGGTGTCAACCATATCTTCTATTGAAAATTTTTATGGATGGCCGACAACCCAGTTAATGCCGGAAGAATACAGGGTGTATTGGGCATTGGCCCAGGAGCCTGATGAGGCAAGGGGGGTAGGAGGGGCTATATACTTTTGGGCAGAAGGCCAAGATGGAGAATCTTGGCCTGAATCAAAAATGAGATTGTTAACCTTTGAAAACAATAGAATGAATGGAGTTCGTGCGTATAAGCTTCCGTATAGTACCGATATGCATGAGTTAGTCATAGCTATAGTCGAGAGGATAATTGCGGGAGAAGTTGTTGTAGCCTCATCTTTGGACAATGATATTCCTGAAGAATTTATGTTTTCAGAAGAAAATGGCTCTAGTCAACAGGAATCTGATGATATTATATTTTACTCCTTGCCTCCGGCGGGAGCGATGAGGAAGGGAAACTAATAATTAAAATATTTAATATAACATTTTAGCTTAGTAGAATGTAGTTAAGCTTTGAGGCATATATGAGCAAGAAAATTTTAAACCACCCAGATAAAGAAGATATTATAAAAATGCTATTAGAAGGCGATTCTGTGAAGCAGGTCGAAGGATGGCTGAGGAATAAATATCCCAGAACAAGGCGTCTTCATATTTCATATATGACGTTGCAAAAGTTTAGAGGAGAGCACCTCAATCTAAGAGGGGAGATGCTTGATGATATAAAAAATAAACGGGTTCAGGTGGACAAGGAGGCGACAGAAGCTGAGGCAAGAATGATTATAAAGGCGTCATCTTCTTACCAGCAAAAGATTGAGGAAATTGCAACGTCTGAGCTAGATGTTGCAAAGCGTCTATTAGAAATGGATAGCCTGATAAGCTCAAGGATAGAATACTATTATAATCTGTTACAAGAGGGCGGATCCCTAAGGGAAGATAAGATTTTTATTGAATACATTAACGCTATGAAGAATATTATGCAAGATTGGAAGAAATATATAGAGGGAGTTGCTGATAAAAAGATTGAACATAATATTAATATTAATGTAGTTAATGAGCAGGCAAGAATATTAAAGGAAACTGTATTGGATGTTTTGCAGGAATTAAGCCCAGAGCTTGTACCTGTATTCGTTAATAACTTAGAATTAAAAATGAATCATTTAAATGGTCGTACGCCAGAAATTATCAAAGGAGAAATAATAGATGTTGATTGATGGAAAGATACATAGGGTTTTTGAGTTTAAAAATCTTAGTAGCATCGCAGGATTTAGCGAGTGGCTTAAGGATAATTTAACTATATATGATGATGATAAAAAGATTCCAAATAATAACTTAATAAAGCACTTGACTTATCTCAAGGAACAGGCTAAGGACCAAAGGGTGGCGGAAAAAAGGAAGTGGCTCGATAAGATCGATGAGTTACTGGAGAGGCTGGAGAAGGATGTCTAAGCAAGAGGTCAGGGTAAATAAGTTTTTTATGGATAAGTTGAGCGCTATATCTGCAGGAGAATATTCAGAATCTTTTAAAGAGCTTGCAAAAAGAGCTGTTATTTTGTCGTCTATTGGAATAGATAATGAGGCAAAGTTAAAAAGATATTTTGTAATAAAATCTGCAGCAAGGGATATTGGGGCTAAAATATCTGATTATGAAATAAAAAAAATAATTAATTTTGATATAAAAAGCAAAAATGATGCATATTATAAAATAGTTGAATCAAAAATTAATAAATCAGGAATAAAAAAGTTGGCATATCCTAATCCGGGAAGAACGGGAGAGGTTATAGGAGAAGAGTTTGATCTAGGTAAGTGGCTAAAGGTTGTTCATCATATTTATAATGCGGTAGAAAGCAATGAGATGACAAAACAAAATGCTTTAGATTATTATAGTAATTTTTTGAATATAGACGAAGATGAAGATATTAAGTTTAAAAAATGGTTTGAGTATTACAGCTCTGGAGAGCATTTAAAATACAGTTCAGAAGAGGAACAGAATATGAAAAAGAAAGCAATTTACCTAGGAGACCTTGGGCAGGGGAATAACCCTTATTATGCCGGAAGTGGAAGCGCCTATTTGGATAAAAATACCGGGAATAATATGCCGGGAGATAGCTTTGGGGATATAACTTTTGACAGAGCCGCTGTTAGTGCCGTTGGGGCGGCTGAAGATTCCAGGCAATTCGGAGCCTGGAAGACCAGGTTACATGGCGCAATCCGTAGAATTGATAAGTTATTAAGATCTGACGAGTATATTAAGGCGGATGAATACAGGGTGCTTGCAGAACATCTTTTGAACTTAAGTATTCAAGTTCATCAGCTAAAGTTGGGAGCAACCCTTTCTGACGTAACACACAAGGCTGCAGGAACCCTTAATAAGCATGGTCATGTTAATGCTGCAGATATTTTGACAAAAATAGCCCAAGAGATTCCGGAAGAACAAGGTCTTCCAAGCGAACAGGCTCTGATGCCTCCAGAGGGCCAGGCCGAAGAAGAGGCTTCTATTCCTGGGGCATTAGAAGAGGGCGTTGTTCCGGAAAATTCTGCATTACCAGAGGAGCCGGAAACTGATCCAAATGATCCAAAAAATATGATTCCAAAATCAGATGATGTAGATCCGGCAAGTCTTGAGGATATAACGCCAATACCAGGTGCTCAGCCGGGCGAGTATGAAGCGCTTGCCGGAGATATAAGCCTTGAGGATGCGGCAAAAAAGTTGGACGAAGTTGCCGGCATGTTGGCGGATAGAAGGATAATTAGACAGCTTGCCGAATTTGATATCATGTTAGATAAGATAGGTATTGCGTCTATGTTCCCGGAGCTAGCAGAATCTCAGAGTAAATTAATTGATGCTTTTTCATACGCTCTAACAAGAGTTACGAAGATGATGGGGCAGCTTTCAAACGCAAAGGCTTTGGCCAATGCTCAATCGACAAATATTCCTGGGGCATTAGAGGAGACTTTGCAGGCGGAAGAGCCGGAGCCTGTTCTTGAAGATTCTGGCGATGTTATTGAGCCGCCCGTTGAATAATTTTAATATTTAGTGGAGAAGAGATGGGCCTTAATGATATTTTATTAAAAATATTCAGAATATGTGAGGAAAACTATATATCAGAGCCTTACATAGTTGGTGGTATTCCGCGAGATATTTATTTAAATAGAGAAAATGATTTTAGAGATATTGATATAACAACCAATGATAGTGGCACCACCCGCCTGGGAATTACGTCTGCTTATGAATTAAAAAAAGCATTTAAGGTATTCTCAGATAGTCATATTTCTGTTTTTTTAGAAAATAAAACTTTAGATTTTTCAAGTAATTTTATTTCCAGTGATGTTATAAGCTTTTTGGAGCAAGATCTTGGAATAACAGATCGGAAGCTTTTTGAGGTTTATAGTAGAGATTTTACTATAAACACTTTACATCAGAAGCTTTTGAAAGACGGCCTTATAGATCCGACCAACAATGGTTTTAGAGATTTAGATAACAAGCTGATAAAAACTTGCGTCCCCGCAAAGATTACTTTGCAGGATGATGTAAGAAGGATTTTTAGAGCAGTAAATTTTGCTGCAAGACTTAACTTTAAAATAGATGGGGATATTGTGCAATATGCCCAAAACAATCGACGCTCTTTTACGGGTGAAAACAGATGGAAATTAAAGGATGCATTTTTGACCTCATTAATTGGGGAGTCCATTGAGGCTAATGCAGACATAACGATGCATTATTTGGTCGAGATGGGTTTGCTGCCGATGGTTCCGATGATAGGTCGATTTAAAGAAGAGCTTATTAAGCGAAAGCTTGTAAACAAATATTTGGATGACGCTATTAATATGACTGATTATGAGCTGAAGAACATTGAGTCTTAGACTTACTAATATTTTTTTTCTTTATAGGGTATTAGCATTATGATTCGAGGTAATATTGAGACATGTCCATTCGGGCTTCCTGTGACAGACGCCTGTAATTTAACAGGAGGAGTTATGGAGCAAGACGGCAGATCTGCGGTCTTTAGCATGATCCCTCTTGAGATCGCAAAAAGTGAAGAAGATAAAGAGCAGATAATTAAAGATAATCTAGAGTTAATGTTTATGATAAAAGAGCCAAAAAAGTGTCCATTTGCAGATAGAATTTTTGATAATAAAAAATCAGTAGATTGCAAGTATGACAGTGAATCTTCCGATATTCCGGCGGGGAATGTTGGACTTAACGGAAGCCCATTATATCCACATACTATGATCGGAAATATGCCTGAGGCTCAATATGGTTATCCGTTAGATCATTATTCTGATAATAATGAGAGTAGAAATATATATTATGGTATTTATAGTTTAATAGGATAGGAGTAGATATGTCCAGCAAAATTGAAACAGTGATATTTAAAGAAGCCGCCTTCCCGGAGGAAGATCTAGCGGGTGATACAGCGGTGTATTCTGAGGGAGATAGTGTAAACTATTCTGAAGATGGCCTCGAGGGCCTTTTGCCTGAAGAAATTTTTGGAGCAGGAATGGCAGAAGCTGTGGGTACAGACGATTTAGATAGCGTTACCGTAGGGGACGTGCTGGAGCCATTTGTAGAAGGGAATGAAAGCTTGGAAGAAATGGAAGAAGTCTTAGGGGGCCTTGGTGACGATGTGGCCGAGTTCGTAGAAGAACATGGTGATCTGAAGTTATCGGACTTATTGCCAGGAGCCGATATAAGCTCTGAGGATTTAGATGATGATGAGGATGAAGTTGAGACAGATTATGCTAATGATGGAGATTTGTCTAAATTTATGGAATATGTTCAGGAGCAGTATCCTGGAAATATCCCTCAGCATGATGGAAGGACAACGGTTGGTTGTGAACGAGCCTCTAGTTTTTTGGACAGATTAAATTCTGAAATATCCAAAGTTATTAGAGAAGACCATGACAATGTCCTTGATGTACAGGCCTTAGAGGATGTTCGTGTAAATATAATGCGAGATATTTTGTTGCTAAAGAGTCACCTGGGTAAGCTTAAGAAGCGCCTAAAGGATGAGCATGGGAAGCAATCCGAAGCATCTGCAATACCATCTTGGGTAAGCGTCACTGGAGACGCGGTTGAGTTTGAGGATTTAAAAAAAGAGGCCTCTACCCCCAGAAACATAGTCATTGCAGTTTCTCCATTTGAGCGGGCAATATCTGGAATAATGATTAACGCTCATGTATCAGGCGGCCATCCGATAGAAGAGGTGTATGACTTTTTGTCCAATAAGTACTCTATTGATGACCGAGAAGAGCTTGCGATTATGCAGCTTTGCATGGATAGTGGATTTCATATCTTTAAGGATAGAGGGACATTTTCTCCCAATAGCTGCAAAGATGAGAATGGCAGAACAAAAGATGGTAAGGCGGGCGTTGATTTTATGAGAAATTATTTCGCCTAGAGGTTATAATGAAGGTAAATAGACAAAGAATAAGTGAAGAATATAATACCACAGTTGATTGGGTAAATGACTTTGCTTTTAATTTAGAAAAGAATGCTGATTACCTCAGCAATCTGCGTTCTATTATGAAAAAAAGAAATGATTTTTCCACTATCGAAGAAAAAATGGCAGACCTCAAAGCTCGTGCGGGATTTGAGCTTGTTAAAAATATTAAAATTGATGATAAAAATAAGAAATCTGCCAGTTGCTGCGAAGGTTGCTCGAAGGGTACGGGCGGCTGTTCGTCATGCTCTTGCGGAAAATCCAAGTGCTCAACCTGCAATAAAGATACACATAATACATTGAGAAATATTTTAAACTATATTAAAGAGTTTTCCTCAGACCGTCCCGAGGCGGGATATGGAACAATCATCTCACATTGTAGAGAACATCCAAAGCTTGGCTTTGATAGGGTAGAGGGTAAAATTGATCATAATAAATTCAAGAGCCTAATAGAAAAGATTCTTGGTGGTCGAGAAAATAATCCGGATGAGGTAAAATATATGTCTGAGGCAGAAATGTCATTTGAAGAAAATGAAGATATAGCAGATTATATGGCGCATGCATCACCCGGATAATAATGGCAAAAAAAAAGAGTGAAGAACAATTATTTGACCAATTAAAAACCAGCTTTCTAGATTTTGACCCCGCACATTTTGTTCAAAACAATTTAACCTTGGATGGTGCAGAGTTTACTATCTTAGATAACGGCTGGAAGTTTATGGCCGATATCTATAGATATATTGCCCTACAGGCTACCCGTAAGGATGGCAAGCCTGTTGTTATCAAGAAGGGCCGACAGGTCGGTGCAACTGTTATGGCTGGAGCATTAGACTTGTTCTTCACAAATAGTGGTTTATTTTGCAATCCAAATATTCGAGTTGTACATTTATTTCCGGCCCTTGGGCAGGTAAAAAAGTTTTCTCAAGATAAACTAGAAACTCTAATAAGAACAGCAAAAAATGATTTTGTAACAAAGAATAAGCTTATTAGCTCAAACTCTGTTGACAACCTGACTATGAAGCAGTTTAACACTGGAACGCTATGGGTTGACAGTTTGGGGTCAGATGGCGATAGAATTCGTGGTATGACGGCAGATGTAGTGTTTTTTGACGAGGTTCAAGACATGTTTGGGCACGCCATTGGTAACGCTACAAAGATTTTAACCGCTGCGAAATATGGTCCAACAGGTCAGGGGGTTCAGGTTTTCTTTGGAACCCCGAAGGAAAAGAACAGTCACTTTTCTACGATCTGGGATATGTCAGACCAACGGTATTATCACCTGGGGTGTGTTAATTGCAGAAAAACCTATCCATTTTACCTTCCCGATGATGATAGATGGAGATCTATATGGCTATATGATAATATTGTGCAGTGCCCATTGTGTGGAACTAAGCAAAAAAAAGTTGAAGCTATAGAGTTAGGAAGATGGGTCGGGGCCGGTTCTGGCGATAGTGAATATGTTGGGTTTCATATAAATCAATTGTATATTCCATACTTTACTAGAGAAAATATAGAAAAATTGATGCCCGAAAATAATCCGGCCCAGACTGAAAGGATTTGGAAGAATGAAGTTATTGGTGAATTTTACTCTGGAGCCGGCGCACCATTAACTAAGGCGGAGGTATATAAGCTGTGTAGAGATCCGGATAGATCTTTTGCCAAAAGTATAAGCCCGAATGAAAAATCAGTTTATTTAGGAGTAGACTGGGGCGGCAAAGATGATGACCCCAATTCAAGGGGCGGGCAATCATTCTCTTGTGTAGTAGTCATTTCCGCCTCTCCCGATGGAACTATATCTATTGAGCATGCTCATAAGTTGCGTAAAAATAATTTTGATTTTAAAAAAGAAACTATAAGAGAGATGTATAGGCGGTTCGGTGTGACAAGGGGGGTTTCAGATTGGTTTTTTGGACAAGATGTAGTTCATGATCTTCAAACAATGTATCGGGAAAGATTTCTAGGAGCACAAGGGAGTGGAAGTCTTTTAAAACCGGTAAAATATAGAGAAGACGAATTGATTATATCTTATAATAAAGATTTACTTATAGATGAGTTAATTGATTTATTTAGAAAAGGCAAGGTTAGATTCCCTTGGAAAAGCTATGAATATTTAGAGTGGTTGATAGACCACTGCACATCTATGGAGTCAAAAATAAAAATTTCTGGAGGGCAGCCTGTAAAGACATTCACAAAAGGCCCCACTCCGAATGACGGATTTATGGCGCTTATGTATGCGTATATGGCTTATAAGTTTGATTTAACAAAGGGTTTTACTATTAAACCAGGGTTAGAGAGAAGAAGCGAATATCCAAGGTCTACTTTGGCAAATATTAAGAGGAGATTGTAAACATGAAAAGAACCACAGGGCCGCAAGCACCCATATCAAAAAAGGCCGCAGAATCTCTATCGGGAATACGCCGAGCCGAGATTACAGATGCTGCGAATAAGCAGCTTGACGCAGAGAGCGAGTCTGCAATCTATGGCTCGATTGCTCATAGTCCAGGATTTAGGCACAAGGGTGCGAATATATTAAAGAGTGCTTCAATCGCATCTCCCATGGCATCACCAACATTATCTCACTCTACAGATCGAATGTCTCCTGAGATTTACTCTCCACTATTTCAGCTCGCAAATTTAAACCTACCTAGAGATCGAGTAACTATGAACGCGTGGAATCGCGTTTTTTACGATACACATCCTATTGTTAGAAATGCAGTTAATTTACATGCCTCATATCCTATCAGCAAAATAAATATAACGTGTAAAAATAAAAAGGTTCAACAATTTTTTATGGAGATGGCTGAACGGATTGATTTATATTCTGTTGTTTATGGTGCAGCTTTGGAGTTTTGGAAGATGGGCGAGGCGTTCCCATATGCTGAGCTTGATGAAAGTATGGGCGTTTGGAATCGAATTACAATTTTAAACCCAGACTATGTACACGTTAAAAAGTCTGTTATAGGAAGTCATACAATGATTTCTTTACGACCTGATGCGAATCTGCAAAGAATAATAAACTCTACTTCTCATGCAGACTTATCCATGAAAAAGTATATTCCAAAACATATCTTAGACTATGTTAGGAAGGGGCAAAATATTCCTCTTGATGCATTTAATGTGTCTCATTTGAAGCTTTTGAGCTCGCCCTATGATATCAGAGGTACATCTATTGTTGTATCAGTCTATAAAGATTTGATGCTTTATGACAAGCTGAGAGAATCAAAGTTTGCGCAAGCGGACGGTATGGTTAATCCATTAACGTTGGTTAAGCTAACTGGAGATAATGATTATAGACCAACCCAAGCAGATATTGAGGCGTTTAAAAATATTCTTGAAGAAGCACAATATGATAAGGACTTTAAGATTGTGACCCATGGAGGCGTTACTATTGAGCGGGCAGGTTTTTCAGGCGGAGTTTTAGATGTAGCAACTGACATTGAGCATATTGTGACAAATTTATATGCAGGCCTTATGACGCCTAAGGCACTGATGGATCAGGAGGCTGCGACATATGCAAGCTCCTCGGTCGGGCTTGAAGTTCTTCGGCAGAGATATGATATATTTAGAAATATGATGAAGAAATGGCTGGAGAGAAAGGTCTTCGCCCCCATCTGTGAGATTCAAGATTTCTTTGAATATAAAGATGGAGAAAAAAGACTTCTGGTTCCATCTATTGACTTTAACCACATGAATCTGTATGACATGGCTGACTTTATAACATCGATAGGACAATTTGTTGGTAATAAACAAGTCTCCCTCCAAACGTTGCACAGAAGCCTCGGGCTTAGTTACGAGGAGGAAAGACGTAGGATAAGAGAAGAGATGATTGACGAGCAGGTATTCGCCAAAGAACAGCAGGTCTTAGGAAATATGAAACTTGCAGAGCTATTAGGCCTTGATCCTTCTAAATCTATATCTGAGCCTCCTGGAGGCTTGGGAGCCGCTCCTCCTGGAGGATTACCCGGAGTTCCGCCCCCAGGCGGCGACATGGGGGGCATGGGCGGCGCGCCACCACCGCCCCCTGGGCCGCCAGGACCTGAGGGAGGATAATGTGGACGATTTTATTAAGAAAACAGGACAGACCCCGCCGCCTCCCGTACCTCCCGTACCACCGGGTCCGACTCCAGAGGATCAAAAGGAGTTGGCCACGCAATTAGAGGCTGCTTTTAAGGCGATTGGCCTTGGGGTAGAAATAGGCAAGACAAAGGACTTCGCAACTGAGCGGGCTGGTTTGATTTTTGGCTCACTTATAAACTCAATTACAAGCCTTTTAACAGGAAGTCTTCCGTCTACCAGGCTTTCTGAGACGAAGATAAAGGTCGAAGTTGGATTCGATTATGACCAGCAAGCAGTCCATCAAAAGGCAATAAACGGCTTTAAAAAACGAATAGTAGCGCCGGCTAAAGCTCTATACAATAATAATTTTAAATATTATATTGATAGCGTGGAGGGCAATGAGGCAATTCTGCATGACATAACTAAGAGGCAGATAAAATCTGATTCGGCAGTTAGAGCAAATAATATTGCCTCTGAAATTATGTCTTTAAACCTTCATAGCGCTAAAGATACTGTTGAAATATGGTCTTCTTCTGGCCCATATAAAATAGTTTTAGATGAAGCTATACCAAGGTTGAGGGAGAAATTTTCAGCGATAACAACTTTTTCAATGTCTAATGGGATGGCAATTGCAGGAAGAATAAGGGCAGGCTCAGAAACCCCGGCGGATCTGGATTTTTTAAAAAGTTTATTTATTGCCATTTATGAATGGTTTATATATATAGACGCATTTGGAGGAATAAGTGCATCTTCTCAGAAGTCTGAGGGCGGCGGCGATGATTCCGACAGAGACTGCCCTGAGTCCGTAGCGGAAATTATAAATGGAACATTAATAAGGGCAATCGAACCAGGGGACGGAATGCGTTTTGCTGGTCCGGGAGAAATTGTGGTGGACAGATCCGGCGGAACAGTGCGGGCTTCACTTAAGCTTGTGCTTGTAACAGATCCGTCTGCAGGCGGGGATGTTACAAAGGTTAATGATTGCCATGATAATATAGACTATGTTAAGCATTACATAGCAGCGGGGGTAATAGATGTGTCGCGATCTACGGCATGGCCTCATGATATAACTGATGCAATAAAGAGTGTTTCAACCAACGCCTCCTCTTATGCATCGGGCGCTGCTGTAGAGCTTATAATTCATTTTGAATACTCCTTTATAACGGGGCTGTCTTCTGGGGATCATATTTTTCACATAGACACTGGGTCAAGCAGTATGGATATTCTTGCTAATGATAATTTACTTCAAGATCAATTAACAAAACTTTCTAGCGAAACTACAACCTCTTTGTATGAAACCGTATCTCCAGATGGAGAGCGGGTATTTTTTACTCCTACAGACTTAGTGGTTGGGGGCGGGAAAGTTCGAGGCTCTAAGGGCAGGTATTTTAAGCCAAAGAAACTTAAGGGCAAATCTCTTGCGGATAGAGTTAATTCAAAAGGCTTTGGCAAAATTAGAGATCGAGGCGATAAATGAAAAAGAAATCATATAGAAACAAAAGGCCCTCTCCGAGGCGGCCTATAAGATCGTGTGATTTGCCCACTCCTCATCCGGCAGAAGAGGGCTTTTCCGCTGACTCTCCCGGCGGAGGCGCTAGGGGCTGGTCTAAGCCTGGAGAGGGCGTGTGGCCCGCGAATATTACGGAGCTAGAGGAGACCCCTGTGCTGCCAAGAAAGAAGCCCAGAAGGCAAAGCAGGCTTGATTATGATGATCTGCTAAACATGTTGGTGGAGTTGGGGGACGATATGGATAAGCAAGACGAAGTGGCGCTTGCTGGGATTGCTGATTTTTTAATAAAAAAAGTAGCAGAGCAAAAGTTTTTAGATTATTCATCATTATTTGGAGATTTAATTGTAAAAATAGCAGAATCAGATATTCTAAATAAAAATAAAGTTTTTGTAGAAATAACAAAAGAATATAATAAAACTTTAAAATCGAATATGATTATGGGAAATGATATATCTACAGCTACCAGAGCTGCTTACCAGGCGAGTAGTGCTAAGGCGAAAGAATATGTCCGATGAATTAAAAAAAGAAGCACAAATGCTTGAGCAAAATGCAGTATATGTTGCTGAGCAATTGCATAATATGATAAAGATTATGATAAATAATATGTCTCCAGAGTCAAGGATGAAGTCTTTTCAAAACGTGCATGGCAAGGTTTCGTTATTTAATGTTATGGAGATAGCTGGCAAAAAATCTCCGGGAGGAGCAGCCATAGGGGTTAGCATCGGATTGGTCAAGAATGTTTTGAACGGAAAAGACCCATATTTTATAAATGTCGTATTAAACGAATTGTTAAGAAGATTATGATATTCTGCTATTTTTAGTATAAAATACATCAGGAGATATAATGAGAAAAGTGTCGTGGCCATATATAGGAGATACAGAGAGAGAAATGGGATCAATGTCTCCATCGGGGGATACTGATTTTGATATACAGGAAGCTTTGCCCGGGGATATGGATAGGGACACTTCCACCCCAGGATACAGCACAATGACTTCTGAAAAACATTTGTCTCACGACCTGGAGGTGCCAATAAGCTTCTCGGGAGGCGTATTCTTCCCGGCGGCAGAAGAGGTGGCAGAAGATGAGGCGGAGGATGATCTAGAGGTTCTTTCCCATTTTTCTAATAAGTTTAGAAATTTTTTACAGAAAGACTCTGCCGTATTAGGTCTGGGCCCTCACACTTATATGGATACAGATATTTTATTAAAAGATGGTCATAGTCTAGTGACCTTGCTAAAGCATTCGTCAGACAATATAAATATACAGGACTATCACCAGGAATATGGTGACCCTATGTTCCATTCTTTTGGAAGAAAGTTTGATGGATTTTATATGTCCAAAGCAATTGATGATAAAGAAGTTGCCAAAATTACTTTAAAAAATATTTACTCACACTTAAGACCTACTGGATATGGGCTTGTAATTTCCTCTGGATCTATTGATATTTCTGACTCAATTAAAAATATTGGATTTTCTATTGTGGCAAAACATTTTGGATCAATAAAAAAATATTTAGTTGAAAAAAACGAATTAGACAAGATAGCTACAGTAAAACATTATAATTCAAAAGATGGGTCTGAAATTTCTTTTGAATGCGATGTTGCTATAACTTCTAAAGAAAAAATTGATGGTCTACAGGTTTATTCAAACCTTGGAGATAGATCGGGATTATTATTTCCATATAAGAAGCCTACTGATGCTTTTTTTCACATGGGCACCGTTAGCTTCCCCATTGATATAGCGTTCATTGATGAAGATAATAGGATAAAAAAGTTATATAAAAATATTATGCCTGGATCATTAGAGGTTTTTTCTTGCGCTGGCACCAAGGCTGTTTTGGAAATATCCGGAGGATTGTCAGACACCCTTGGTATTAAAGAATTGGACTCAATTCATATAAGGTATGGAGAGCGATCTGGAGAGCGCTTTGCAAAAGAGGCCTTTGCGCTAGATGAGCTTGGTCTAAACAGATGTATATTCAAAACCTCCAAAACTTTAGATACAGGCTTATATAAGATCTCTGGAAATAATTTATATATAATAAATAACAAAGAAAATCAAAGCCAAATACATTCAATAGTTAAAAATGCATCATCAAGCATTTCCCATAAGAGCCAAGTATTAGTTTTTGACCTTGACTCTTTGCTTTCGGATGAAGAGGTAAGGCTGTATAGGCAATCGCCCCCTGCGCATAATGCTCGGATAGCCCGGGGATTATATGGAGAGACATTCTCTGCTTGTGGAGGTTTTATAAAAGTTTCATTATCAGATTTGATTAAAAAAGATTTTTATAAAAAAATAAATTCAAAATACTCAATTAATTTAAATGAATATTTGCAAAATAATATTTTAAAAAATAATAACAAAATATTATTTGTAGACGAATTATATAAGGCGTCAAAGGATGTTACGACTAAAATTGTTTTTGCATCAAGAGGGGACAAGGACCCCGGCGTCTTAATCAGGCTTTTAGAGGAAGAGGTTAAGGTTCGGATGGGAAGCTCTAACTTTGCTATTAAGCCAGAAATCATTCAGGTTCCATCACATTATGGGACAAAAGATATTTTCTCAGCAATTAAAGGCAGATATCCAAAGCATAACGTAGTTGTGCGTGCGGGTAATATTATTAAGTCTGCGGGAATTCCGGTTCCAGATGGTGTCAAAAGTGAAGCGAAAAATGCTTTGCGTTATTTTGGAAGATCATATGATATGTGCAGCACCTTGATAGAAAACTTAAACAAGAATATAGAAGAGTATGAAAAAATCAAGGGAGAGGCTGAGGCTGTAGCCGGCAGCAAGGGGGAGTATCATCAATCATGCAAAAGAAACTCCAGAATAACGAAAAGGCTTTTAATTAATATTAAAAATGGAATAAAAATATTAAACTCAATAAAAGATGTCTCTACCACTGCAGAGATAATTGATTCTGCGGCCCTCTCTGCAAAGAGTCTATCGGAATCTATAAAGGAAGTTTTTGATTTAATATCAATAATTGATACTGATAATTTTGCTGAGAGTTTAACTGAAAAAACAAAAAATACAGAATCAACATTAGAAGATCTTAAGACCACCTTAGACCGTACGAAAGAATATATTACTTCTAATATATTGGGTATAGTAATTTTAGCGGAGTAATTATGTTTATAAAGTTTGGCGATAAAACAAAGAAAATCATAGTAAAAAACTCTAAAGATGGGTATGATATGCCTGATGAAGAAGAAGAGGATATCATCTATTTAGATTCAGATGATGAAAATGATAGAAGAATTAAGGCAATAAGAAATCATATAAAAAAAGAAGAAAAAGAATAAAAAACTATGTAATTCAAAAAAAAATTACACAAAAAATAGTTACACTAATATTTATATAAATATCTGATCACTTCTTTTTACGTAAAGGGCTAGCTATGTTTAAAAAAATATGTTCTTCTCCAGAGAACAATGTTGTTGGGACCTGTGACCACGATGAAATTATTGCAAATCCAAAGATAGTTCAAACATTTTCTAAGTTAGCAAAAAGCATTAAAAATATAGCTCCAAAGTCAGACGACTTTCTTTATTTTTCTATAATCTTTCTAAAAGCCGCAGAGTCCTCCCTGCTTGATGATAATGGTTCCATCAAAAAAGTAGCAGGAGAAGATGCTTGGGGCTTTTTTGATGAAAATTGGAAATGGCACGGGAATGTTCAGCCACATAGAAATAACAATAAAGACATATTTCCAGAATCAGAATTAAAAAAAGCTACGGCAAGCTGGGTGGGTCTTCCACTATGCAGAGACCATGAGTCAAGCTCGGTAGATGGAATTCGTGGAATAATTTTAGACACACATTATGATGAAAAGTATAAGCAGGTAATTGGGCTTTGCGCGTTAGACAAGATTAATTATCCAGATTTGGCACGCAAAGTCGAGACAGGCCTTGTTAGATATGGCTCTATGGGAACTGCGGTTGAAACCTCTATTTGTTCTGATTGTGGAAATCGAGCTACAAATCAAGATGAGTATTGCAATCATATAACAAATAAAAATGCTCATGGTGAAATAAATGTCGGCTTAAAGCCGATAGAGTATAGCCTTGTTGTTCAGCCGGCAGAGCCTGGCGCTATTCTTTTAAAGTGCATTGCCTCATTAAATGAGTATAAAGAAGAATTTTCGACCTATGGAGTAGACAACGTTAGCGCTATGCTTGGAAGATTAAACCTTAATCAGGCCAAACATTTAGAGGGAATAATGAAAACTGCCTGTGGATTAGGCGGTTGCTCCATAGAGGATCGGACAAATATTGTAAAAAGTTTTTTATCAAATAATGGTCTTTTAAAAGTTTCTGAAAATAACTTTACTGATAGCTCAGAAAAAATGCGAAATAATGCCGAGGCGTTAAAGGCTACAACTGGAGCGGCAGGACTTCTGAGCGATCCGTCCGTAGAGGATGATATAAAAGACGTTATACGTCAGTTAGTAAGTCAGTTAAAAACAACAACAAGAGAAGACCTTTCAGAAACACCAACTGAGAGGTTTACTTCTTATGAGAATTCCAATGAGGCCTCAACTCCTGGCGGTGGCGCAGAGTTAAGTTCTGCAACATCCAGGATGGGTCTCGCAGGAGGTGGAGATACCGGGGATAACCCTGATTTTTCACCAAGAGATGATATTTTATCATTTAATAATCCGTCAGGCGGCAAAGCTGTGACGGTAGCTACCGGTAAGCAAAATCGAAACGTTAAGACGGCTAATGATGGCGGTGATAGCATGGATTTTGTGGACGACTTTTCAATCAATTCAATCGTGGAGGATATTATGAATGAGTCAAGACTAAGAAAAAGGGCAGAGCTTCGCCGTCGAATCGCTTATATGCAAGGTGGCTCTGAGGGCGCAGAGCCTAACACCTATAAGGGTGAAACATATGACTGGAATAAAGATAAGCAGATGCATCAAGATGGAAACACAGGCGGTGCAGATGGTATGTGGCCAGGCGATAAGGAATCTAAGGAGAAGCTCAGTCGGGCAAAGCTTGAGGAGCGAAGACTCCGCAGGTTAGCCTACATGCAGGGCGGATCCGAAGGTGCTGAGCCTAACACCTATAAGGGTGAAACATATGACTGGAATAAAGATAAGCAGATGCATCAAGATGGAAATATGGGCGGAACTGATGGCATGTGGCCCGGAGACAAGGAGTCTAAAGAGAAGGTGAGTAGAGCTAGGGCTTATAATGGTCCTGGTCTCAGTACGCGCTTTACAGTTAGGCGCAATGGAAATGGGTCTGTAAATAAGGCCGCGAGTGTCTTAGAAGTTTTTGCGGGAAACAAAAGAGTAATTGCCGCTACTGGGCAAGAAATTTTTGGCCCAGAATTAAATGAAAATTGGGAATGGCTAAAGAGCCGTGAGTACGGCAAAGAAGTTTGCGGCCAGATACGAGTTGCGGGATTAGACCGAGTTGCTGGTCTTTTAAAGGCCGCTCAAGAACTTCCTCCTCTTCCTGAAGAGGGCGGCGGAGAACTTCCCCCTCTTCCTGAGGAAGGCGGAGAAGGCGGCGGAGAATTGCCTCCATTAGATGCCGAGCCCCTGCCTCCATTGGACGAAGGTGCCGAAGGAGAGGGCGAAGACGAAGAGGAAGATCCCTCAAAGGAGATTGACGATAGACTTGCAGAGATGGAGCAGCTTTTGGATGAAGTTAGAGATTATGTTAGCCAACTTGAAGATTCAACTATGGCCGATGTAGATGTCAACGTTTTCACCGGCAAGGGCGAGGGCGAAGAGGGTGAGCAAATAGAGGCTGGCTTAGGAGCTCTTTCTAGCAATGTTATAAAGAACCTTAAGACTGCTTATAGAAAGCTTGATGATGCTGCAGATGAGTTATCAATGGTTGCAGAAACCTATGATAATATTTCAAAGCTATCATCCTCTCAGAGAGGGGAGTTTGTCAAGCTGGCAAGTCATGCCGTTAGAGATGCTGACCAAATCACTGGAGAAACTAAGGCATTGGTACGTGTTGCTACGTCATTAGAGGCGAATGTAACTAGCTCCAATAATGTAGAAGATTCGGTTAATTATGCAGAAGATGCTTTGGACGCTGGCGAAGAAGATTACGTAAATGACGTTGAAGACTCCGCAGAGGATGCGGCTGTTGATGAGCTTATCGCTTCTGCTATGAGTTTGCGCAAATCTCGAAGAGAAGCTATTTTAAAGCAGGCTGATGATCGAGTTTTGGCAAGTCGCGCAGCAAATCGCGAAGCTATGTTGAAGTCCGCTATGGATATGGACGACGAAGGTGATGAGGTTGCAGAAGATGCTTTAGATGATTTTCCAGCGGCTGTATCCGAAGTTGATGACGATGGCGATGAACTCCAAGCAGAGGCGTCCAAGGCTCATCAGGCCTCGCAGAAGACCGCTGTAGCAAATCCTGTAAAAGAAGCTTTGGCCAATAAGGTTGAGACTAAGAAGCAAGATGAGGCAAGAGAGGCTTATCGAGTGAAGTTGCGCAGGGCATATGATGTCGGAATGGATATGCAGAGAAAGGGTCTTTTGCCCGCATCAAAGGCGTCTTTAGATAGACAGGTTGATGATATCATGACCTTTGATGATAATGCATTTGAAGCCTTCAAGCGAAGTATTGCAAACGCAAGACCAGTAGGTACCGTTAAAGTAGCGTCAGACCTTGGCGGAGTAAACATTGGCGTTGAAGCAGACAATGGTGTAGGCGTTAGCCCAAGACTGATGTCCGCTGATACCTTATCATCTTTGTGGGAGTAGGGGGATTATATGTATAGCATTAGAGGAAATGGAGACGGGATTGCCCAGGAGTTTTCAAGACTTGTGGGCAAGTCTCAAAGTATAAAGAAAGTTGCGCAAAGCGAGGATGTCGGGGGCGTTGCTGCTGACACAGCTGATGTGGACGAAATTGCTGATACTTTTGAAAACGAAATTGCTGATCTATTAGTAGATGAGCCGGACTCTGAATCGCTTGCAGCTGATACTTCTAGCTTAATTGAAAATGAAATAAATGATATGGAGACATATAGCTCAAGTAAGGGTTCTGAGAAAAAGGTTGGAAACAATCCTTTAAATCCTCGTGGAGAATATATTATGTCAGGCTTAGGCAGAATTTCTGCTGGCCTAAGAAGCAAGGGCGAAGGTTTTGCAGCAGATGTTGTTGAGGCTACTGCGGAAAGTATAAGAGGAGATTTGGTTAAAGAGTCTAATAGAAAGGGTGATTTATTAAACACCCTTAATAAAATGGCTACTAGCTTCTCCTCTGCTGGTGATCAGTTTGCAGCAGATATGGTTTTAGCAACGATGAATAAAATCGGCAACTAAGACAGAGATTAATTACTATTAATAGTAAAATAAAAGGGAGGGAAAGAATATTTCCCTCCCTTTTTATACTTTAATGTGGAGAAAACAAGTTGCTAAAGGTTATTCATAGCGGAAATGCATTACCAATGAGCTTGTCTGTTGACCCAACAGCCGAGTTTGAGCCAGGAATGTTTGCTCAATTAGGCTTAATTGGGAATGATATTGTGGCAAGTGTAAGTGATGGTACAGCCCCTTTGGGCATTATTGATGACGTAAGAACTTCGGCTTTCACAAGGGCTCAAGTAGATGAGGTTGTAATTATTGATGCCCAATCATCAGAAATAGATGATAATGGGAATCGGGTTAGTACAGTTGAAGTCACTGGTGTTTTGGAGTTTCCTCATATTATAGAGAGTAGCTTTACCTCGACAATTTCAATTGTATTGAATACTGTTAATGGAGTTATAACTGTGCCGTCTGGAACAGAGCTTAATTATGATTCATCAGGTGATGGGACATATGATAGCTTTAAGATAGTTACCAATTATATATATAGAATAGCTGGAAAGCCGGGGGATGATACAACTGTCGGCAGCGGAAGAATCACCATCCATTATCAAAGAGGTATATATGCAACAGATCAGTTTGATACAACTCAAATGTTTCCTGTAAATTGCACATTATATGTTGGGTTAGACGGAAAGTTAACCTCGTCCCAACCGACTGATAATCATCCTGGCGTAGCAGTGTGTACCGGCCCTCCCTCGGCGGCAATCGGAACACTAGAATTTATGCTGTTATAGAGACGTTTACAAACTACTAATTATTTAAAATGTGATGAAATAACATTTATCTGGAGACACTAATGCCTAATTCATGGAGCAAGGAAGACAAATTTCACTACAATAAAAGCGAAGTGTTTCAAGAGCTTGAAAAGATAGTTCTAGATACAGTTCGTAGAGCAGATATTTTGCAGCAAAAAATAGCAGAAGATGCTGCCAAGCAGACTCAAGAATTAAAGGGCTTAGAGGAGCAGGCTAATGCTACAGCCGAAGCAGTCAGCAAAATAACTTCTGATAGCGCCGAAGATGATGAGGATTTAACTTCAGATGATGACCTTCAAAACGAAGTCATTGACGACCTAAGAGTACTTGCGGAAGCTGCATTGGCTGACAATAATATAAAGTTAGCATATAAAATCGAAAGAACAATTGATGAGATCCTTAATCAGGATGTGGTATGCGAATAAAGAAAGTTTCAGACAATAGTGCAATAGAGGCCTATTTTCAAACTATGCAGAGATTCAACAATGGATCTCCATCTTTAGCCAAAGAAGCTAATTGGTTTACGTCTCTTTTTGGAGCGGGGGCCGATGCTGCTCATGTTGCCGGAGGTGTTTCTGATGCTGCTCATGTTGGTGGAGCTGTAGCCGATGCTGCTCATGTTGGTGGAGCTGTAGCCGATGCTGCTCACCTGGGTCGTGAAGCACAGTTGGCGGCAGAGGTCGCTCGCGAAGCACATATAGTCGCAGAAGAAGCAAAGGTAGCTTTAAGTACTTTTCAGGAAATAGAGGCGGCCGGTGGAGGTGCAGTACGAACGCTCGCTCAGGCTGACGAGGAAAGAAGGTTGACTCAAGCCTTAGTTGAAGCAGAGCGCACTGCTGCAGCTGCTGCAGATGCAGAACGAGGAGCCATGGCGGCTGTTCGTGCTGCAGAGGCCGGGACATCAGCCGCTCGCGCACTTCCTGTTGCTAGCGATGCATTGACCGCTTTGTTCAGAGGGGAAGCAGAGGGGTTTGAGGCCTTTAGGGCACTGGCCAGAGGAAAATCTGAGGCAGAAGTTCTTGAGCTTTTAGGGAGTAGCCTAAAAAATGCTGATGATGCCCCCAAGATTCTTGAGCTATTAAAGGGCGGAACAAGTGTTACTGAGGTATCCACAAATACATTGCGAAGCGCAGGAATAGTCGCTGAAGAAGGAAGTGTTGCCCTGCGGACTGCCGAAGAGACTGCTGAAATAGCAGCTAAAATTGGAGAAGGAGCAGCGGGGGTAACCCCTGAAATAAAGGCCGCAGTAAAAGCCGCAGTAGATGCCGGAAATTATGACGAAGCATTAAGAATACTGGGCACCTTAGAGGGTGCTGATGATTACGTTAGAGTTGCAACTGCAGCTGTTGAAGACTTTAGAAAACTAGAGGTCCTGAAGACCGCAGCACAAGCCGAAGAGGCTGCCAGCGCCCGCAAGCTGGAGGCACTTCTGCCTCGGGAGCTTCGCACGGGCGGCGTAGATGATGTTGGACCAATTGTTGACGAAACAGCCAAAACTGCTGAGACGGTGGGGACTGTGGTTGAAGATGGAACCAAAGCAGTTGACGCTGCAGTAACAGAGGTCAAGCTTTTAGAAGAAGGTGCGGGAGCTACAGATCCAATCGTTGAAGGCATTAAGGCATCTGATGATATTCCCGAAACTGTCCGGGCGCTGCAAGAGACCGTCGAAGCCCAAGCGAGAGAAATCGCCGCTCTTCGAGAAACCCTTGAGGCTTCCGTCGCAAGAGGAACTATGACCCAAGCAGAGGTCGAAAGAATTATTACTCAACGTGTAGCCGCCTTAGAAAGTGCCGGCGGAAAAGTTGTTTCCACAAGCGCAAAAGCTACTTCCTGGTTAGGTCGCGGAGCAGAAATAGGCCGAGCATGGCTTGGCGGAGTTGTAAAGCTTGCGCTTGGCGGAGCTTTAGTTTATGGAGCATATCGTGGTTACCAATATGCAACCAGAGATCCTTTGCCTCCAGAGGGCCCTCATCGAGGCGGTGGCCCACGACGGCAGGTGGATCCTGCGATAACTGAGGCTTTAGATGCAGTTGACTCTAGGAATAATGAAAGATTGCAGGAAATTTTATCAGGCCAATCTCTTGGAAGCGCTTTGCTTATGCACGTAATGCGGCGTTACAGAAAGGATTATGTAATAGAGTTGAAACCTGGAGCTTATGACGGAATGAGGTTTGCTTTCGTAGACCAAGTTCCTGATGGCCCTGGCCTTGGAGACGAAGAGACCAGATTTGATCAAGCACACATAGCAAGGCAAAGTCTTGATAACCCAAGCACCGGCGGGGCGCTTTATAGCAGACAGATGGGAGTTCAAGATGGAGATAAGCAAAGGGCTTTAAACGAAACCGTACAGAGGGTGATAGGGTTTGATTTAGATGGAACAGGAATTCTTGGAGGAAATCGGCGCGGAAAGCGTAGGACAAGAAGGTTTATGTCGGGAAAGAGAATTAGGCGCAGCCCCGGTGCTGCGGGTAGGTCAAGGCGGCCAATGACAAGGAGGCAAAGAAATATGAGGCGCAGAGGAAGCGATGAAAGATTCGATAGGTTAGAGAAATTTGCGTCATTTGCAAATCCAGATAGATTTACCGCTTTAGAAACATTCGCGGCTCTCTTAGATGATGAGCCCAATTTTGACAATAAAAGCAACATGAGTAGAAGAGAAAAGCTTGCATCATTAGGAAATATTGCAAGTCCAAATCTATTTTCTACTAATAATCATACAAATAACGATTTGAATCTGTTTAAAGAAGCAGATGAAGTTTCGAAGTCGTATTATAAAGATGCCGTAACGGATCTAAATAGTACTGACAAAACACTCCGAACATATTTTACAGGTCTAGGTAGACTGTATGACGAAAAGTCGGAAACCCCAAAGGGCGATTATAAAACCCTGTATAATGTGCATGACGAAACTGGCACTGATCTAGTTCATGCGGCTCACCCAAAAGCAATAGTATCTTTAGATTCTATTGGCAACGGCGGGCTGGTTGAAAACGGATTAGAACAGCAGAGGCAGACACAAGGTGTGGCGTTAAGCACTCCAACAGGAAACTATAGAGCTAATTACGCTTGGGTGCGTGAATCTCTTAAGAAAACAAGTAAATAATCGAACTTTAAGTTAAGTAATAAACCTAGACAATACATTTAATGGTTAAATGTATTATAAGATATAAAATATTAAGGAGAAATTAAAAATGGCTTTACATTTATTAAATCCAGGATTACGTCCCCTTGGCATGTTTGACCTCGAAGATGATGATGCCGGCACCCTTGAGGGTGGCGAGTATGTTGGCCTTGTTGCTGACACAGACGACGATGGTTATGCTGCTGATGTAGGTGGGCACGGCCCATTTATTGGGGCTGATCTAACAGATCCGAATAGAATCGCTGTAAGATTCAGCGTCGGACCTTGTACAGACGGAGTTCTCGGCGGCCTAGCCGATGAGGGCGAAGACGAATATGGAACACTTTTTGGATCGCTGATTGGCTCAAATGCTGGTCGAGCTACTCAAGTTACTGGCGGAGGCGCAGTTGTTATCGGTCCTGCGACTGATCGTGCCTCTGGCAAGGTTACTGTTTGGGCTACCGCAGGTCTTTATGGCGTTAGCGGTGCGGCTGCTACCGATTCTACTGTGCATACAAACGCTCTTAACGCATACCAGGTTGCTAACACTAACGTCCTTGCGGATGCCACTGGCCTTCTCGGTGACGATGGCGGCGGCGGCAATGCGCTCGGAATGTTTGTTGGACATATGACAGATCAGTCACTTGTCTCTACCACTAACACTGCTGCTGGAGAAGCCCGTGTGCAAGCGCATTCGGCTATTTTCTTCACCGGTACACAGATATAAGGAGGAACTAATGTCTAATTTATTTAATACACATGGTGAAATTAACGCCTCCAATGTAACTGAGGCCCTAACACAGATTGTAAAGTATGCTTCTATTATTGAAGATCTTCAGCCGTCAAGCAACGCTCAGGCAACTGCGCCAAGCTTAAATGATGGTCAGAGAGATGAGATGATTAAGCAGGCTCTTATGACACAAGAAGGCAAGATTGCCTTAGGTCAGGCAATGGCCAACCCAATTCGTAGAAACCTTGATTATCAGGGAGTAGCTCGCAAGGCTCTCGTTGTTGATCCTCTACCCCAGGGTGCTCTGCCTGTTTATGACCGTGATATTGATGTCGCGGCTGTAGTTGTATCCAGTAATGGTGCTGCACCTGAGTCTCGTGTCTTTGGTGACCGCGTGACCGTTCCTGAGTTTGAGGTTGTCTCAAATCCAACGGTTCGTATTGCCGAAGTTAAGCGTCGTCGATTCAATGTAATTGATCGTGCTCAGCAGAAGGCTCGTCAGGAAATTCAGGCCCAGGAAGACGCTAACGTCTTTGCTGCCCTACAGTTTGCTGGTGATAACACCGAAGGTGGAGAGAATACTGCTCAGGCACTTGATGCTCTCACCGTTGGCGCTCTAGGCAAGGATGGCCTTGTTAACCTTAAGCGTCAAGTTGATCGTTGGGACCTTGTGACTTCCAAGTACTTCATGAACATCAATGAGTTCACTGATATTCTTACTTGGGAATCTGCTGGTAACGCAAACTCTCAGGTCGATCCTGTCACTCAGCGTGAGCTTCTTCAGACTGGTCTTTATGGTCACGTCTTTGGTGCCGATATTATCGTCTCCAAGGTTGTGCCTCAGGGCCGCTGTTTTGCTTGTGCTGATCCAGAGTTCGTTGGTGTGATGCCTGTCCGTCAGGACATCGAGGTACTTCCCGCTGATGAGCCCAAGCAGCTTAAGCTTGGTTGGGTTGTGAATGAGATTATCGGAATTGGTATCGTTAACCCACGTGGTGTCGCTACTGGTACTGTGTAATTTAACCTGTAGAATAATATTGAGAGGCATAGTGTTAAGGCACTATGCCTCTTTTTTTATGCTAATTTCATTGCATTGAATGAGGGAAATATGTTATCAAAAAAGTTAAGTTCTAGGCTTCGGTATATCAAAGGAACCCCTTTGCAAGATCGTGCTCAAATAAAGATTTTCTCCAGAAGAGATGAGAATTATGTTGTTATGAATGAGGAAGAGGGTGAGTCTGAAAAATATGACACATTTTTCGACTATGAAGAAGAACTTGCAGGATTAAAACCTTCCGGAGAACAATATGTTGATATGATAAATTCTGATCCATTTATTGTTATGGAAGAAGAAGGTGATAGCATATTGAATGATAAGCATTCTCATGTAGTAATGGAGCCAGAAGAATTATCCCCAAAAATTGCAATAACAAATGATTCTGGAATATCAAATGAAAAAAGTACATCAAGCACATATACTGATGTAGTTGGATTTAAGTTTATACAATGTGATTATGTGAAAAAAGATGGTATGAGATGCAAGAGACAGGCTCCAAAAAATAAAACAACCTGCTCTACACATAGAAAATATATAGAGAAACATTGTAGAGAATAGCTTGCGTGTCTATTAATTTTAAAAGAGAAACGTATAAGAGGGAAAATCTATGAATCAATATGAAACATCTGATTTGGCATTAGCAGCATATTTAACGCTTAAAGGATTAAAGCTTATTAATGCTCAAAAGTTGCCTACAGGAAGATTTCAATTTATATTGGAAGACCCAGACTCTGTGGCCGATGGATTATCTATAGAATTCTTTAGTAGCGAATTTTGCGAATATGATAATAAAGTAAGGTCGTTAAAGAAGATTCTGTATTCAAGTTAATTTTGTGTAAAAATTTTAAATTTTAAACATTTTGATTTTCAACGAGCAAAATGTTTATTTAATTTATTTTACTTTTTTGACTAATATTACATATATATGCTACAAATAAATTATTTTAGTTTAAGTTTATTTTATGAAGTTCTAAGTTTATACCAAAAATGGTTTTTAACCCTATAATATATGCCTACAATACAATATTCCGTTTTATATAGATTTGTATAAAGTGACGAATTGTTTATAGGCGCACCTATCGTTTAGTTTGTTTTTAGTTTGTTTTTAACAGAAACTTAAAAATAAAGGAAATTAATATGAAAACGCAAGTAAGATTGGACCAGCTCCATGATGAATTTATCAATGGTAAGCTTGGACCAAACACCCCAACAGAAGGGGTTCAATCCCGTATTGAGGTAGAGCATGACCGCGCTATCGCTGCCGAAGATGCTATTGCCATCAAAATTGATAAGTTCTTTCGTCTCTATGAGCCGAGTAACCCTTCTCTGCCAGATGATTTGGCCGAAGTGAACCAAGCTATGATTGAGGCGGATGATGAATTGGTTGATGAAATTAATTCAATGGCCGCGACTTTGGCGGCAAAGTTGGTCAATAGTGAAACGAGAATAGTCGCTTCCGAAAGCTCTAGAGTAATAAAGTACAGAGTTGATCTGAACCCGGGCGGACCGTTGGTGGATGGTAAAGGCTATCAGGTACCTGCTTTAGATATGTCTGGGAGTCCCATCGTAGATGGGAATGGTAATCCAATTACGATGTACGCATCTTCTTGGGCCGATATTGTAGAGGCGGAGCTGGGAGTAGGTTGGGCTGCTGATTATTCTCTTGACTATCGTGTCTTCGAAGGAAATGCGGCAAATTATAATGGTATTCGATTCATTAGAAATGGCCAGAAGTTGCACAACACTGGATCGATGGTAGAGGTCCTCGCCGGCCAGGGTGATTGGACGGTTGGCGAAGAAGATGTTGGCGCTGGAATGGTTCCAGACGGGAACGTGTATTTTCGCACACCAAACCTTGACGGCCCGAGTGGAGAAGGAGACTACATTTTTGTAGAAATCTACCTTGCCCACAATGATGTTGGCATGAATTTAAATGGTGGTGGAATGATTGAAAGCTATGATTATGTCTGGCGACTCGATGGGAACGGCAACTTAGAAAACCCAGGTTTTATGGTCTGGGATCCAACGATTTCCGATATGGCCTTAACCACCAATGTGGTTAATAATAATGAATATTATGCAATTTGGACTTCGGAGGTTGGTCATCCTGCTCCCCAACAGATGGCTGAGACGCTAGCGGGTGGTATAAATGACTTCCTGACTCAAGACGGTATCTGGGATTGGGGCCTCGGCGCAAACCAGCACGCGATGATAATGATAACTGAAAATAACCTGCACTCATATGTAGCTCAACAAGAAGACGCACCTATGCTGGGCCTATCCAAAACGGCCCCTCAGGGCAGCGGCGACCATGGCGCATCTGTTGTAGACAACAACGACGGTACCTTCTCTATAGTCCTTGAGGGCTTAAAGGACGCAGGCTACAATAATGGCAAATTCGACGGGTGGAATAACGCTCCATCGAACGTGGCTGATATATGGTTCCTGGTCTACGTGCCACCTAACGCGTAATCTAAAGTAAATTAATCTATGTTTAGTTTTATAACCAAATAAATAATAAAGGAAAATTAAAATGGCAAAAGCATTACTAAAAATTAGACAGTTCCACCCAGAAGTGTTTGAACTGGTTAATCAGCTTGTTCTTGACGAAACTAATCGCGCCTTAACCAGCGAGGGCGGGCTTGATGTTCGTATCACCAATCTGGTAGGCAGCGTAGACGCCAACGATGGTGTTATAACATCATTGACTGAACTGGCCGCATCGGCTGCAGATGGGGACAATCGCATTGTTGACGCATATAGAGCAATGGGAGTCGAGGCAGTGGCATCCTTCGGGGAGCTTACAACACGTATTGATAGACTTGAGGACAGAATATTGAACAGAATATCGTATGAGGCGCTTGGCGATACGTCAATTCCGGGCAACCTACCTGACGGTGTCGATGAGCCCTTTGAGGAGAGCAATGCCAATTTCTTGATTTTGGACCTTGCATCTCATTTGTCCGCCGTAGGGATCACCTTAAACACCCAAAATCAAGTCGGAGATCATGAATTAGACTTCAGCCAAATTGTGATGAGAGTTATTCTTAACGGGGAAGACTTAGCTGAAGGCACCTGGGATGGCCAAACAAACGAACTAGTTGGCGGAGATTTTTTTGTAGATGTTCCTGAGTGCTTCGTTGTCTTGCCTGATCATTTAGAGGATGACGACACAATTGTATTCGAGACCGCTCTGAAAAGAGTTGACCAAGGAACTCCTGATATGGACTTTGATCTTGGTGGCGATCTACCTTATGGAGACCCAGAGCCTGCTGAGGAAGGCCCCGTAGTGTAATTAACTACTGACTAATATTGATATAATACGAAACCTTGGGAGGGGAGCTTCCTCCCCTCCCTTTTCGCTATAGGATTTTAAGTTAGATGACATCTACACTCTGAATCTATTAGCTTAAAGTAACATAATTTATGTTTAGTTTTATAACCAAATAAATAATAAAGGAAAAGAAAATGAAAGCATTACTTAAAAACAAACAACTCCATCCAGAGGTGTTTGCAGCGGTTGACGATGCGATTCTGATCGAAACTAACCGTGCTATGGCCGAAGAGGCCGAGCTTGATACTCGTATCGATAACGCCACTTCACATGTGGACCAAGACGGGATCTTAGAATCATTAGTTGAGGTACGGAACGCCATCAAAGACAATGACAACAACTTCAAAGCAGCATATGAAGATCTTGGGGTTGAGGCGAACCTTACCTTCTCAGAGCTTATAGCTCGTCTCACTAGACTTGAAAACAAAAGATTGACTAGAATATCCTATGAAGCCCATGCGCCGACCCAAGGGAATCAGGGTGGGTCCGGCATACCCGATGGGGCCGGAGAGCCCTTTGATCAAACTGTTAATCCAGGGCCAGCGCTCGCGTTGCGACTGGACAGTCACTTCGCGGCGTTTGGCATAACCTATGACTCCGAGAGCGTCAATGCCCAGGACTGGACGATTGATCCTAGCCAAGTTGCAATTAGGGTTATTCTTAATGGTGAAGACTTAGTTGAGGCCTCGCAGGGGGATTTGGAAGATGGAGACTTCTTCCTCGTTCAACCGCCGGGTGAGACGGATGTCATCATCGTCCGACACATGCATGCTGACGACACCCTTATCGTCGAGATTGCTCTGAAAAGAATTGGAGAAGGAACTCCTGATCCAGACTTTGATCTTGGTGGCGATCTACCTTATAGCGACTTTGGCACAGGTGTTGCAGAAGAAGTATAATTAATTATATAACACTTTTTGACTAATATTGATATATAATATGTAACCTTGGGAGGGGAGGAAACTCCCCTCCCTTTTTATTATAGGATTTCAAGTTTTATGATTAAAGTATTTTTTAAAATTATTTTTTATAAAATAAAATTTTTATTTTCCAGGCCTTATAACAAAACAGGTCTTAAGTCTGAGATGTCCTCTTCCAGCCCTGCCTTTACCTTCTCTAGAAAGCAAAGGTTAACGCAACTAAGCAGCAAACTTAAGAGCAAGGGCGTAACATGGCTTGAGTATTCAGAGTTGTTAAATCTTGAGATAAATAAGCATCTTAGAAGCAAAGACTATAAAGAGGCAAAAAAGAAAATAGAAGAGCTTAATAATTTTACCTACATATGGATAACGAGACTTAAATATGAAGATTCCAAAAAATAAGTTTTTAAATAATCTTTTTGATAAATTTAAAGAATATATTGAAACCGTTGTTAAAGAGGAAGTTAGGGGATATCTTTTGACTCTAAAGGCAGAATCTGCTGTTTTAAGTAAAAAGAGAGAAGATTACAGTAGATTGATTAAAGAAGAGTCTAATAATGTAAGGGAAGAGGTGGCTAGAGCAAAGAGGCTGTCTGATCCAAAGTATATTCATTATGAAGCACTTTTTTTAAAAGAAGATTCAGATATGTTTGTTATAGAGGAAAAAAATCTTTTGGTATTAAAAAAAGAATATCAAAAAGATCGAGGAAGGTTTTCTCTTTTTGTAGAAGTTTATGTAGACGGAATAAGGCAAGTATATTGCCCATATGAAGAGTTGGATTATACTTTAGGCAGAGATAAAGATGGTTGTCTCATAATTGAATTTTTCGATCCAATAAACAAAGGTGCCTTTGTTGAGATAAAAGCTTATAAGGAAATTTGATATTATTAATATGCTAATTTTTTTAGCATAAAAGAATGGAGATCTAACATGGCATCGGGCCCCGCTACAAAATTTCCAACTACATCTAGCGACGGAACAATTAGTTTAGAGAGAACTGTAAAAGATGAAGATGGAAATCTTATAAAAATAAATCAAATAATATTTGATGCAGATTCTCCGGCCGTCTCTACTGAGTTTGCTCAAGAAATTGTAGATTTAATAAATTCAGGCGAAGTATCTGCCCCTGTTGCTTCAAATCAATATCTTGTTAATATTTCTGACCAAGTTGAGTTTGGAAAATATACTTACCAAGTTGTTGATAAAAATGGTGCGGCCAAAGTTTCTTCCGATATCTTTAGAGTCTTTTTTAATGGATTGAATGTAACTATAGATGTTGCATTGTCAGAAGATGGTAAATCATTTGAGTTTTCTGGAGATTACGATCCATCTGATTTTAATGTTTCAGACTTTCTTGTCATAGACTATATAGAGGAGACTTGATATGGCCATGGGAAGTTATATTATAGGAGCAACAGTAAGGGTTCCTCTTCAGGTGACAGACGCCGGAGTTCCTTTTACCGAAGATATAGATCCTGTTATTAAGCAAATTATAAAACCAGACGGAACATCTGCATATAGCTCATCTAAATCCATGTCAGCATTAGATCAGGATTATGGAACATATTATTATGATTATATCCCTGATATTGCCGGAGATTATGTAGTAATAATCGCGTATACAATAGAGGATGTTGAGCTGTCTGTTTTGGAGAATTTTACAGTTAATTCAAAATCTGACACAATCAATGTTCCTAGGGCAGAGGCAAGATAATGGCTAATAATAGAAATAAGGCAATCAGAGGCGAAGCAGTCGAGCTAAGTATTCAATACTATGGGCCTGATGGGCTGCCACAGGATGCCGAATCTACTCCGGAAATAAGCATTACAAATCCAGATGATGATACTGATGTTAGTCCAACATCAACTGGGGTTACAAGAGAAGATACTGGATTGTATGTTTATTCATATGATGTTGGCTCATCAGCAGATAAGGGTTTATGGACAGATACATGGACGGCGACTGTTGACGGTGCCGGACTAACCAATGAGTTTAAATTTTTGGTTACAGATGAGGCATCGGCAGTCGCTGGATCGGCCGTTTTAGGGGATGATGTTGATTTTGATTTTTCAGAATCGGAGCTTGTTGGTCTTAATATTTTATTGAAATATATGAAGGCAAGGCTTAGATCAGACGGACAGAAGCCTTCTCGTGATGAGTATGGAGCTTTTATTGTAGATGGTTATGGCGAAATGGTTATGGAGGATTGCAATGTATTTAGTGATGAAATTTTAGCATGCTTTTTGTGCTCTTCTTTGTCTGAGTTTAATATGATCCCATTTTTTACATCATTCACATTTGCTGATGAAATAATTCATAAAACATTTTCACACGCAATTACAGAGGGCGCTTATATTTTAGCGCTATCTTCGCAGGCCCTTGTAGAGAAGGGTAGAGATTTTACGATTAGTGATGGAGGCATCTCATATCAGCCTCCTGCCTTAGGAGACTTCTTGCAAGCTCATTATCAAAATTTTCTTACATCATATCGAGAGAGGTTAAAGTTTATAAAGAATTCTATAAGACCTGCGCCTGCTTCTTATGGAACATTCACTAATTTAAGCTCCGGGGCGCCCGCTTTTGTAAGATTAAGGCACCTTCGTTCGCGCAAGATCATATAGTAAGAAACATTTTTTGACTCAATAAAAGCATATGGTGAATATGGGTCCGTTAGAAAGGCGGCGAAAAGCCTGGGCGTTGGCGCCACTACATTTAGCAGATATGCCGATAAGTATGGGGCAACCTTGCTGTCTTAAGAGTTGTTAAAAAATAGGTTAATACTATTATGTATCTATAGGTATATGTGGACTAAGTACATATTATTATCTTTCATCCTTACATTTAGCTCACCCGTCGCACAGGTTGTTCAGGCAGAGGAGGCAGCTTTTGTTCCAAGGCGAGAGCCAGAAACTCAAGCCTGCTGGATATCTGAGCCGGCAATAAGAGTGTGTGATGGGCTTAATATATCTAGCTCAAGAATATCGTTAGCACTAAGATATTGGGAGAGATTAGGGTATTCTTTTGGGCCAATTATATATGATAATAGCTCACCAGCGTGTAGGACCAATCCCTTATGGGGAGAGATAATTTTATCCTTGCCGAATCAATCTTTTGATTTTGAGAAATTAGCCTTAACTAGAACTACTAAGCTTCAGGTCGATAATACTATTCTGTATTCTCAAATATTTTTACAAGAAAGATATATAACCAAAGAGCGTGTTTTGGAGCATGAGATTGGACACGCTCTAGGGTGGAGTCATACAAGTATGCGATATCATCTAATGAATGAGGCTTGGGAAAGTGGTGGACACAATTCGTCAGGATTAAAATACACAAGGTATATAGAGTTATGCCAAGACAGTTTGGAATAAGTATTATATAACAATGGAGATATTATGAGAGAGCCAGAAAATTGTTCTATGTATTATTGTGGGTTTGAAGCCCCAAGAGATTCTGAGGAAATGGAGTTTGAAATTTTAGGTTTACAAAATTTGGTCAAAAGAGCAGAAGAAAGAATAACAATGTTAAGACAAAGCACATTTCTTGCTAATTTAGCTATTAATAATGAGTCCAAGGACTTGCAAGACTTTTTTTCAGAAGAGAACTATCCAAATGATAACAATAGTAGCATTAAAAAAGAATAAGAAAAATACTCTTATGGAGCAAATGATGGCCTTATCCGAGATAAGAACGTCATTGATGAATGATGATATAGCCAAAAGTATTTGTGAAGAAAATAATATAGGAGCATGGTTTTTAAAAAGTGTTCCCATAAGCTTTGATAAAATAAAAGTAGCTGCGAAAACTATTAATGGAAAAATAATTTTAAATCCAAAATTAATGAAAAAGCCTTTTAAGATAATTATGAGATATATAATCCACGAATTAGTACATGCTATACAGCATATTGAAGATTTTGGCAAAAAACAAGATGATAAAGATGATGATTATTTAGATAGGGATGATGAAATAGAGGCATTTCAGCGTCAAATCGAATATGATAGCAAGACCAGAGGGGCGAATGAGGCAGAGAAATATGTTGATAATTTGCTTGAATATCATGATATTCCAAAGTCAGAAGTGGAAGAGAAAAAGTCAGAGTTTATGGAAAGAGTATAGGGTAGGCCGCTCTACTAATAGAAAAGCCTCAATTGGAGGTTTTTATGCTAACTTTATCAGGCCAGTCACCAAACGAAGGAAGTAAGCTTAACGGCTTAGATTCGCTAATAGAATTCAGCATAATAGATGACGGCACAGGGCTTGATTTGTCATCGCTTATTGTAGAGGTAAGCGGCGCCATGGCCATCAAGGAGCTAGAGTTTTTATCTGGGTTTGATGGAGCCTTTTCGGATATCTCAACTATTGATGCTGGAGCCTATATCGTTATCGACCCTGAAGATTTATTTTCTCAGGGAGAAGTGATTCTTGTAAAAGTTCAGATTCAAAATTTAGATGAAAAATATTTTAATTTCGAATATGTATTTAAGACAATTCCTGCAGAGCCTATTTTGGAGCTTTCGTCTCCAGAGGATGGAGATTTAGTTCAATCAGATCAAGTTTTATTTTTACAATTTAAAGATGAAATTGACGATATTGATACAGATAGTATAAATATATGGATAAATGATCTTCCCGTCGTTGCTGATGGTGTTTTTCAAGAATATTTTGATGGAGATACATCCTTGGTTACCAAGATTGAGGATGGAGCTTCAGTCAGAATTGAGCCTACGGAGTCGTTTAGAGATGGAGCTTATATAGTTAAGTATACTGTAGAGGATCTTAACGGAAACCTTCTAAGGGGGGATTTTGCATACAGCGTTGATCTGCCAGAAATTATTTTACCATCAACTTTCCCGCAAATAAAATTTTTAGGATTTTCACAAGGTATTAGAAAAGTTTCTAATGTTGGCAGGGGAGATATGCTGAAAATAGAATGGTATAAGCCAATTTCCAGATCATACAAGGGGGATTCATTTTCTTTGATATATGAAAATGAATCAAGATTAGACATTTTTGATTCTAATCCCAAATATATCGCCACAGGAGATACTAGGGCTGCAGAGATATCTGGGTTTACACCAGGATTTACTTTAGCCTTTGCAGTTAGAGCTCTTGAGGCTTTTAGTGGAACTCTTGAATTAGACAATATGGAGTCTGTAGCGGAGGGCGTTTTTAGAATTCCTGATGACACTAGTGTTACAGAGCAGGTTTTGAGTGACGCAACAACAATAAACGTAGCTTCCACAGATGGATACCCGTCTGCGGGAATATTATTGATAAATGATTCTGAAGTTATAAGGTATACCGCAAAAACAGATACATCATTTCTTCTTCCTTCTGGTGGACGAGGCCTGAACGGTACCAGCCCAGGGATTTATATTTCCGGAGATACGGTAAAAATGTTCTTCGCCTGTCAGGATAAAAATTCAGTTATAATAACCGGAACTCCAACCTATATAGATGGATATGAGAGTGGAAGAGAGATAGGTGGAACAGGGCTGGTTGTAACAGATTATGAGGATAATGATAGGAAGTTTTTTCAAGGCTTTGATTTTTGCGGCTATCATAGAGCAATCCCTCAGCAGATTTTTCAGGGCAAGAATGATTGCGGAAGTTACTTGGGCGGAGAGTTTAATAAATTTAGAGGCATGAACTTGTTTGACAGAATGCTCAACAGAGAAGAGGCTCTGTTGGATCAGGTAGGCGAGCCGATAATTCTTCTCAAAAGAATTTGGGATGGACCAAAATGCAGTTGCGCTGATTCAAGAAGAATGCACCCAAAGATTAAGGGGTGCAAGCTTTGTTATGGAACGGGGTATACAAACGGATATGTTCAATATGATTATAAAAGAAGAAGTGATGGACGAGTTATGGTTATGTTTGGAGATACCCAGGAAGACTTAGTTCTTGGCGCTCATCAGCATTTGGAGCAAAAATATGAGCCAGTATGTTGGACTCTGCCTAATCCGGCAATTAAAGACAGAGACTTAATCGTTAGGTTTGATTTTAATAATGATGTAGAATATATATATGAGGTTTTAAATATAACTAAAGATAAGCTATTTTACAGACATTATACTAGACAGAGATTAAATTTAAAGAGAATGGATAAAACTGATATTATGTATACATTTCCATATTCTTTTAGCACTTAGGAGGTAAGTATGCATTGGATTAAAAATACATCAGGAAAGCCGGACGCTATGTTAACATTTGCTTTTTTGGCATTTTCAGTAGTTACTTTGAATATTTTATTAGCTACATTTGGTAGAATTTCATATAAAGATTTTGAAATAGGTTTCCAATCTATGGAGGCTGCATCAATGACGGCTTATTTGGCGGCTACTTTTACAGCATATGTAACTAGACGATGGACAGATAAAAAGTATGAAATAGAGGAGGGGGACGCAGAAAGTGAGTGATGAAGACGAAAGCACAACTATAGGGTCCTGGTTCAAAGGATTAGGGCTAAAGATAAAGCTTTTTTTCGGAGCAATCATAGGGTTGTTTGGATTGATAGCTATTTTTCTTTTCCAAAAAAAGATGACATCTCGTCAAATTTTAGAATTAGAATTGAAAAAGTTAAGAGAAGAAATTGAAATCGAAAAGGCTCAAGAGGAAATTGGTAAAAATAATGATTTAATTCTAGACTTAGAAGAACGAATAAAAAGTGTAAAAGAAGAAATAAATACTCTAGACTCTTTCGAGGCCAGAGAGGATGTTTCAAAAGAAGAACTAGATGAATTTTTTGATGATAGAGGATTTTAATGTTAAAAGAAATAAATAAACTTATACTTTGTGCCAAAGAAGAGAGCTCAGAGGTTTATGATAAGATTGTCGCAATTGCCGCGAAGATAGAGAAGAAGACTCTTGTTGGAAAAGATTTTGTCTTAATAAATATAGGGGAAATAGAGTCTTGGGTCTCTCCAGATAAGGTTAGCGAAGAAATAGGCTTAGGAAAGGTGGAGTTAGAGTTATGAGAAAGATATTAAATGGCATTATTTCAGTGATAATTGTATCGTCAATTATTATATCTCCGACAGTTGCTTACGCTGGAGATGTGATGACAGCGGGCACAGAATTATCAGAAGACTCTTATGTCTTTACCATAGATGAGGCTACAGAGCTATTGAGACGAGTTGAGGAATTGGAGGCTAAAGAAGCTGAATTAGAGAGGTATAAGGAGCTAGAGTCATTGAGGCTTCGGCAGGTCGATCTATATAAGGTTAATATAAATTTTTATGAAAATCAAATTGAACGATATACGCATTTAAATGGTATAAATCAAGATCTAATTGACAGATATAACAAAAGAGATAGGCTTCAAACTTGGGAGAATATAGGGTTTTTAACCCTAGGGATAGGTCTGACTATTGGTGCATTTTTGGCAGCAGATGCAATAACAGATCATATGGAAGTAACCGGTGGGATCTCTACTAGTTTTTAATACTAATTTTATTTTAGTTAATACAAAGTTTAAGCGTATAGGATATATTAATGGCAAAATCAAAGTACCCAGATCAATTAGATTCTTCTATTGAAATTCCTGCGGTAAGAGATAATATCGTAGAAATTGGCTCTGATGTTATAAACAGTATTCGTACAGCCATTTTTCAAATAGAAAGAACCTTGGGGGTAAACCCTCAAGGTGCTGTTGGAAATACAGTATCTGATCGATTAAATAAAGTATTAGATGGTAATGGAAATATTCTAAAGGAAGCTTTAGATCGTGCGAATCTTTTATCTGGGCCAATTACAGACTCTGACGTATCAAAGACTGCCGCAATTAATGAGAGTAAACTAAGGCTAAATTACCCTACAACATTGCTTCAAGATGAAATATCTCAATTAGTAAAACAGGTAGATTCATTGTTGCAAACGATTGAGGAGTTTGCCATTCTTCTTGGCGCTCACGTGCATCCTGCTGCCACAAATCGACACATGGGGCAGGCAATTACTATCGACTCAATTGAAAGCACGTCCTCTTCCGATGGAATAACCTCCTTAAGCACTACGACTTCCCAGGGGGCATTTGAGTCAATATTTGCATCACATATAAACTATGATGGTACCGATATATCAGAGACAAACAGAGCCCATGAGGCCCTACAAGTATTTTATGACAATGAAGATACAGCCGCATATATAGATTCAGTGGATGTTCAGGGAGCTATTGATGATTTGCTGGAAATTGCTACAGCGCAGTTAGATGATCATCAAGATTATCAGCATAGTAATGCAGGATTAAAAACCACAAAGCTTGTTTCTGCATCTGATAACGAAGAGGGAATGCTAGTTTTAGATTCAGAAGATATATATTATTCTGAATCTACCTCATCTTCTGGAGCTTCAGTATCTTCTGTAATTTTTTCCACCCCACCAGATGTGCCGGCGATTATTATTGAACGTTGTGATATTTTAAAGATAACAGATGGAACCGGAGATGCTTTATATCAAATAAGCTACGTAGATTACTCTACTGATGGGCTTAGCATTGAGGGCGTTAAGGTTTACGGAAAATTTCTTTCTGCATCTGAGTCTGGTGCTCAGGCTAAAATATATAAAAATCCAAACAGAGAAGCGAATATAGCTGGTCTTTTAATTACCACAAGAGAATATCAGGGCCTTGGATCCTCTTCGTCTTTTAGTAATGCTGATGTTTTGCAGATTGCAAATCCAAATGCTGCAACAATAATTACTAAAAAAATCAGACCATTAGAAATAGCTCTTGGAAATAGATATTTTGATATATCCATAGATGGGGGTACGGCCGTCGAGATCGATACATATGATGGAGATCTAGGCACAACGACGGGATATGGCCAAACTATAGATTCTATAATAAAGGCGATGAATAGCCAGTTTGCAGAGAATAGGCTTAGCGTATCAGCTTATAGGGTCGACTATGAAGAGGGCAAGCAATCAGAGATAGCCCTTGTTCATTCTATGCCAAGTTCGTCTGACACTAGCAGATACATCACAGTCTCTAGAGGATCAGATGATGCATTGGATTCATTAGGATTAGTTAGCTTTGAAGATATGGATATAGACTTTGGTCTTGGAACTAGATATTATATTCAAGGTCATGCATTTACAGATCTTGAAGCGAAACTAGTAGAGACTGGGCTTACGTTGTTGCAGGGAACATCCGGAGTAACCTCTACTAGCATAGATTTTGAGGCAGAGGGCGTTAGAGATGGAGATATACTTGTAATTACAAATTCCCTAAGTGATGACGGCACATATATTATTTTAGATGTCACTTCTTCCGGAATATCTGTGGATAATACGCAGCTTCCTGATCAAGAGTGGGTCGGAGAAACTACTGACGATACTGAGTTTTATATATATAAAAACTCACTTTCCTTGAATGATTTGGCGTTTAGAGAGTTTTCTTCAAGCGGAAAATGTTCTATTATAGACATTTTTATGGATTATAATAGAAATATTTTTTATGAAGAACGATTAACATATGCTATAGTCTCCGATGGTGTATCGGAAAGTCTTGTGGCTATTTGCGATTTTGAAGGCGATATATCTGTATATGAGGAGGCGACACCAGGGCTGTTGGCTGTAGATAAGGCTGATCTAGACCCTGCAGATATGAGGATTCTATTATCCCTCGATTCAGGCCCAGAGGTTGAAATAAATGGCATAAAAGCAGAGTATGTAACATTATATTCTGGAGAATATAATATATTTGTAAAAGTATTTATAAAAGATTCGGACGCAATAGCCACGCTCATCGAGGGCGATGGAAGTTTTGTAATGAGTCTTTATGGCTATAGTGAAATTAATCAAGAAGAAAACTTGATGTTAGGAAGGGTCTTGTATGAGGCTGATGTATCAAGAGTTACGGGATCAGGAAGAGACTATCCTCGTATCTTTTCTAAGATTAGAAGAGGGAGCACTGGATATAAAGATTTGGGAACGGACGTTGTACAAAATGCAATTCAGCGTCCAATGGCGGAAACTAGATCTAATGGAGTAATAAGAGGACTTGAGGTAATTGATCCATTAGATAATGGAGTTACATATACAGTCTCTGTTTCTGCAGGAGTCTGCTATGTCAAGGGCAAGAGGTTTGAGCTAGATAAAGTAGATTCTTATATAACGGACATTCTTGTTGCCGATGTAGATAAATTTTTTGTAGCAGTAAACGAATGGGGTGAGGTTGTATTTAAAGCTGCAGACAGCATAACATGCGCATGCCCATTTGATCCATATAATTACTGCATACTAGGAACCGTGGAAAATGATGGAATAACTATTGATGCTATTGACCTAAGATTATTTATAAATGATTTAGATCTTACTGTTTTAAACTCAATAACAGTAAGCCCGCAGTATGGAATGGGCCACTTTTCTGAACTTGGACCAGCGTTAAAATACGCAAAGAGATTTTCTCAACTTTTTCCAAAAGCTGGCGTCCCAACGGTTCATTTAAAGTCTGGAGTCCACAAGGTTGTGATCGATACAGGGGTTGAGACTGGAGTCTATACTGCTGCTGATCATTATCAGGCCGCATCTCGCTACGGCAGTTGGATAAACTTTCCTATAAACATAACTGGGGAAGGCTATTCTACTGTACTTGATATAATGAAGGTGTATACCAATGCGGGTGAAGATGAAGATGACAGAACGGATGCATCTTCATCTTCACCCGCCCATGCCGGCTACCTGTTTGTCCCGGGGCCGGGGCTTCAAAGCACTCCCGATGGAGATGATGATGTTTTGAGCAATGGATTTGTAACTATAAGTAATCTCAGGATGAAGAATTGCTCCATAGCTACCATTGACCCTTGGGTTAAAGATTCAGATGGAAATAAGCTAAACTGGGGAGTTAGAGTTAACGATGTAATTTTTGACAGATCCGAAAAGGCCGACTTTAATGAGTACTCATCTGGGGTTTGGATTTATAGTGAAGATAGCGATGGTTCTGAAGAAGTTGGGAATTTGTCTATATCTAATTGTGAGCATCTAAATACGCCCGCGCTGTTAATCTCGGACGATTGGTCTGCATCTAAGTGTAGAAATATAATTATTACAAATAACGTACTAAGGGGGACCGGCGATGGAAATATCGACGGAGAAACTCACTACTTAGTAAAGAATCGGGGGTCTGGTCATATATTTGGCGTAGTAGAGTGTCCTTCTGAGAATAACGTAGAGTTTCGTGGAAATATTATTGCAGATAGCGATGGCTCATCAACGACTCCCTATATTAACCCGGGAAACTCAAAGCCTTGGGGGGATAGGGTTAGCAGAAACTTGGTCATCGGGGGAGATGTTGGAATAGGGACCTCTACTCCGGATGAAATGCTTCATTTGAGAGCTAAAGACGGAGGAAGTTCTTTTATAAAGTTAGAAGCAGACCCTGATGATTCTTCTGAATCTGGAAACGCCGGCATAAAAATGTCTCAAGATGGCGGAGATAGTAATGCACAGATAAGGCTTGAAGGTGAAGCTGCGGCAACTTATACAGATTCTCTTCAAAATGCTTTATGTTTAAACAGCAACTTACCTACTGCCGCAAACTCTGCTGTTCAAATAGGAACAGAGGGAGATATGATCCTTACTATTAGAGATGGGAAGGTTGGGATCAATGAAAATGACCCCAACTATAATCTCCACGTTATTGGAAGCACTTATTTCGAAGGAGATTTGGATGTAACAGGCACTGTCACTGCAGGTTCTATTGGCGGAACTCTTGATGCAACGGGTGTATCCGGAGACTTTGATGTACCGGGACATTTAACCGTTGGAGAATATACAACTGTAGGCGATTATTTGACCGTAGGCGATTATTTGACCGTAGGCGGCCTCCTAACGGCCGATGACGGCCTTGAGGTTAATGGGGCTGTAAATGTTAATGATTGCTTTGGCTTTGAGGTCGAATCCCCTTCTGTATTTAACGCCATATTTAAAAGCAGCGCTTATGACGCTAACCTCATAATTGATGCCGAGACCAACTATAATCCGTCGCTGATTCTGAAGGAGGGTGGACTCACTAGGTGGACTTTTGAGGCCAGTGCGGCGTATGATTATCTTTATATTAGAGACAAATCCGACAACCAAACAATGACGATTCTGGATGATAAACAGGGGGTTAGCTTTTTCGGGGCCCCAACAGGCACTCAGCATGGAATTCGAGTGAAGCAGCAGGCTGATAGCACATGGCGTGGGTTTACCGTTATTCACTCTGTGAACAACCAGGCATGGCACATGGGCATGGACACGACATTTGATACTCATAATACTAACGATGCGGACAAACTATGTTTTACAACGGGCAGCATCTATGGCGCCTCTACTCTATGCGGCTTTATCAACCCAACTACTGGTGGTACTGAAAAAATGAATTTTACAGGACAGCACAGAACTTTATTTGATTATCAGTTTAACTTTGATGATATCGAAGAGTATGTTGGGTTGATAGCTGTTTCCTTGGGATCGTATGTTGATAAATCAATAAAAATAAATGAATCATTACCACTTGTTGAGCTTTCTTCTGAGCGAATGCAAAAGTCGGTATTTGGAGTAGTTTCTGATGCTGAAGATCCAAATAATGAATATAGAACATTTGCTGCAGGTAACTTTGTAAGTGCATATAAAAAAGATCTCGAATACGATAATAAGGTTATATTAAACTCTCTTGGAGAGGGCGCCGTTTGGATTTGTAATATAAATGGAGACCTAGAAAATGGAGATTACATAACTACTTGCGAAATTCCAGGCTATGGAATGAGACAGGATGATGATTTGCTTCATAACTATACAGTTGCAAAGATTACTCAAGATTGCGATTTTGATTTAGATAGTAATAATTACGATTGTGTCGAATTCGACTTCGATGGACAAACTTATAAAAAAGCATTCGTCGGATGCACTTACCACTGTGGATAATAGGATATATTAAATGGCAAAGTCAAATTACCCAGATAAATTAGATACATCAGTAGAGATCCCTGTAATTAGAGATAATATTACAGAGATAGGCTCCGATGTGCTTAATAGTTTGAGGTCGGCAATATTTAATATAGAAAAGACCTTGGGGATAAATCCGCAAGGCGCAATAGGCAATACAGTCGCTGCGAGATTGTCTAATGCCATGGATGATAATGGAAATATCACTAAAGAAGCATTGGATAGGGCAAACCTCTTATCTGGCCCAATTACAGACTCTGATGTATCAAAGACCGCCGCAATTAACGAAAGCAAGTTAAGACTAAACTACCCTACAACATTGCTTCAGGATGAGATATCTATATTAGATAGCCGGCTTGCATTATTTATAGAAACATTAGAAGAGTTAAACAGAATTTTATCTGCACATGTTCATTTGGATGCCATAAATAGACATAGGGCGCAAGCAATAACTGTAGTCGCAGCAGAGGTGGACGAATCTGCTCTTTCAACCAGATCTCTTGAAGACGGAACCTTGCAAGAGGCTCTTGAGATATTATACAATGAGCATATTCATTATACAGGCGAAGCTGTAGATCAGAATAATAATTCTCATAATTCAAATCAAATTTATTATGATAATGACAAAACATCGGACTTAATTCCCTCGGGCGATGTTCAAGGGGCTATTGATGATCTCGCTGATCTGGAGGGAACTGGCCTTAGGAACTCTATATTGAATTTAAACTCTAATGGAATAATAAGAACAGGATCTGTATATGATGCGTTAGAAGGCAATGAAACGGGTGGAGTTATTGTTAGCGAGTCAGAAATAGCATATACCGGGCCAAGCGGCTCCAGTTCGATGTATATAGCCTTTCCAGATGAGCCGACTCCTGTTGCTGACGTAAAGCCGTTTGATATATTGGAAATTCTGACATCTCCAGATGAAGATGATAATGCGGAATATATAATTATGTCTGTAGTGCTGACTCCGGGAGAAGATTTAGACTATGTAGAAATCTTCGGAGGACCATTAAATGCATTCACAACAGGTACTACGGCTCAAATAAAAAAGAGTATATATACAAATTATAACGAGAATGGCCTTAACTGCTCTGCTAGACCGAGATCTGGATTCAGCAACACTCCTTCGATTCAAGTTGCTCCGCCTAATTCTGCGACAGTAATTTCCTCTGGAATGAGGGCGTCTAATGTGCTTGATGGTTCGACAGATACTTTAGCAATAGAGATAGACGAAGGTGATGCAGTAGAAATAAATGTTTTCAACTCATCTTATGACACTCAATCTTTAGATATAATTGTGGCAACAATTAATCAATATTGTGTAGATAATAATTTAAATATATTTGCTTATAAACTTAGATCATTAAAGTGCTTTGAACTTGCTATAACGCATGTTATGCCTAATAACTCCTCTGATGTTAAAAATAGAACATTAAAAATAGTTGATGCGTCTTCGAATGATGCAGCGGAAGCCTTAGGCTTAGATTACCTTAAAGATAGGCTTATAGAAGGATCTGCCGGAAATTCTTTTCACATTAACGGAAGAATTATTGAGGATTATGGAAAGATTACAAAATATGGAGCAGACTCTGTTTCGATTGGAGCAGGAACTGTTGAAATAAATTCTACGGCGGTAGACTTCATAACAGATGGCCTTAGAGTTGGCGACTTATGCGTTATAGAGGGATCTTCTGACTCTGACGATGATGGAACGCGCTCTGTAATGATAGTTGAGGAGGATAAAATTACCCTAGATTATACGGGGTCTACACTGCAGGGCGAGTTATCTGATGAGTCTGCAATATTCTTCTTAAGATCAACTGCCTCAGTGTCTGAATTAGAATTTTTAGAAAGCTGGGAGTCTGTAATCTCTGATGGCCTAATTATGCTTGACGTGTTTATAGATGAAACGGCAAATTTATTTTATCGAAGAAGAATAGATATAGCCGGACATATGAATATAGCAAATTTTTATGCTGTAGTTACAGACGTATCACAAGGCTTTATAGGGCAGGATATAGAGTATACTTTGACCGTAGATACATCGGGGATGGCATCTATAAAGCAAGAGCCCGCCGGAATATCCGGCCCAGAAACCTTTGTGGGCGCAACTGGAATATATAAGGTATATTCTTTAGACAAAATGGAATACATAGTTTTGAGTGTATATGTCCCAAACGCATCTATAACACCATTTGGAGTCGGCATCCTTGAGTCCTCACTGTTTGGATATGGAGAACTTCCAAGCAGTGTTCTGCATCTATGCCGCGCAGTTTATTCTCCAGAATTTGGAGTTATAATCGAGGCTCCGCATGCCGGACTGGGTGGGTCTGGAGCTTTAAGTATTACGGATAAACGTTCAACAGGAACCGTTGATGATACAATTGTTGGAGATGCTTTATTAGAAAGATATATTCAGGGCCCGAGAAACGAGCTTAGAGGGTCGGGTATAATTAGAGATATTGATGTCGAAGAAATTATAGATAATGGTGACGATACATGCTCTATAACAATAAATCCTGGTGTTTCAGTTGTTAATGGAACTAGATTTGAATACTTGGGCGTAGATTCTTTGATTTATAATTATACAAATGGATCAACTGAAAATTTTTATATCGGATTAGATGCATACGGATGCCTGGTTATTGGAAATGAAGTCGATCCAGATATGGGAACAGATTATATATCCCCATTTGCGTCTCAAAATGTAGCTCATATAGCTTATGTGGAAATCGATACATTAACCGTTACGGATTTACGACTTTTTGTCGATCATTTAGACTATAAAATTATAGCAGATATAACTGTTGCTAATGATCAAAGATTTGGGCATTTCACAGATATAAAGACAGCTGTTGATTATGCTAGAATGTTTTCAAAAATGTTTCCTGATATGGGTACTCCGAGTGTTTTGATTAAGGAAGGAAGATATTATATAAAAGAGCAAATTAATGTAAACTTCGGCGTAAAAATTTCAGGAGAGGGCCCGAATACAGTACTTCAAAGAGACGAATCATATCCCCCTGGTTTATCAGGGGGAGTGTACGGGATTGGCAGCCCTATATTTGTTATAGGTGATCATGAGTACGCTGGCACAGACGATATAGGGCGTGGAGTTACATTAGAAAGATTTACTTATGAAAGTGATTTTTCATCTTTTGATAGCGATTTAACTGATACAGTCATAAGCATCAGAGTTAGTGTAGACAGCACTAACCCTATTCTAAGGTTTAATGATATTAACTATATAGGGTCAGAAAGTGCAAGTATAACATCTGGATCAACCTCATCTACGGGGTATGAAATGCCATTTGCATTAAATTCTGGATCAACCGGAGCAGCAAGTGGGAATATAATAATATCAAATTGTTTATTTGTACGAGCAGGATTTGGTCAAGGTCCAATATTAATTTTTGAAGACTCATTGCTTCAAAATACTATAATAAGAGACAATATAGTAGTGGACTCTATATATAGTTCAGATGGAATAAACCCAGATTACGATATGGTCTTTGTTTCGTTCAGCCCTAGCCTTGCAGGCTACATAGAAGCTGGGAACGCCATGTACCCTCTGGTGACATAAATAATGACAAAGTCAAAAGAACAATCAGCGATAGATGCAATCTACACAATACTTGATAGATTAGACCTTCTTGACAAACGGGTTCAAGTTATTGATGATAACATAAAAATCCTCAGCAACAAAGTATCTAAGCTTAATAAGAATGCTGCAGTGGCAGCTGTTATTCCTCCTATTGTTAAGGACAATATACAGCCTCAGCCCATCCGGCAACAGAAAGTTCAAAAACTTGTTCTTGGGAACATCAGGCTTCACGGATATATAGTTAATAAGTCCAAAGTCCCAATATCAGACGTTATTGTCAACGTGTACAACGATTCGAATGAGAAGGTTAAAAATTTAAATTCGGACGCAAACGGACACTGGGAAGTAAGGTTGCCGGCAGGAAGATTCGGAGTAGAATATATTCATAAAAAGTTTAAACCGATCAATCGGACGGTTGAGTTAGAAGAGGGTCAAAATGAATATGAGGTTAGATGATGTTTGCTGTTAAGATTTTTAGTGAAAAAATAAAAAGTAATTCTATTCTAGAGCGCACAGTTAAGAAACTTTCTGATTTTCTTAAGAAAGAAATGAGTCGAGAAGTCAATATGGTTTCCGATAGTAATTCCATAGAGATGGTTTCTGGTAATTTAGATACTAATAATGGTGGTATTGTTGCAGAGCTAATGATAAAGAAGACTATTGTTTTAGATGAAAGCGATCTAATGGATAAGCAGAAGTTAGATAAGTTTATTAGGGAGGTGAAGCATTTTTGCGAACAAGCCTCTAGTATAGAAGACTTGAAGTATCTGCCGATAAATTATAGAGATTAGGATAGATAAAGCATGATAGACGAACAAAATTTACCAGGAACAGGATTGAATGGTGATCATGTAGTCTATTCTAGTTTTTTTACAGACAATCATATTGTGCAGCAAACTGCCATTGTACACCCCAAAACGCTTTTGATTGATGGGCTCAGAAAGGTATTTAGAAACGATTCTATATTTACATATAGGGATGATGAGTACGGTTATCCGTTAACTCCAGATCAAACTGGCGTTGACACAGATTCTGAAGAAACTACAAAAATACTAATCAGTGATACATATAGATATGAAGTTAAGTTTTTCCCAGCAATTGTTGTGAAGTCTAGTGGCGGCTCTTATAAGCCGTTATCTTTTAATCAAAATATGACTTATAAATATAGAACTGATATGGTAGAAACTGATTATGGCACAAGAAAGGTTGTTAGTACACCGACACATAGGGTTTATGCAGGACGATGGGAGCTTGGATTTGATTTGGGAATATATTCGGAAAGTCAAGCTGAGCTAGAGGAGCTTGTTGACATAGTGTCTATGGCAATACAGTACGTATTATGGAATGATCTTCGAGCTAACGGGCTATTTGTTAGTCAAGTTAGAATTGGAGGAGAGCAAGCTGAGCCATATGCGAATGATTTCGTATACAATACAAGCATAAGTTTAAGTACTTTATCAGAATGGAGAGTCGAGATTCCAATAGAAAATATTGTGGAGAAAATCGCCTTTAGCATACAGCCCACTTGGCACCCCATACCGGGCGTCAGAACGGACGCAGATATGCTTTCTGATAGGTTTAATGATATAATTGAATTAACAGAGATTTAATAAAAGAAGCAAAGAAATGAAACTACTAATAATAAATAATTTGATGAGTTATTGCAAGCGCGGAGGATTTTAAATGGCTAACATACCAGGAATTTCAGGATTTATACAACCTGGAGCATTTGCAAGAGATAGAGTCCTCTCCCGTGGAGTATCTATCCCTGGCGGATTAAGAATAGTTTGTGTCATGGGCGAAGGCCTTAGGGGGGAGACTATTATTCAGTCGGCCCAAGGTAGCGGTCAAGACGGAGAGGCTGATTGCAGTCCTACGGGAGAAGGAGAAGGGCGCTTTTTTAAAGTTCAAAATGCCCCCGTTATAAGTGGCAGAACAGAGCTTAGGTTAAATGGAACGCTTTTATTTGGAAAAGAAGAAGAGATTGACGCATCAGGTGTTGATAGCGCTTTTGACTACAGACTGGACCCCACGACAGGCTGCCTAGAATTACGAGGAGCATCTATTGGGGACCAAGACGGAAAAGGCTGGGGAGCAGGAAGCTCTAATATTGGAACAGGAATTGTTGTAGAAGATTCTTCTTGTGATCCCTTTGTAACTTTAGGAATATTAGATGAGTCTGCATCCAGTGAGCGTTGGACCGTAAGGTGTGTTAGCGTTGTCAGAGATTCCAATGGAGATCCTATATCTGGGATGGCAACATTTACTGCCACCGGAGCTGTTTCTGGTCAGATTTATGATGCCTCAGGCGCTCCAATAACATTTCATAGTGCATATTTTTCAAGTACGTCAGGAGCAATATCTGGAAATATTTCAGAGTGCGAAGATGGCTTTGTTGTAGCCGAGGGTTACGATGGGGGAACCTTTGGGCAAGGTCATGTATTTGCTAGAGATGGAGATGAGTCTCCGACCACTACAGATACCTTCATTATTGAGGGTGTAGATTTGGTGGCGCAAGGCCAGGCTATGCCAGGAGATTTCTTGTGCGTAGATGGCTATGTTGGATACGAGATAGAAGATATAGAGTTTGATGACGATGATACAGTAATTACCTTGACCACAGACTCGCTCGGACCATCTGATCCAGAGTGGGATGAAGATGCTCTTTATGATTGGCAGATTCGAGCTACAAACCTTTTGATTGACGACCCATCCGATGAACATAGCATGGAAGACGGAACTCCTAATGAAGAGGGTAGCTTTACAAGTGGCGATATAGGCAAGACTATTGTTATATGCCCTGGCGGGGCGTTTGGCGGAGGAAGGTATACGATTTCAGCAGTTACTTCTACCAGAAGAGTTAGACTTCACGATCTTGATGATGAAAATACTGGATTTGAAGATTTAGAAGAGGCTTCTGGAGCAAGCGACGTTGGTCTGGCAGCAGAGGGGCTTACGTTCCATCTGTTAGAAAATAATGGCATCTTGTTACTTGGGCTCCAAGAGGGCTCTGTTCCATTTGAAGTTGGAGATAAATTTTATGTAGATGTATCTTCAAGAGCTTTGGGCCAAGGGGATAATTTAGAAGCAAAGTATATTTATGAAGGCGATCTTAATGATCCTCAGTTTTTCACAGAAGCTATAGACCTGTTTAATAAGCATGGCAATCCAAGCGAAGAGAACACCTTATCGTTAGGAGCGCAGATGGCGATGGAGAATGGCGCTCCCGGTATTTTATCGGTTCAGTGTAAGCCTCCGGTCCCAAGAAGAACAGCCTCTACTTTGCTAGAGGAGGTAAATTCTCTGGGAGTAGGAGGATTTTCTGGGTGTTTAGAGGATTGTGACGTAGACGACTTAAGATTCTTGATATCAAGACCTATAACCGGCCTTAGAAACGGCCGCCCCGACCCTGACACTAGAGTGAATCTATTTGTAGTAAGGGACGGAGAGGAGACTCAAGTATTCCCAAATAAAGTAGATTTCTATAATTCTCAGTTAGAAACAGATATTCAACAGAGAAATTGGCTAAATAGTTCAGATAACTCTTTTGCATACACTATTGTAAACTCACTTGTAGATATAGTTGGAAATGGTGACGAGGGATATTTAAATACAGAGTCGGGAACAGCATATTTTTCAACGTCAGAATTTGATTTTGATGGATCACACGAAGAGCATGTTATAGTCATTACTAGTATGGAGCACGCGGTTTCCGGGAATACACTTACTACTGTAAGTGATATTTCGCTTGCATTATTCAACGAGTCTTTGACGGTACCTTATGTTGAGCTTTCTATATCATCGGTAGAGGACGATTCTCTTGTATTGATCGCGCCGGCAGATGGCGGCGAAGGTGAATCAGTTGACCTGCAAGCCAGTTATATAAATGTTCAATATTTTATAAAGAATCCAGAAGATAGCGAGGCAGATGATGCATCATTGCTTTTGCACAAAGATCTTGTTACAAGCGGAGTGATTCAGCAGGGTGATGGAATCAGGATTTCTTATATAGATGAAAATGATTCTGATTATTTTGATACAAATTGGTTTAATGCCTTTGAGGCGCTAGAAGCCGCAGATGCACAAATTATTGTCCCACTTCCATCGCAGGCTATTTCATCTGTCTTTAGAGCGACGGTTAATCACTGTGAAAATATGAGCTCTATTGCAAATAGAAAAGAGCGTGTAGCATTTATTGGAGCCCAAATGGGGGTTACTCCGGCTGCATTAATTGGAACAGAGGAAATTGCTGTAGAAGACATTGGTATTTTAGAGGGCATTCAGGGCGATGATCCAGAAGAGGTTTTGAGCGGAGATGTTGAAGATCTTGTAAACTTTAAGCTTAGCGATAATTACACGAGCAATAGATGTGTATATCTTTATCCTGATGCAATTGTAAGAAATGTAAATGGAACGAATGTTGAGTTGCACGGATTCTATATGTGCGCTGCAGCTGCAGGGTATTTGTCTGCAAAGCAAAATGTTGCGATCCCACTTACAAACAAAACTTTGTCAGGCTTTGCTTTAACTCGGGATAAGATTTTTAGACCCGTTATACAGAATAGCCTCGGCGGCGTTGGAGCTACATTGTTAGAGCCAGTAACCGGCGGCGGCAAGGTTATGTCAGGAAGAACGACGAGCAATTCTGGCTATGTTGAAGATGAAGAGATTTCAATAATATTCATCAGAGATATGGTAAAGAGGGTTTTGAGAAATTCTCTAAAGGGATACATCGGTGGAGTGCAAAGTGCTGATACTAACAATTTAGTTTCGGCCAGAGTAGGCTCTATCATGTCAGCCCTTGTTACGCAAGGTTTGATTACTACTTATAAGAATATTAGGGTTGAGCAAGATAAGGTTGACCCAAGACAAATCAACGTATATTTACAATTTTCTCCGGCCTATCCAATAAACTATATCTTTATAGACATTGAAGTCGGGGTTATATAATAGGAGAAAACAATGGCGGCAGATTATCCAAATACAGCGACTTTATTTGATAGCGCAGCAGTTACAGGGGCGAAGACTAGAACCGGTTTATCTACACAGATTATTGTCTATGTAAACGGGGAGCCAGTCGGAGCCATTCAGTCCTTTCAGGAGCAGCAGACCAGGGGCCTTAAGGCTATTTCAGAAGTTGGTACAGATGGTTTAATCGAAATAGTGCCTCAGTCCTCAACAACATTTTCATTAACAGTCCAAAGAATAGTTTTTGATGGCCTGTCTTTGCCAGAGGCTTTTTCAAGAGGGTTTAGAAATATTCAGGCTCAGAGAATGCCTTTTGATATTGTTGTTATAGACAAGTTTACAGGAACAGATAATGATGCGGTTGTTACAACATATCACAACTGTTGGTTCAAGAGCATGTCAAAGACATATCAGGTTACTGACTATACTATCACAGAAAATGCTTCGGTTGATTGCGAATATGTATCTTCAACTAGAGCAGGTGAGGCAGTGTCGGAAAGCCAAGGCGTCCAGGGAGCTAGAGAAATTCCTGGAAGAGAAATGGATCTAATTGAGCAAGCTGCAGATGCTGGCAAGTCCGGTAGACGCGGATCGCTTGACTTCCCAGGATTAATTTCTGCAGCATACTAAATAAAGTTTTTAGTCTAAAGCAAAATGCCATCCTAGTCGGGTGGTATTTTTGTATTATATAAGGAGCTTTTATGTTAGTTGTTAAAGATGGTAAAGATAAATTGGTTTTTGTGCATTTGCCAAAGTGTGCCGGAACCTTTGTGAATAATCTTCTGCAAAGAATGTATCCACAATCATATAGGCCATTTGAGCATAAGGACAGCGCCGCTCAGATGCACATTCCTCATTATGAGCTTGAGAGCTTAAGTAGAATACGTAAGCTTAGAGGGCTAAGGAATCTTGTATCGTTCGGCACTATCAGAAACCCTTGGGATTATTATGTATCCTTATATTCTTTTTCAAAACAAGTGTCTCATGCATCTTGGGCAAAGGGAAATTTATACAATAAACTAGGCCAGCCAAGCAGTTTTGCGGAGTTTGTCGAAAGGTTGGTTGATCCAAACAGATCTATTGATGAGAGGTCGGTAAGAAGACATTATGGTGATTTTTTCATAAGGATGGATAAATTAAACGCTGGTGTGCTGACAATTAGGTATCTAAATATGTTCTATAAAAAGAATGTTTTTGGAAATTCTATTGATTATATTAAGAATAATCACGAGGAATTAACAAGCGTTGGTCGCATAATAAAGTGCGAAGATATAGAGCAAGAAATGTATGGAGTCTTAATATCATCAGGATGTAAGCATAATGCTTTAAAATCATATGATAAATTTAGTAAGTTTATAAATAATAAAAAAATAAAAAGAAATGAGTCAAAGCGTCAGCATTACAGAGAATTTTATACAAATGATCTAAAAGATATAGTTAGAGAGAAAGAAAGGCTTATTATAGATAAATATGGATATGAGTTTTGATCTAAATTTCTTTTATAATACAAAAGCGAAAAAATGAGTAATATAGTATAACATCTAAAGGAGTAACTATGCCTAGAAGAACCGGAAAAATAACCCATCCTGATATGGAAAGCATTGAGGCGACTGAAGAAGAGGTCGAGCATATTGATCAGGAGGACGGCCAATCAAAAGGTCAGAATATGCTCGGGCTATCGGACTTGA